GTTGTTGATTGAACACAGATGGTTGTACTGGTTGTTGATTGAACACAGATGGTTGTACTGGTTGTTGATTGAACACAGATGGTTGTGCTGGTTGTTGATTGAACACAGATGGTTGTACTGGTTGTTGATTGAACACAGATGGTTGTGCTGGTTGTTGATTGAACACAGATGGTTGTACTGGTTGTGCTGGTTGCGGAAAGAATGATTGATATGTAGGAGGTACCGCTGTTTGCGGTGGGCGCTCCCACGCTTGTTTGTCAAAATGAGTATAAACAGGTGTATCCTTTTCACGTGTAAAATCGTTAAACACATTATGGGGCTGATTATACACATGAATATTGCGATCATGATTCGAGTCTTGGAAACGAACAAATTGTTCTAGATCGTTAAATACTACCGAGAATGCAGACTCATACATCACATCTGAAAATTTGTCCCCCAGTATAGTCGTAAACACTGGAATTTTTCCAAACGTATACCCCTCAACTGCAATAGGAGAGTAGACGTAGTATTTAACCCGAGTGCGTTTAATAAAACTAGGATGATCACTTGCGATCTCTGAAAGATGTATCAAACTATAGTCATATATTGAATCCAAATCTCGAACGAGCGATGCACAATCTTCCGGAGTGTCTAACGATCTTCTAACTGTAATGCATATAGTGTCAAGAAGACGCGTCATGTCATATACACAACACTTCCCAATAAAGGTCTTGTTTAGAGGAGACAACAGGTTGGGAGTATAAGCTGTTTGTCCTTTCACCTGTTTATCAAAATCAGAGGTGGCAATCACCTTCAAATTACCAATCGATTGGCACTTAACATAATCAGAGTCTGTCATTTGAAAACCAAATCCGTTTATTGAAATCAGTTTTAAACTCCTGGTATTAGTTATAAAATGAAGTTTGATATCATGGATCCAAATGTCGGAATTGAGATGAACGTTTTCCTCATCTTGGGGAACATTATCTGTATAGGTTATAATGTCCCTCAGATGATACACACGTATCGGAGCAAATCCACCCGGGATATTAACTCGTGGTTTATCATTTTGCGTATCATTGGAAATAGCCCATTTGTGGCTTATAGTATCTGTACAGGGGAAGTTAACCTATTTATCAGTTATTCTTTCGCAATATTCTCCAGTATCTTTATCGGGTACTTCAAGTATCGGGAAATACAACGCGAAAAGGAACCAAGTGACGAACTTAAAGAACTGACCGAGTATCCATAAATGGTAACGGCATTGATATGTAAAGGTAACAACCAGGCTATTGATATATTTTTCGATAACGAAAATATACTCGTTAGATTTTTAAAAACCAGGCTGTCTCTTCAAAAAGTAGAGGATGAGGAATCTCTTGCCCATTATAGAAACTATAATCAGATAGATGTACCGGACGCGTTTTACGAACAAGTTGTTGAGATGTTCAACACTCAGGAAAATCTATCTCGATCCATGGATAGATTCCGCAACGTCTACTCTGGAGTTATCGCAGACTTGTAGAACTTCACGACGTCTTCGTGCGCTTGAAAGCTACTCTTGAGAATATTAATGACCTTTATGCTGTTGAGATCTCTGACACGAGATAGTGCTACATATGCCTGTCCGTATTCAAAAATACCAGGACCCAAGTCTGTGGTCAAACTATCGAGAGTCATGGACTGTGACTTATGGATTGTAAGCGCATAGGCGAGCTTGAGAGGGATTGAACTTGCCCATATGTCCTCATCTTCATCTTTATAGAGCCATTCTTCTATAACGATTTGATCTCCATTTTTAAAAAGCACAATTGGACCGTCTTCGTCAAAACCAGTAATGATACCACGGGATCCGTTTGCCAAACCATCGTCGACCGACAAGTTCACCGTAAGCATGACTTGTGCTCCGACACACAACGGTACCTTGTCGGGTATCTTTAGGGCTTCAGCCCATGCCTTTGTTTGTCGGTGAGCAGATAGACTGGTATAGAACACTCGCTCCTCTGCCCCTGTTTTAAGGAGTGCCTCGTACTCCTTATTGTTTATGAGATCCACGTCTATATTCTTACTATACAGGATCGTGGGTCTGACTTCTCCAAAGTCGGGTTTGAGACGGGAGAGACGTCGAACATCCTCATCTGAAATCCGACCCCATCTCGCCTCTGTGAGGATGCGCTGAAATTCAAGATCACCATCTTGTCTGATTTGATCCGTGAGTTCAACGATGCGCGGATTCAGTTGCTTCCAGACCTTTGATTTGAAGCAATAATCTCCCTGTACTGGAGGAAGCTGAAAGAAGTCACCCGTTAGGATAATCTGAAGACCGCCGAATGGCTCCTTGTTTTTGCGAAGAATCGATAGATACTCTGATACCTTATCGAATAGCTCACTGCTGATCATTGACAACTCATCTATGGCAAGGATCTCAAGACCTTTAAGTTTCTGTACTGTTTGCGGTGACTTTTTCTCTGTATAGAGTGCCATTTCATGTGGTGGCTTTTTCGCTAAAAAGATGTGTAGATAGGAGTGTAGGGTTTTTGCCATTCCGTTTCCGAGTGTAAGCGCGGACGTTCCTGTAGAGCTGGTCAATGCCATGAAGCGCTTATTCTCGATCGCCCACTTGACAATCTCCTTCAAGACATAGGTTTTTCCAACGCCTCCTGCTCCGGTCATAAATATAGTTTTCCCGGATTTTACTAAATTGAACGCTTTCTGTTGTTTGGAGTTCATTTTCTAAAAACTGATAGGTACTATTATCAGTTTTAATTCACTTCACGTAGAGATCTTTTTCACGTTAGTAGCGGAAACCGTCTTTACAAACTCTCTCACAAGGTCGTTTTCAACACCATTTGACACTTGCCGTATATCATTTACAGTCTCATCTATGAGTACAGCCCGTATTAAATCAGAATCTGCGGTCGTTCCGCTTAGAGTGCTCTTAACATCAAGGTTTATCTTCTCCGCCGGTTCAACTATACTACTACATACACGTCTTGCTATTGTAGTAGCACCTGGGTCTATAACCATGTCTCCGTTTGAATCCATGTATTTCACGTGACCTCTTGATACGTCCGTACATATAAAATTATCTTTGAGACTGGTTTCGAGGGCAAACTTTGCGACTCCTTGTCCTCCAAGTACAAGATGCTCTTTAGTAAAATTAACAGCATCTTGCTTTAGTTTTTCATCTGTAATGGGGGTGAAATTCTGATACACGTATGTATTGCTTGTCTTGGTAGTATTTGTATGCTTCATAGCTATTTTTACGATCTTGTCTTCAAGATCGCGTATATGCTGTTCGAGCTTTTCAATAGTTGCATCTTTAAACGCTATACAGGCGTTGCGTGTCTCTAATTCCCTATTCTTAAGGTCTATAATTTTTTCAAGTTGATCTATCCTATTTCCAGTTGCGAATTTTTCGCAAACCATGTGATGGCTATTCAGACGCTGTTTACTAACAAGCTCTCTACCACATCCGCTACAACTAAATGGTTTTGTCTTTGTTTCTTCCCTTATTCTTATACAAAATTTAGCACTCTGTTGGTGTCTTATTAGAGAGGACTTTGCCCCGAACTGTTTATGACAATGTTCACACTCCATTTATTGTGTATAAAATTATTTTTTAAACTATTTTATGTTAAACTCTATTTTTCCGTATATACTTTTCGGTTTAGTAACATAATTGTTAAATCATGCTACACATTGTTAAAAATTTGTTAACTCTGCCTTGAAAATTTATGTTTTCCGATATTCTTATAATTGTGTGTGGCGGGAATTATTATGTATCACCTTCATAAAAAAATCTTATATGAAAGTTACGAATACAATCACTAAACAATAAAAACTTCTTATCTTTCGTTTTCATATAAAGGTACTTTATATGAACTCTCTTTAATCTTTATCCAACAGGACATCCTCCTTTTTCTTAGGGCTAAATATAAATTCCACACATGCGGCACAGAATATACAGGGAAAGCAAATGCATGTGATACACGTTGTAGCACATTCGGCTCGATTTCTCCGCCTATCCATCAGATCTTTGAGATGAATTGACTTTTCCTCAAATCGGCCGAAACTATCACGGATACTCTGCGCGTTAATATCGTTTGAATCCATTTTTCTATTGTCTCCACACTTTTAAGTGCTTTTAGTGTTGGCTCTCCCCATAATAACCATCTACTCCAAAAGCCCGCCTACAAAGAAGGATCAGGCGATTATCACAGAAATTCCTATTGGGATGTCTATTAACAGGTTAATACACCGCAAGATAAATTAATGGCAGTTCTCGCTACTATCGACTCGAGCCCCGAAACACTTATCATAGCTATAAGAGGAACTCAAAATTTAGATGATTTATTAGAAGATACTCATATAGCGCAGACTGCTTTCCCTATTGATAATTCCAAGAATCCGCTAGTTCATCAAGGATTTTTCAATGTCTACAACGCGGTTAAGGATGATATACTCGATAATATTCCTAATAATACTCGGAATATTATAGTGGTTGGTCATAGTCTTGGATCTGCAGTTGCTGTACTTATAGGAATCATCTTGAAAAAGACTCGCTCTGCCATTAATACTCGTGTTGTTACATATGCATGTCCAAGAGTTGGAAATAAGGATCTTGCAGATATAGTAGATGCAACTATTGAGCACATTCGAATAGTTAATAATTCGGATGCAGTTCCTGGTCTTCCCGCAGCAGTTTCGCCAAATAAATTAAATCCGCCATCCCCGTGGCTTTATTACCATTCTGGAACCCAAATAACATTTAACCTTAATTGGCAATCAGTTATTAACAATCATATGATTCCGGTATATATGAACTTTATTAATCAACTTAAATAAATTAAGTTAAAATCCGGTCTGAGTAGTGCTTCTTATGTTTCTTTGACGAAACAAGTCTTTGTTAAAGCAATACCAAAGATCTGCATCTTGTAACTTTAACCACTGTTGATCAAGAGCCCAAGGTTCTGCATCTTTCTGAGATAAGTTATCTCTAGACATATGGTCATTGCTGGTGCGAAATACATTCATAAGAGTATCAATATAGTCATATTTTACTATATATGCAGTTCCTGTTGTAGATACAGCAACTCTCTCTACATTTAGTCCATTTCCCAACTCATCTACAATACCTTTAATTTTCTTGTAAAATGTTCCCAACATAAATATGTTCCAATCTGGGATATTTAGACATGTGTTTATCATTTCCTTTGCCATACTAGGCTCTACAACCAACTCTGCGTCATCCTCAAGAATAAGAACTCTTTGCCATTTATTTAATTTCGCCAACTCCAAAGCGAGTATATGAGACTGGACACATCCCTTGTGTCCATTCTTAGGAGTATAGACTCCGCTAATTTTATGTATTTTTGAGTTTGATATGTCAAGTTTCTCAATCTCCTTGAGTATAAGAGACTTTCTATCATCCCTATTTTCGAGATTTATATAGATTACCGCGTCGAGAAAGTTATCATTAAACTTCTCAATCTTAATAGTAATTATTAATAAAATTATTACTATAGAGATTAGAATTATTGGAAAAATCCAATTCATTTATTCTTAGTCATATTTTATTTTAATACCAAACTTCTGCTCTACACACTTTTAAGCTATCATTTCAGCCTTTATGGGCGGATAGGATTCATAGGCAATAATGTGAAAATTGGAGGCAGAGAGATCAGGTATAGTGGAGATGGAATTTCCACACTCCATATCCAGTACCGGGAAGCGATGCGGAGTACGAGATAGTTGTGTGAGAACTGCATCCATATGCTGAGTGTAGATATGACAATCCCCCAGAGATAGATTTAAAAATCGGGGTTGAAGGTTAGTCCACTTTGCCACAAGGGCAAGTAACAGACTGCTTGACGCTATGTTGAACGGTAGTCCAAGAAACAGATCCGAACTGCGGTTATAACAGAACATATCTAGGAACCCGTCTTCTACAAAGAACTGCGTGACTATGCTATGACATGGATACAGCACTCCCTGATCGACTTGTGCCGGATTGAAGGTTGTCATTAGAATACGCCTGGACTTTGGATCTGTCTTGATCTTTTCAACAACAGCTGACAGTTGGTCGATACCTCTCTGTGTTCCCCCATATGGCGCTCCAAAGTGTCGCCACTGGTAGCCATACATTGGGCCCATTTCTCCTTCCCTATAGGGAAGTCCAATTGAATCCAAAAACTGACTCGACGTATTACCCTTCCAGATGTTCACACCGTGTGCTTCTAGAATCTTGCTATCGGTATCGCCTCGGAGGAAGAACAGGAGTTCTTCTACGATGCCTCTGAAGAACATCTTCTTTGTAGTGATAAGAGGAAAGCCATCCCGAAGGTCAAACTTTAGATTCTTCCCAAACACACTTTTAGTAAGCCCATTTCTACCCATTGACTCGTAACCCGATGTCCATACTTCATCGAGGAGACTCGTGTACTGGATTTCTCCAAGACTTATCGGTTCCTCTACGTAATGGACGAAGGCTCCAAAATCCTGTCTGGATACACAACGATAGCTGGCATGCGGGTAGTAGATAAAGGTATCACACTTAATCGTACTACTTCCCGTCATGACAGAACGATGGACACGTGTCACAAGATGACGGTAGTTGGTAAACACCTCTCTATAGATCTCTGCTCCTCCGATGATGAATATACGAGGAGAGTCTTTCCTACACGCCTCTATGGCTTCGCGGATACCTGGCAGGACCGTGGCTCTGGGATACGACTCCTCACTTGACCTGGATACGACAAACACCTTCCTACCCGGGAGTGGTGGAAGAGTCTCATATGTCTTTCTACCGACAATGAGATTACAACCTGTCGTCTTTGCCTTGAAGATAAATGCCTCTATTTTTGGACTCCAGGGAAGAATACCCCTATTTCCAATTCCTCCCGTTTCAGTCATTGCGAAAATAACTTCAATCATTTTATCATATTGGTGTAATACGATAAATCATTTTTACTTTATACTACCTCAACATTCGTATAAAAAGTTCTCAAACTCGAAAGGGTTTAAGAGCCATCAGCGCCGTATAGACCGGAGTCTTCTTAACCCTATATCCCAATATAGCATCACGAGTATCTGGGTTATTTATGATCTGAATTTCCATCTCGGATTTATAGGAATATTCAGAGACATTAACCGGGTTCTCGGGAAACGGAGTATTGACACCGTGCTGTTGCCAGTTTCCGATTCGTGATTTTGAGAGTTCAAGCGTATTATCGTTTTGAGCAATGAATACCCGATTTTCCAGCAATGGATTCTTATAAAAGAACGGAAGTGGACCCGTGAATCCAATATCGTAGTTGAAGCGATATGATCTCCGCAACTCTTGTATGTACTTCATCATAGATTCCATCCCGTACAGGATCACCTGACTGGGCACATCTTTGAAATCGGAAATGTCCTTTATATACGCATCTATGTTAACACGTCTGTAATAGCCTAATAGATTGGTAGGATTCTTAAACATCTCGAGTCTTATAGCATATACGACGCGACGGGCGATCTCCCTACTCCCTACTATCAACCTTCCTCCTTGCATTATAGATTCTGAAGTAGAGAACTTCTTAGAGATCATACCATAGATAACCGATGGATTGACGGAGATCGTAGATGCAAATGCTTCCAGGGAGTCGGTTGACAACGGAAGATTACCGTCGTTGATGAACTTTGAGTATGCATATAGGGAATATTCGGTAATGTATCGAGCTAGTTTTCTCAACATATTGAATTTTTTAAGTTTGGATTCAGAGTTGGGTTCAGGTACTACAATGTCTCTAACTACTCGCGGAGCCTTTACAGGTACTGTTATCGGCTGAATGGGTATCAGATACGTATTTATAAGTTTCACCTCTATACATCTCGTTACATTATCGTTCTCTCGTACAACGTATCGGAAATCGTGGAACAACTTCAACATATCGTCTGAACTTGGTAGATATGTCGCCGTGATATTTTCGGGCACAGCGAGGGGAGGGAGGGGGACGTCCGTGTAAACTAGAAAGTTTCCCATGGGATGAGATACTGATAGGGAATTTACTTTACCGTACAGGTCTATAGTTTGGCCTACAATCCCTTCTAAATCCATGACATACTCTGAAACCATATCACCCATTAGATACGAGCGCGTCATGTTTTTAAAGATACTGTCAAGTGCTATTGATACGCTATCCGTTTTCTCGAAACTATACAGTGCATTATGAACAATTATTTCACACTGTGGGTACTGTGCGTTATCGCTTTCACTTCCCATATGTTCCATAATGAGAATTATCTTATCGTAAGGGTGGTCATAAGACAGGTAGTTTTTCAAGTGTCTAGGGATCTCAAGACCGTTTTCCGAGAAGGTAAAGATCCTACAACCAAACGCAACTTCGAATATACGAGTGTAGAGTCTAGGATCGATGTACGTGTCCGGAGAGAGAAGGATCTGGCTAATATCTTCTGGAGTTCTTTCCGGTAACTCCTGTCTACATATTGAAACAAGGCCGGGATTTCCCGCGAGTTGTTCGAGCTTATCCCTCACATTCTGAACCGTAATAGCGGGAGTACCCTCTTCTCTGAAAACTTCCATAACGCAGTTCAGAAGGCTCATTCTACTTCTATTAACACCTAGGCGTAAGTACCTTTCAGTTGGGTTAACTGTATCAAAAAACTTTGACGGTTCAGGGTAATACAAATCACCGAAAGTTCCATTTGCAACGAACTTCTTTGTCTTGATAAGACGTTGTTGTTGTTTCATTGATGTTTTCTCTTGCGCCTTTACGCCGGTCTCGACAAATTTTAGGTATTTGTTATAATTAGAACCTGGTTTTGCCTTTTGGTCAATCTTAAAACAACAAGGTACAAACTCGTTGATATCCTTCCTATATTGTAGCCCAATGTGCTTATAGATACCTCTCTCCTTGATATCACATGTATACACCTGGCCTTCGCCTGTCAGCGGAAACGTCATCGTATCCCTATACTTACCAGCGTCTTCCCTATTGATAATAAGAGGCGGGTTCTGACATCTACGTGCACCTCCCGTTACGGCAAACTGTTGTTTCTGCTTCTTCTTGACAACCTTTTCAACGATAACCGGGAAATCCGGTATATATCTTCTATAAAAATCTACAACGGTGTTGTATTTTGCTCTGTAGATGGTTATAAGTTTGGCAAGCGTCTGTTGGAAATCCTTTATGCTGTCTGTATCTCTACCCGTTACTCTAACTCGTATATACGGAGATCCCTCTGGGAAAAGGACAGTTGATTGTCCCTTCATGGTGGGATCAAATCTATCAAGAAATTTGGGAGTAATTACAGTGGACATCATGTATTGACCTGTATTGTAATAGACATACATGCTACTCTTCTCCTTTGTGGCTTTGCCAACCTCGTCGATAACAAGCTGAGAGAACACAGGGTCATTCATGACCATGTCGGAAAACACATATTTGTTTAGGGGTTGATTGGGTATATAGAACACGCCCTTTAGTGATATAGATTTTTCAGCCATTACAGACGGTTTAGAGCTTCCGATAATATCCAACACCTTTTTAACCAGTATGTCCTTTGATTGTTTCTCAACATCTGCGTTTAGAATAATGTTGAAAACTCCCTTGTCTATTACAAACAGGATATCCTCATACTCTTTACCGTCTTTCGCCAGCTTTATCTTTATTGTGTTTGGTTCGTACGTTGTCCAAGCCGGATCCGGGATAAAATCCTTAAGGATTTTATAGTATCCATTCACGCATGCAAATGGGATTTCGGGGGTCAGCACTATAGAGTTGAATATCTCATTAATGGTTGAATCCGAAGACGAAATCTCGATCGCATATTTGATCTTCTCAATCGAGAATTCCGTATATACGGCTTCGGATACGTTTGTACTCATACTATTAATTGCTTGTGCTAATCTGTGGTTCTCTGATATACGGGAGTCCAAAAGCTTCATACTTGCCCTTTTTGTCATTTCAAAATTAGGAAGAGATAATTCTACCTTTGTTTTAAGGGCCTTGTTTACTGTACCGACAGTTGAAAATATAATCAACTCCAGTTGATCTTCAGGCACATCCGTTAGATGAAAATACAACCACGGAGTCACTATGTCATTAACTAGATTGAGGTCCGGGAAGAAACCAATCACGTTTGCAAGCACACCGGCAAAGCGTCTTATATCGGGGGTATCTCGAATGATAGAAAGCAGGTCTATCACCTCTACACCGTCTAGTATCCTTTGCTTCTTAAGAGCCTGTATGTCCAATACGACGTCTCGAATATGGATGTACTTTGGTATTGAGTTGAGCATCGAAGCTATTCTAATTAATATATTGGATACCGTATCGAACGGTGATATTACGAAGTTTCTCAATATCATTTATTTATGGAGTTATATTAAAATTGTTTTATTTATAGACTCGTTTTTAAGAAACAAAGATGGACAAGTATATGGACAAATGCTCGTATTTTATCGAGCACCTAGCATTATTTGGCAGTTCACCTTGTCAGGAGTTTGTCAATTATCTGGAAGACGAACTCGGCATTAGATATTTTGTCGATTTGACATACGAGAACGAGCACAACATAGAGTTTTATACAACTCGATACATAAAGATACGTCATCCTATCAAAGATCAAAAGATACCTACAAACAGGTTAGAATTTTGTAAATTCATCCTCTCGCTGGCCGATATACTACAGCGAGGGGAAAAGATGTACGTACATTGTAAGGGAGGACATGGACGGTCTGGGGTGGTTGTTGCGAGTGTACTGTCGGTGTACCATGATATATCGGCCGAGAAGGCTCTTGATCTTACAAGAGCCTGTCATCAAAAACGCAAGGTAATGCGAGACAGATGGCGAGTGATTGGATCACCACAGACATATGCTCAGAAGGAGTTTATCCGGCATCTCTTATATCCCATATACTATAACACATATGGGAATTTTGAGTACAAGTACCTGAGTACATTTTCCAATCACAGAGTGGCAATAGAACTTGGATGTAGAGTTGTTGAATTCCCAACAGCTGAAGCGGCTTATCAGGCGCATAAGAATCCAACGGACGCCCAGTACGTGGATAATCAATCAAAGTCACAGAATCCAAAAATGTCAAAACTCCTTGGAAAGCATACTACACTCGTGAATAATTGGAACGAAGTGAGAGATGAGGCAATGTACAAGGTCCTCTATTGTAAGTTTACACAGAACACGGAATTGAAGACACTTATTATAGAAACCGGACTTAGACATATCTTCAAGTCTTCTAAACGTACAAGTTATTGGAACAATATGGAGTTCAATAGGATGGGGGCCATGTTACAGCGTGTAAGACGCCGGTTGATACAAGAGTGTTGAATTGTTGTAATATTATTACAACAATAGGATAATTATATAGCTCGACCCGCTGTGTAGAAATCACACGCGAGCGCCTCAACCCTCCGCTTGCCGATTGGGTGATCTGGGTTACATGTGACATTCTGAAGGACGAACCAGTACATGTTTTCTATGGCACGCCGGCGTCTCTTCTCCCGAAGGTTAGACATTGTGTTTAGAAAATGAGTGTACTGTCGGGTAAACGTCATACCCTGTTCTCGGATAAATGCACAACAGTCTTGCATGGACAAGATATCATCAGTTGTAGCATCGAGCTCCTTGAAGTCAAACATGATGTTGTGTAGGAGGTTTGACATTATCTTAGGGGATGGTGTCTCGATCTTCTTCAAGAGTCGATATATCATCCAGTACTTCCCTTTGGCATCGTTGGAGAACAGGTACTCGGATGTCTGTCTGTCAACAAACCGCATACAAGCTGTAAATACGGCGGAGTTATCGACTAATATCGAGTAGTCGGCAATAAGTCTGACGATTGCCTGTGAGTCCTTTCCCTGTTCGAGGAGACTGAGCATCTGATTTGTGTTGTTCCCTTTGAGATTCAGCGCTGTGCTGAACATAATTTTGAAATCGTTGATCAGCATGGTTATAATTCAAAAGATGAATGATAAACTCAGTTTTTATTGTTGGGATCCGTAATATGTGAGCGCACAACCGTAGTTATCTACACTGACCCCAGTCCAGTTACAATGGTAACAACCCGGGCATGTACGCCCGGTGGGAATGGGGGATGTTGTAGATAGAAGTGGTCCGGGGCCTGTCGAGTTTCCTCGTTTTGTATCGGGAGTAGAGGCTGGCTTTGTCTTAGCAACACTTTTGGTAGACGACTGGGTGGGAACGGGTTGTATAACAACACTCGTTTGTTCCTCCTCGTTACCTTCGTCCTCGCTGCCTTCCTCTTCTCTCTCCTGTGCCTTACGAGCAAGCTCGGCCTCTCTTACAAGAGCTTGCTCCTGAGCCTTAATTGCGTTTCTAACTAGTGCTGAGATCTTCTTAGTCTTTGCTGGTATAAATGGTTGGTCATCCTCTACGTTTGACATTTTCTAATGTATTTTTCTTTTTTAAATCTACTTCTCTGTCATCTTCTTGACATTTGTTACATACTTATACCACTCGTCAGACATAAGGCGTTTCTCGATTATTATTTCGGGGCCGATAGGAGCATTCATCTTGTAGATGTCCTTTGTCATGATGATCTTTCCATTTTCAAACTCAAGACCGTCTATACTAATAATCTCTCCATTATGTATCTTAATGTCGTTTGATGTTAGAACTTTAAATATGAAGGCGAGAAATATGATTGACACTAGGTAGCGAGTCTGTGCAAGGCTCAGCGAATATTTTGCTCTCATACTAATAGCATAATTCTCAATAAGGATTTCTTTGATATTTTTCTTTTTTATGCTTGACCATTCGGTATGATTTCTTATATCGTCTTTCATACTGTCAATGTCATTCTTTTTTTGAATTATTTCATCCCGAGACATAAGACCAAGTTTCCCTCTAAAAATACCCGTCACTTCTCGATATAGATCCACAGGGTCCTTTTTCTGTATCTTGTATGAAAACTCTTTGTCCCGATAATTACACACTAGAAAATCCTTATTTACATATACCCCATACGGCGTTATAGAATATGCAAGATCCTCGAATATGGACTTCCAGTATTCGTCGTCGGTATACTTACAGCATTCTATAAAGAATGGATATACTATCTCTCGCTTCATTTATGAAATGAAGTTTAATCTATAAATGATTTTTTCTTTAATAAATGACAGATTTTTCGCAACTACTTGGCATTGATAAAGTATACTGTATCAGCCTCAAGAAGAACCAGGAGAAGTGGCCCGATATTTTAAAGAATATAGAGGAGAACGGGTTCCCCAAACCCGTTATTTTCGAAGGTATATTGGGAGACTCCTACAAAAACAAAGCGTCCGAAGTACTTGGAGTATGGCAGGAATATATCCTGAAAAATAACCTAGATAGACACAACCACGAACAGTTCTCAAAATTCGGAGGATTGGGATGTTATCTTAGTCACGTAGCTATCTGGGATGATGTATTAAAAAATAACTACAGACGTGTTCTTGTGTTTGAAGATGATATAGAATTCGTAAAAAATTTCGAAGACATGATGAAGGAACGGATATCATACATCCCAACAGATTATGATATGCTATTTTTAGATGTTGCAGACTGCTTTGATTACACAAATGTAAACAAGTATTTCAAGAAGATAGACGGGTTGTTTTTCGGTATGCATTCATATATAATAACCGACAACGCAGCCAAGGTTCTTCTTCCGAGGATTTTTCCAGTTGAGCTACAGATTGACTCGTATATATCATATATGGGAAATCTTTCCGATTTAAACATGTACTACACGGATGGGTTGACAGATCAATCATTCCATGTATCCAGTATACAGACTATTTGCGTCAACTGTGACGCAAAACAGCAAGTCGGAAAGCTTCGTGTTATCTTTCTGTTTGTTACATCCTTATTGGTGATTTTCCTATTATTTACCTTTCTTCACGTATATTCTTTTCATCAAAATAAACTGATCTCGAATTAGCACGTGAACGAACTGTATATTCTTCTTGAATCTCGGGTTGGGTTGGTATAAGTGCCCTCCTCTCTTCCGGTTGGACATTGTCCCGAGTTTCTATTTCACAATTCCAACATTTGCTGTGCTTTACATGTGTCATAACGCTAACCAACAGAGAAGAGGCCGAGGTTATCAATGCCAGCAATACATATGGATCCATTTAATAAATCTAAAGAAAATTAAACGTATTTATTAAATGACTTCTAGAAAAATTTCTCTAGATGGAACCCACAAGCAAATAATCGATCTCAATGAGGACATGGTGAACTTTGTGGTTGAGTTTACAATCACACCTCAACAAAGCGATATGGAGAAGCCATACGAGATTGCAATTACCACTCAAGAAAAGTTGGACGCGGGAGTAGAGGCAAAATTTACACAGATTAGCGGTGTGTTCAATAAGACGATCAAGAATACTACCGGAACTTATCAGAACTATTGCCTCATGATCTCAAGTAAGACTGAGATTAAGGATATTACAATTACAATAAAGCTCTCCGAAATAGCAGTTGAACAACCGCCTGCTCAACAGGCTCCGGTTCAAGAGGTTCAACAGGTTCAACAGGGACAAGCCTCACACGCTGGGCTTTTACAAGCACAAGAGGCTTTCCTACCAACTCCAACACATGAACACAATACAAACAATGATACCGGTAAGAAGTTTAAAATAATTGTGGGTGTTCTGGTAGTCATTATAGGCGGATGTGCTCTATATTATTTTTGGAACAAGTCAAAGAAGGGAGCTGTGTCCGTAACGACAGAAGTTCCAAGTGTAGAAACGACTAATCCAGTCGTTTCTCCCATGGCGGTCCCAACAGTATTAAAGCAAACCCCATCTACGACCTTTAGTTTCTATTAAGAGTCATTAAAAAATTACTTTAATGACTGATTAGCCTACTGATCAAACAACGGTACACGGGGTGTGCCGGGAACAAGTTCCTCAACCTCCTTCTTTACCTCTATCTCGCAATCTCCCTCGGCCATCCATCTATCATGGAAATACTCCCCGTGATTGCTATATAGGATATCACAATATCGCTTTGCCACGGTGGATGCGGCAAGAGGGCTCTCCCAGTTCTGTGCTTTCTCGTACGTGTCTATGTAATCCTTCACGGAAACGTGACTATCATACTCAGGGTTTAGACCGTTGTATTGGGTTGGATTCTTTAGCATTTTTGGACGAGCGTCGCATGCTCTCTGACTCTTCCATTCGTATTGGACGGGAGCGAGTGGATCAACTGATATGTCGAACTTATCCATTGTATTCTTCTCATCCATCTTCTTTTTCATTATAAAACCACCGGCTATAAGTAATAGCACGGCCACTATAACGATTCCGATGACGATTTCTTGATTCATTTATTATAGAAAATAAAAATTGATTATTTTGTTAAAGTTATTCTGGTAACCACTTTCTACGATGGATTCCCTATACTTGAAACGCTCTGACATTATCGCGCAACTTCGTGGTGCGAAGGGAGATCTTGCACCCTATATGCGTCCCGGACAGACATATGTTGACATCAAGCATGTAGACATGCGTGGCCTTACAGCTGATCAGATTCGTTGTAATGAGGTTCAGGTGTGTGTCTACAACGGAATCACGTTCCTGCGAGCCACGTATGGTCACAAGGGAGAAGTAGCCGCCCGTATGAACTATGGACAGTATGTATCATATCGAGGCTCGGCTGACATATTTTGTGTCACCCATTTCTCCCTGATCGGCCTCGGCGAAATCAACCATGCTCGTCATGTCAATATACTCTCAACCCCCGACATTACACCCAACAAGGGATGTATCGGCTACATCTCGGTGTCGCAAGCGCGTCTTCGCGGTATTGAGTTCTGGTCAAAGGTCGGTGACCGTCATGGCAACAAGATCGCCTGTTTCGATCCCGAGATCCGAGAGTGTTTTCACAACATCAAGTACGTGGATACCTACGGGTCGGAGGAGAGCTTATTGAGGACTCACTCGGGGGCGATTGCCAACTACTCTCGCTTCCTCTCTCCGGAACGTGCTCTCCAAGAGGCAACGCGGCTCTTCATAGAAGACAATGACGAGTCCGGTGACGAGTCCAACACAGAGACAATAGAGTTTGTCTCTGACGACGAGATGGATGACCTCTCTTCTGCTCTCGAGAGTGTGGTCATTATGGCTTAAATTTAATTCATTTATTGTAAAATAAATGAAAGCTAATTGCTGTAGTAATGTGTAATGAAATAATTTATAGCATCGATTCCCTTCTGACCAATCTTTTCTCTTAGTAGAGCCTCGTGGGTGGCCAACTGTTGCGCGAAGTCATATTTTCCGAACTGTCTCATTATTTTTATAGCCGCTAGTCCATCTGAGTTACCGTCAAGTTTTGACAGTGTATCCACATACAAAGTGTCCGAGTTGTAGTATTGCGCGATACGAGAAAGATTTTCATCTAATGCAAACTCTTTATTCTGTAGCACATAGGTGGCAATAAACCTATGTGTAATATCCGGTAGACCTTGCAAAAGAAAAAACAGAGCGATTTTCTTATCCCCTGGATAGCTGTTAAGTAGTACCTGTATTTGTGCCACAGGAGGAAGACGCTGATCGTCATTTGGAAACAATACGGTCTTTCTGATAGCAAGTTGAAGGGTGTTTGGATTGGTGGGATTTTTAAATGACTCCATGGTATAGTTCCAGAAATTCAATCTATTAAGACTCTGAGGAGGCGAACCAATCATGGCAGATGCAACTTCATTCGCCTCATTGATATCCACAAATAAGCTTGCAGATATATATTTCGACAACCTAGTAGCGATTTCGCCTTTCTTTGATTCAGACAATGCCGTGTAGAGCTCCTTTGCTCCGTCACTCACAATATTATCGAATATCGCTACGTCTTCCTTTCTGTTAAACAACATCATGCTTTCCTCTATAGCGGAGTAGAACGTTCCCGTAATGAACCCACCCATGTGAGTATTAAACTTATACTGATCCAAGTATTTATGGAGTACGGATCTTACCTTATCGTTATCTGTCATGAATTTAGTATAGAAGACCTGGAAAAAGTCCAGGAATTCCGTTATAGTGGGGATATTGGCCACAACACGAGCTACTTTCACAACGCTTTCGTATTGTGATGTCACCCACTCGGAAAATTGTAACGGGATCGTTGTATTACTTGAGATCTTAAACCCAAACGGATTAGTAGGGTCGTGTACCTGAGAAGGAGGAATTTCAAAAGTCGGAGGCGGTCCGACGGGAGACATAGGTCTATAAACCGGTGTCTCGATCTCCTCTCTGTTCTCAATCATATCTTCAATACACTTTCCAATGAAGTTAGCGTCATCGGAAAGGAACTTTACCTTTGCGTTAAAGATTATACGTTTACCGGTATAACGCTCAAATGCTCCCTTGTCTGTATTAAGCCATGTTGTAATGGAAGCCATAGCGTTCTTGGCAAGCTTATTTCTATTCGCGGATTTCCTGATACTATAGTATGTTTCCAACAATTCCGCGTATGATCTGCTATCATGTATGATCTGATTCGCGTCATCTGTAGATAGGTCCAACACTCTGATTATCATGTTGTAAATAGCGAACGTTCCCATATCACGCCACGCGCTTTGTTTAAGAGGATAGTCAAGGGCAAATATTTTAAAGGCTGGTTCGGGTATTTCGTTCATGAATCTATGAATTGTTATTGTCCTTCCTCCTATAATTGAAGGATCGATGTTTGCGTCTAGAGTTGTCACATTCTCCTCTTCCGGTATAACAACTCCCTTTATAAGACCGAGTTGTACAAACCTAACAACCTCGTCTGCCATCTTCAGATCTTCATCGCTGTATGGTCGTTGTAACCCGTTTGTTATTTGGCCTATATAGAGATCTAAATTCTCAGGCTCTTGTTTGGCCAGAATCATCATGTATTGTAAAAGTGCTCCAATCTTTCTCGCTTGTTCTTGTATTGTACGCCTTTTGTCTACGATTGACTTAAAAACTTGATTGAAGATGTCGGGGTGTTCTATCTCATCTCTTATCCAGGCAAATTCCGGAGTATCACCAACTTGTCTAAAGACGTCCTTATCAATTACTCTAATATTACACACGCTTGGGTTCAAATCACAAAAACTCTTAAAAGGCTCGATTGTCGGTATAGCAATAATATCAAGATAACTATGACACATTACTGGTATTTGTTTTACTAATATCATTGGCATGTTGACAAACATAACCTTGAGCGTCTCTGACGCTCTAAAGATATCGTAATATAGGTCAAGGTTATTCGCATATGTGACTGTTTTCAGGTTACTCGAAATCAATCTAGGATAACTTGTTGCCAATATGTCATTGCGGTCCTCCATTTTAATCGTATAACCGCGTGTAAACAGCACGTCGTCTCTTGTAAATGTGCTATTTGTGATCATAGACACAGAAACGCTTTCCTCTACGTTTTGACGAAACTCAAAGTATCTGCCTATTATGGAATCATAATCTGTAATATGTCCGCTGGCATCGCGTTCCTCCTGGTCCGCAACGTCTTCGGTATTAAGCATCCCGTTCAAAATATATTCGATGATTGGTTTACCATTGATACGAATATCAGTATCTCCAATGGTTACTGAGTCGGTGTATTTACTCTGTCTATTAAGTATACGTGAAACATCGGCGAGAAGATACAGGTCACTTATAGATTTTTCTTGGCTCATTTATTTAGGTAAAATAAAAATTGGCTTAAAATATATAATAAATCTTTATAAATGAGCGGACTTTTATATTTAACTGCAGAAGACTTTTGCATACGGGAGGGAAAGAAGGGACACATGCTATGTACAACTATAAAAGGCTACTCGGTTTTGTTAATATATTCGACAGCGTGTGAATACTGCAAGGATCTACTTCCCGTCTTCAAGCATCTTCCAGGTACCGTTGGAAACTGCCAGTTTGCTATGATAAATGTAAGCGTAAATAGAAACGTTGTTTTGATGAGTAAGGACACCATGGTTCCCATTACATACGTGCCTTATATTCTCTTCTATGTAGATGGTAGGCCGTTTATGAAGTACAGCGGGTCAAACGATATTCAAGAGATTAGACGGTTTATTTTCGAGGTCACTCAGAAGCTAGGAGCGAAAAAGTTCTACGAGGAGACCACCGCAAAGCACGAAACAGAAAACAAGATTCCCGAGTACACGATAGGTACTCCAAAGTCCGGAAACACAAAGTCAGTAGGTGACATGATTTGCGAGGATGGAGTATGTTATCTGGATTTCAACGGAGAAGGGTATATCAAGAATTAAAGATGAGAAACACGTATATAAATATGTGTGAAGAAATTTTTGAAGATATCAGTCATGATTCCATGATAGAGAACCTTAGGAAGATATACAGTGAACCTCAAAAGTTTGGTGGCGATCTTTTCCTACTCTTCAAGTACTACATGAAGGATGTAAAACAAGGAGTTGGAAAGATCCCACTGTTTAACGTCAAAATTCCCCGTAAAGTAGACCTGTCTGAGATTAACCGGTTTGATCTAGACATGTTAAGCCTTGGTTTTCGAAAGACTCAAACATGCTACCTTTCCTCTTCCTCCCTGCCATTTGAATACGAGGTATGGGGTAGAGCGGAAAGTACCACGATATCTTTCACTCTGGACAGGAACCCATTTTAAAACTGATTTTTTTTAAAATGTTCCTTTAAGAAAAATGTCTGTTGTTTGGTCTTCATTTGAATTTCAACATTGGCTAGATGCCGGAATGCCGGTTGAGAATTATAAGGACGTCGATGGAAGCATCATAAATCCATCAAAGGAAGTAGTATTCCTGTCATTAGAGAATGTTCTCTCACGTCCTGATGCCCTCTTTATCGCAAAACTAGAGGCACTTGAAACTCTCACAATCTCCCGTTATGTCGGGACATCTCTCCCCTTCAACTTTTACCATTTACAGAATCTCGGTTCCCTCTCTATCACTTCGAACTCATCTGAAGACGGACTTGAGGGGTTTCCCACAGGTGTCTGCGAACTCAGCAAGCTTCAAGATCTAAAGCTTACAGGACACCGGTTCAGTACTATTGATACCCTGCTTTATTTCGCACGCGATCTTCGAACTCTTGACCTGTCCCACAACCGAATCGTAGAGGTTCCCGTGACATTGTCACGCCTCAAGTATCTCGAGAAACTCAACCTTTCCGACAACATAACTGTAAACATCGAACCCATTCTGGAGATTGACTCCCTGCGCTCTATTGATCTGACCTACACACGAGTCATCGGAGAAGCAACGAAGCTACCAGGAGCCCTCTTGGAGTTCAAATTCTCGGATACTCTTCTGGAATCACTCCGCACTCTTTGGGAGAGATCACGGGGAGTAGACTACCCGGCCTTTCACGCGGGTGTACTCGGTAAGCTTCACGATGAGGCTCTACAAATCATGGAGGAAGAGCGCGAAAATACACCGGTAAATTAAACTTAAGTTTTAAGTTAATGTTAAACTTAAAACTGATAATTATTAAAAAAAATATATTACAATCTACAATGAATACTGAACGCCGTGAAATCGATTGGGTTAATTTCGGAGTCTTGTCTCCAAAGGAGATTCTCTCCATTTCCGTGGCGCAAATAACTAACGGGAAGAACAGCGGAATAGGGAGCCCCTACGATGAGCGAATGGGTCCGAGCTCCGACACGGATGGAAATTGTATCACCTGTGATCTCTCAAGCAAGGAGTGTCCCGGACATTTTGGGCACATCGAGTTGAACGAGCCAATAATTCACCCTCGTTATTTCAAGATGGTGTTATCATATCTGAAGTGCTTCTGTGTGAAGTGCTACAAGATGATGATCAATGATGAACAGGTACAGCTTCTTGGTTTTCTCAAGTTCAAGAGGAACCTGCGTTTCGATCGCATCCAGGAAAGAATCAAGAAGATTGCCAAGTGCTTGGCATGTGGCACCAATCAACCAAAGTTCCTTTTTTCAGCTCAAGACAAGACCATCAATACCGTCTACAAGAAAGGATCAGACTCTATCAGTATCCCTCTTACTACGTCTGAGATCTATCGGATCTTTGATTCTGTGAGCGATTCTGATGTTGAGACCCTGGGATTCAATCCCAAGTTTGTTCACCCTCGGAATTTCATAATCACCTATTTGCTTGTTCTTCCGCCTTGCGCTCGTCCAATCGTCGTAACAGAATCAAGTGTGAACGACGACGATCTGACCATTCAATACGGTGAGATCGTCAAGGCAAATGATAGGTTGACAGATCAAGAAGACAACTCCGATGACGCCAAGAAGCAGAAGAACATCCAGTCCCTGAAGTTTCGTATTGACACCCTGTTCGATAACAGTCAAGGCAAGGCCAAGCACTCTTCGGGAGGGAAGCAGTTAAAGGGTATCAAGGAGAGACTTTCCGGTAAAGAGGGACAGATTCGTCACAACCTTATGGGCAAGAGGTGTGAACAGACAAGTCGTACTGTCATTGGTCCAGACCCCACACTTCGTCTTGGTCAGATGGCTGTTCCGATCGAGGTGGCAGCGATTCTAACTGTTCCGGAAACTGTTTCAAGCATCAACAAAGAGGAACTTCTCGATATTGTACTGAGCGGGAAGGCCAATGTGCTTATTACTAACAAGGACAAGAAGCGTATTAATCTCAAATTTGCTCTGACTCAACGCGGTACAGATCTTCTCTACAATGACGAGATAGTCAGGAAGCTAGTTGATTCGGAAACAGGTTCCACCCGTGAGTATCGCATCCGATATACCGGACAGAAGGAAGTATTCCTCAAGGAGGGAGATCGTCTTGTGAGAAACGGGGTTGAGATCCAGAAGATCATCTTTCCGCGACGAAAGGACTTTCGCCTGGAGGAGGGCGACGTTGTCGAGAGACAGCTCCGCAATGGTGACATTGTGCTTCTAAACCGACAGCCCACTCTCCACAAGGGTTCTATGCTTGCCAAGGAGGTGATCATTCGGCCGTGTAAGACTTTCCGGTTCAACCTTGCCAGTACAAAGTCCTTCAACGCAGACTTTGACGGAGATGAGATGAACATCCACGTAGCCCAGGGTTATGAGGCCCGGGCAGAGTTGCGAGAACTCTGCGCCACCAAGCACAACATCATCTCCGCGCAGTCCAGCAAGCCCAACATTGTTATCGTCCAGGACTCACTCCTTGGAATCTATCTGATGACAAATCCAGAGTGTAAGAAGATGTCCAAGGAGGAGTTTTTCAATATTGCCGACGTTGCCATCCAAACGAATGGCGATAAGCTCTCCCCTTCTTTCATCCTTGACAAGATTCAGAGTATCCGTAAGGTCTTGAAGGCAAAGGGGAAGAAGATCAACGCCTTCAACGGCAAGGGTCTCATCTCTTTGTCTCTTCCAGAGAACTTCAACTATGAGAGCAAGAACGATGCCAATGAGGCCGAACCGGTTGTTCGTATATACAAGGGCGTCCTATATGAAGGTGTCATCAACAAGAATGACTTTGGTTCCCATAACTCCATTATCCAGCTCCTCTACAAGGAGTATGGGAAGGACATCACTTCAACCTTTGTAGATAATATACAATTTATTACAAACAAGTGGTTGTGTATGAGCGGATTTTCAGTTGGTATCCGGGATTGTATCGCAACCAAGACATCGGAGATTGAGGATGCGATTGAGAAGTGCTTCATGGAGGCGAGTGGTATCGAGGAGACGACATCGCATCCCGGTATACGAGAGGTTCGTGTCAACGCGTCACTCAGCAAGGCTCGTGATATCGGAATGCGTATTGCAAAGAACGCTTTGGGAAAAGACAACGCCTTCAAGGCGACTGTGGGAGCCGGTAGCAAGGGCGACTTCTTCAACATCTCCCAGATCACGGGTGTGATTGGACAACAGAACCTTCAGGGCAAGCGTGTACCCAAGCATCTCAACAAGGGTACGCGAACGCTTCCCCATTATCCCTTTGGAGAAATTCCAAAGGACATGGAGTATGAGTCTCGAGGGTTTATCCGACATTCCTTCGTACACGGTCTCAACCCCCAGGAGTTCTTCTTTCATGCCATGTCGGGTCGAGAGGGTATTACCGATACTGCTCTTGGTACCAGCAAGTCTGGATACATGCAACGCCGTATTGTGAAGGTGACAGAGGACCTACAGATAAAATACGACGGAACAGTGCGCAACACAGAGGGTAACATCTATCAATTCGCGTATGGAGATGACGGGTTGGATCCACTCGAGTGTGTTTTCCGCAAGGGTCAGCCTGATATTTGTGACATCTCGAGGATGGTGGAGAAGCTGAATATGGAGTGTGAGTAGTAGTGAGAGTGAAGCGGTTTTTAAATAATTTTAAAAACCATTAAACGCCTTCCCAATAAATATTTATATAGTGCTTGAAACCCTGTTGAAATTTCTTAATAGTGAATGGCTCTGGGAATGTCTCCCGGATAACGTTTGAAAACATCAAAGACTCTACAAGCTCCTGTACATTATAGGAACTAATAACTGGATACCGGGACACCCTTCCTCCCTTGGGAACAATCTCCCAGTCATAAAAAACATCAAACACTATTGTATCGGTTGGTTCATACTTGAGGAAGGTGATATGATCAATCCCCATATTGTGGTTTTCCAACATGCTTTTGCGGAAATTTTGATCAACGATACCACGGATAAAGCTTCGAATGTGACGATCGTCTACATAGATCTGGATGGCTGTACACGTGTTATCTTGTAACTTTACCTTTCCGATAAGGTCAATCAATTCTTCCATTTGTATTAACGGTATGGATTTTATCTTCATTTTTTATCAATTATCTTTCTCTCATCGCCTCGGAATTTTATAAGAGGGGTGATATTTTCTCCTCTTATAAGGCTATCTATTGCCTGTTCGGACTTCCAATTATTCACTACCAGATATTTTAGAGGACCGTCTTCCGCCTTCATAAGATACATGGACGTGTTCACATTTTCATTCTGAAGTACATACTGGGCTGCAATGTGCATTGTGAGATACCACGGTATAGATATGTTTTGAAAATCTGTAGTCTTCCATATCTTTAATAAATATCCTAGAACTGTTGTATGTTCGTTTATAGAATAAAATATGTCTTTCCATCGCTTTATAAATTGACAGTTTTTCACACATGATATGAACCAGTTCTCGATGACCGGATATTGTTTATCTTCTGTGAATCCGTTTATATAATAACCCACGTATTCGTATGGTTGATCCTGTATTGGTTCTGTCATGATACTGGAACTGTCAATCCATGTACCTCCGTGCTTGGATAACACGGCGAGACGCACAAAATCAGATCTACGTTGTGGGTTATCTGAATATGGGAAACTATATATGTCATCATCACAATACAAATGGAGGTTATCTCTATTCAGTATGATCGTTTTATATTCAGAGTTGTGTTTTGTCCAGGTTGCGATACATTTTTTAATTGTGTCTGGAATATCGTTATCCCAGTATGTCCAAAATATTTTAGGTTTTTCCTTTTCAGTTGGGCTTCCAAATACAATAGTGGACTCCATGTCTTCAACCCGTTCACATCTCGTAATGAGAAACAGAGCTACCAACACTATAATAATAACTCCCAGTATAATAATTTTCATTTATTATACTATAGAACTTTATCAACGTACCGGAGAAATTTAAAGCTCTGTAGTTGGATAAGTGTGTCGGCAAGATCGTCCTTCTTCTTTGATCCTATGATCTCATCGAGTGTATCCGTGTCTCCTCGTTCCATCAAAATATTGATCGCCTTCTCTGTGGCCCATTTTTTACGTTCCGGTTTTGACATTGCCTTACCGTTTACCTTTGGGGCTCCCATAACTTGAGTCTTGTAATAGGCTGGGAATTCTATAATTTCCTTACTCTCGTCAAATACAAAATCACCGTCTTGTGTGATAGGATAACGGAAAATAAAATAACTATAGCAGTGTTGACCGAGCTTCAGAGCCATTGTATTCTGTGCCTGTTTGAAGCTCATCTGTTGTTCAATAACGATGATGCTACACCGATCAAACACGTCCTTGTAGTTATCGAGCGCCGAGATCATATTGTGGTAGATGACGGAATCGAGATATTTACCCTTCTTTGCTCCCTCTGTTAGATCTAGGTTACGGTAGAGAACCGTATTCCCAGTAAGGTAGATGGTGCTTATGAGCTTTTCAAATTCATCAGTTGGTGTACCATCTGAACGATAACGTCGATTCTTGGGGATAGTTGTTAGCTTCTCGAGTTCTCGAGTGTCCACCTCCTCTACATAGAAGGCAAAGTTTTTCTTCCCTATATCGAAACTGGCAATATACGTTGTCATTTTCTATAAAATTTCGAATCTTTAGACAACGTCGATTAAAAATTTTACCCTTATATAAATGCAAGTCTTTGTGAAAACACTCACTGGGAAGACTATTACACTAGAGGTTGAACCTTCCGACTCGATTGAGAACGTCAAGGCAAAGATTCAGGACAAGGAGGGAATCCCGCCTGAACAACAGCGTCTTATTTTCGCCGGAAAACAACTTGAAGATGGTCGGACGATATCGGATTATAATATTCAGAAGGAGAGTACTCTACATTTAGTGCTTCGTCTTCGTGGGTAAATACTTGTATGTATTATAGTGATTATAATACATGTAGAGGTTTGAAAGACTACAGGTCGAAAGACTACAGGCCGAAAGACTCCGCACTGATATCAGTGCCACCGAATGAGATCGAGATCTCCTCGTCGCGCCCCTTTGTAGCTATGGCATTTGTGAGATGCTCCGATGGTTCCAGACCAACAGTGGCGAGGATCTCGTCGACCTCCTTGCCACGAACATTGTGCTGGGCAATGTAGCCGGGGTTGAGATCGCGGTTAGGCTTGACAGAGACCTGGAACCACTTGTTATGGCTGTTACCGCAGGATCCGCCATCTAAACCCTCACAACCATCTTTGCCGTATGTCTTATAGTTATCGGGGGTAATACGAAGATCACCGCGGATAGGATCACCAAGACCACGGAGACGAGACTTTATATTGGAGTACATGAGATTGTCCTTGATAACGGGCTGGTGGAACTGGTTATCCTTCTTACCGTACATGGAAACCATACCGGAGCCAGTCATGTCCTTGGGAAGGCCAACTGATGCGTCCTCGTAGTTCTCACGAACAGGTCCCGCTCTCTTCTGGAGCTGGCCATCAGCTGCGTAGACATCACCGCAACCGTAGTTGACAATGGGGTTCTGAGTATCAACAGCATAACGGGCCATATCTATCGGCTGGTAGAGATCAAGCTTGGGTCCAGTAACCATGAAGCGGGGAGGTCCGCCAACCATTGGTTGCATATTGCGAGCGGCCTCAACCTGAACATTATCAAAGGTGTCCTCGTAGTTCTCCTGGAAGCGGAGACGATCTCTATCCTTCTTAGAAGAAGAGAGGACGGAGTCGAGCTTAACGTTTGATGAAGTGGGTCTCACGATATTTCTCGAGCTCTTGGATCCCGCGGGAAGATTTCTGGGTTGAAGTTGAGTCTCTGATCCGTAACCGAGAGACACCGTTGACTTAGGGACGCGACAGCCCCACTTGTTAAATATAGGCTCTTGTTCGACAGGCATAAATTGTTGTCCGTTACCCTGCCACCCGCCGAAGCCGGCTCCCTTGACAAGACCATTGTGTGGAGGAGAACCGTACACAAGGGGTTCGATTCCAAGATTGAAACCCTCCTTGATCTCACTCTGGAACAGACACAGGAGAGTCGCCAAAATAGTGATCAACGTTATTACGAAGTTTGAGTTAAGCATTTATAATAGATAAAATTTTTAAAAAATTTTAAATTACAAGAGAGGTATTTGCCAATTTAGAGGAGAGATTTATGATGGGATCATAAATCCAATACCCAGAGTGGGGTTCGAACCCACGACTCCTTACGGAAGCGGCTCTTAAGACCGCCGCCTTAACCACTCGGCCATCTGGGTTTAATATTACGCTTATATTTTTTAAATAATAATATAACCTAAATAAATGTCTTATAGTTGGGAATCTATAACCGGTCAGCCGACGCAGGGACTTATCGGTTCCACTATATCCTCCAATGTACCGTATTTCTGTGGTTCAAATACTAGCAATAACGCATATGCCGTACAGGGAGTGGGTTTCAATCCGGTTCTCACATCGGCCACTTCATCTACGGCCTTTACCGATATGGAGATTTCAAATTCCTCTTACTTCTTATGTGGTTTTAAATATGTCGATGAGAATACCGTATACGCCTATCTAGCCAATCAAATGACAAACTATTTCTCAACTTACGAGGCGGCAATGTATGCTATAGCGGTGAAACAAACAGATGTTGTTTCCGTTGGAAGGACATCAACTGGAAATGCACTTATTGTAAAGACAACCACCGATACGTTCGCTAATCCGTTTATAACACCATACTATAATAGCAATGCGGTAGCCACAGCTCTGTTTGGAGTAGATATACTTTCTAATGGTACTATTATTTCAGTTGGAAGCAGTACAACAAATCGACCAATAATTTTTGCAAATGGTGGTTTAAATAGTAGTATATTTGGAACTACTAATGGAACATACTATAACGTGGTTGTTGATTCATCGAATAATATATACACATGCGGGGTTATAGACTCTAAAGGATTTATCAATAAATACACCTATTCATCTGGTACATTTACATCGGGTTGGAGTTATACAGACTCGAATTCATCCCTTTATACAAGCATAACAATTGTCAATGGAGAATTATATGTATCTGGAGGATACGGGAGTGATTTTGAGAATTGTAAACCCTATATATTGAAGTTGGATACAAATGGGAATTTAATTATATCTTATATTGGCACACAACAAGATGTGAAAATCACAGGGGATGTCAAATCCAATTCCATAAGCGTCGATTCTACGGGGAAAATATATTCTATATATATGCCAGTCCCAACTGGAGGTGGAAGTGATCCCAGAAATCCGATACTTATTGTCGGTACACCTATTGTATGCGTTCTTCGGGATACACCTGTACTGACCGCAGAAGGTTATGTGAAGATTCAAGATCTGACGGAGAATTCCCGGGTCATTGGTGCATTTACAAAAAATTACATAGCGGTTAAGAGTGTGGTTCGTAATACGGTGGGAATTAAAGATATACCAACCGACAATCTCCCGTACAGAATTCCCAAAGACTTTTTCGCAGACAACACACCTTCTTTGGATTTATTCTTCTCCGGATACCATGGTGTTATATTACACACGAGTGGAACCAACTTCATGATCCCAACATATCTGATTCCAGGTCTCGAGCGGGCAACCGACCAAGAACTCGAAGATTTTGTAGAAGACGGAAAGATAGACTACTACCATGTGGAATTGGAAGAAAGTGAGGGATTTATTGCGGGTAATGTACATACTGAAAGCTTAAACCTAACATCAAAACTAATTAGACAATGATTTATGATGCTATCATAAATCGTAAATACTCTACCTATCAACCACGTATTGTTGCCTTTGTCCTGTAGCTGTATCAATATGCGTGGCAAATAGCTCCCTGGCTCGGGCTGTAAATAGAACACGATGACGGAACCTCTGTTTGGGCATACAGCATCCCGCTCCATCACTCTCTACTATTTGATCAAAGATGTGCTCTCCCAGGTAGTTTACACCCTCGTAATTAAACCTATAGTACGTCTCTCTGTCGCGTCTCATAGACATGTCGCAATCAGCGTTGAATATAACTTGCCAGACTTTCACAGGTTTAATCACATCTGGAAATAACACACTCATACCGTCGTCAATGTATAGGTAGAAGACTCGTTTAGAGTTTGACGCCATAATCTCCCCAATATTCATTTATTATAAGACTATAACTTTAAAATCACTGTAAACGGAGAAATTTCTTCAAAGAGCCGGCATCTCTTCCTCCATCATGTAACGCGACAAATTTGCCATTTTGGAATAAGAGATAAGCAGGAACGCCTTCTAGGTTTACTCCTGTGATCTCCGGGAGACGTTTAGATAACTCTGACTCGGACTTTTTACCGTCTATCTTAATAGTGGCAAATACCACGGAGTTGTCTGTAAGCGTTGTTGCTCCATGATGGTTTGCCAACTTAATAAAGTCTGGCTTTGCCTTTGTGCAATATCCGCAAAAGTCACCCTGGACCATGACCAGGACTTTACCTGGAAACGGTCTGCCATTGTAAGTCAGGACGCCATTGTTAAAATCTGTTATTTCCAAAAATATAACTTTCGTGTTGTTGAATTCCATTTATAGATGGCGGGGAATAAGTTTTTTCCGGTTTTTATATCCTCCACTATATTTATTTAAAGTTTCAAGCGTTTATTCTAAATGCCTGTTTTATTTAAAGCCCGTACCGATCAAGGATATATCATCAAGGTGTTGAGTGACCTGCTTCAAAATAATATTAAAGTGGGGTGTTTTGAGATTGACAAGACAGGAATTTATTTCAGGATGTCGGATACCCATCAACATATATGTATCGATTTTTCCCTTATTGGGGAGAATTTTGTGGCATACGAGGTAAACACAACTAAGAAAATATTCATCGGGGTGAATCTCATTCACCTTCATAAGATGTTAAAGCCTATTAAGAAGAAGGACTCAATCGAGCTCATTAAGGAGAGTGATGAAAGTGACTCTCTTATTCTTAGACAGATCTCAAGTGTTTCCGGAAAGGTGACTACGTCTTCTCTTGTGATTCAAAATATTCAGAACCTTGAGATAGACCTCCCAAACGACTATGTGAATTATGTGCCTATTCCGTCTTCTGAGTATCAGAAGATGTGTAAGGATATGGAGAATATCTCACAGACGGTTCAAATCAGGGCAACAGAACGCAGTATTACCTTCAAAGCAGACATGACACATGTTTACGCGCGAAGTATTGTTTTCGGGGACGAGGGCGATACAGAGGAGATCTACAATCAGGTGTTTAGTACGGATCAACTCAATAACTTGAAGCGTATTTCAGGCCTTGGAATCACGTCTGGAAATATCCATATCTTCTGTACTAAGAATCGACCCATTCTCCTACGTACCAATATCGGGACACTCGGGAAGGTGAACATTTATGTTAAGAGTAGAGAGCAGATCGAGAACGAGAAGAGTATCGGGTTAGATAGTGAATGATTACTACAAATAAATAATTATAATATAATTATTTATGCTCTACAATGTATTTTATTTTTCTATCCAAGTTCCGCCTATCATCCATGATTTTGCCATATATGCTCCGGGGTAATCGGATTGTATGCACGGTAGTTTTATGTAATACACACGGTCTCCCAGATATTTCAGTTTCGTAAGACCTTTTTTAACACGCGTTTCGAATACACACTTGTCGTCAGTGTTTTCCGGATATATGAAACTTGTCGGGAGCATTTTAACATCTGACGATCTAGTTATTCCCGTCCGAACATAATAGGGGCCTGTTGCTATGTTGGCCGGAAGACTAAAGTCAATCATACTTAGTTTATCTTCAGACAGGAGCCTTTTCAAAACCTTATATCTTGGAACACTGGCAATAAAGGAGTTTGAAATATATTTGCGTTTCCCTCCCTTACATTTTAATCCGCAATCCATTTCATTACTCATGAAAAATTTTGATGGCATATCAAGGATGCCATCAAAATTTTTAAATGCAAATGCTGTTGTGTCAACGTATATTCCGCCATAATGGTATAAAATTTCTAAGCGCATCAGGTCTGCAATCATTGCATATATTATTTTGCGACGGGCCATAATGTATTGTATATAGGGCCAGGTAATAGGAAAATTTTGTTCGGTTAAATCTGCGTTTTTCCACAATTTATATTTATATCCGGGCATTTTTTTAAAAGTATTCGTAATAGGTTTTAATGCCTCCGGCAGTGTAGAGCCTATCCATATTTGGTGGAAAATTTTTGGTATCCCTCCCGGTGTATAAGTTAAACCGTTTGGAAGTTTATATATTGTCATTTATATAAATTAGGAATTATAATATATAACTTATAAATGTTTAAATAAATGCCCGAAGGACTTGAAGTGTTTATGTTGGGGGATGTTCTCCGATATATAGATATTGACGTAAAGACCCATGGTAAGCATCTCCTATATAGGGATACGGCTGGCCGGTGCTATGATATCACGTTTGGGCTTGTTGGAAAAATCAATTTATTGAAGACAAGTGAAGGTTACGATATACAGAAATTAACCAATACGGCGCTTTCGGGTGATATAAGGCATATTCCCGATTTCGAAAGCATTGTAGATAATCTCGGTGTAGACTGGGTGTCTGGAACCAGGGAACAGATGTTAGAAGTTGTCAAAAAGTGGAGTGATAGACCAAAAAAGATAGCTGCAATGCTCGTTGATCAACATGAAATTTCGGGGATAGGAGTGGCATGGGGGAGCGAGATCCTCCACCGTGCATCCATACATCCCACGACTCTAGCCAATACCGTGGATATGGATGTACTCGTGGATGCTATGTTGGAGATTCGGGATCATGGTATAGCCACGTATATGAACATTAGTATCGGAGACCCAGAGTACTTTGCGAATAGATGGTTTGGAAACCTATATAATGTAAGGAAAATGAAGGTATATAAAGTTGGGAAGGAAGTCAATGTAGCGGGAAGGAAATGGTGGACCATGTTATGATTATTCAAAATAATATTTTGAATAGCTTACTTAATAACTCTCAACTTCATTGCAATAATTCCATACCGGTCCACAAAACTCTGTTCAAAATATTTCTGAAAATATTTAATTGCGTTGCCGGCTGTAACAACGTCCGGATCTCTCACAAGTTCCTTATCGAGTGTAAACCACGCATCTCCAAAGTCCCTGAAGTAGTTTACCATCTCGACTATCACCTTTACCTTGTCGTGACCATCTACCGCATAGAATATTTCTCCCGGCTTTACTCCAAATAGTCGCGGTACCATAGGTCGGGCATCCCAGAATGTACCAGGTCTAATATCTACATGAAGAAGTATGTGATCATCCATTTTCTCTATAGAGAGGGAATATTTAAACTATAATTGAGACTATGATACGGGTAGAGATAAATTATTTATACGTTTAATCGTTTTTAAAGAGTAAAGCATCTATATAAAATGTCTGATAAGCCAGAAGAGAGTAAGCCAACAAAGGAAGAGTTGAAGATGCGGTTAAGGATGAAAATGGGTTCTGCCAAGATGGCGAGACTTCCGGCGAATGTAAAGACGGAGAAGATAGATAAACTTAAGACCGGACTAGATGAGATCCTCAAGCCTACGGGAATGACGGCGGATGACTTTCTCAATAGAATGAGCGGTGGCAAGCACTAACGTGGAGCCCAAGCGATCCGAGATACCTTCTCGTATTCAAGTGTATGAACCAGTCGCTCATATTGAATAATACCCATAAATCTGTATCTCTCGTAGATACGAATTGCATCAGGAGTTGTTTCGGTTATTGGAACCGCGTTCGACAGTAGGTCACCTGAAAGAAGCATAGATAAGACGGACATCATTGACTTGACCTGTTCCAAGGTGTCGGCAAATCCGTGTATCTTGTCATCAAGGTAGAGTAGATAGATGGTACGTCCGTCCTCCTCCTCTTCCTCGCACTCCTCTTCGCACTCCTCTTCTTCCTCACACTCTTCCTCACACTCTTCCTCACACTCCTCTTCTTCCTCACACTCCTCTTCTTCCTCACACTCCTCTTCCTTGGGACAATCACACTCACATGCCCGATTATGCTGGTCGGTAGTTGTGTCGGTAGTTGTCTCAGTACAGCAAGCATCTTCTGTCTTGGCGACAGATGAGCTGGTTGTCTCTGGTTCTTCGGTCGTAATAGGCATATCGATCATTTTTCAATACAGAATAAACTTTTAAATAGCTGGCTAATATTCCCAGGGAATGTCTGTATCGCTTCTTATCGCTCCTCCCTCGTGCCAGACAATCGGCGGATTAAAAGCAACTGGGCGAATACCACCTAGATTTGGAAGACGCTGATATATTTGGTCAACGTGATTACCGGCATCGTTGTCGATAAGTTTCAAAAACTTCTTTGCTCCCTTGAGAGAAAAGGCATAACACCAGCTACCACCTGCTTGAGACGGCACGGACATGTGTGGGGATATTCTAGTACAGTCGTCCCCACATAGAGATCTTAGATCATTTGGATATTCAAGATATACTACCTCTCCCGTGAACTTACTCAGACTGCTCAAGTGCTTGTTCTTGCCTGTCGGGGTTTCCGACAGTGCGTTGTCTCCGCAAAAATTTCCACACCCAAGATAAAGTACATCCCAGTTGACATAACTAGTTCCCGAGAGCTCGTCTATCCCCCTCTTGAAATTCTTTTCAAATCCTCTGCCCAGTTCAATGTCGTCTTCGCAAATTAGAATATGCTTATACTTCTTGGCAACCATTTCGCGAAGAATCAATATGGTACCGATAGTCAAACTGGCCGCCGGAATAATCTCGTGAAGGGGTAACTTCCTTTTATTACTTATTTTTATATTATAGGACATTTCAAATGTCTTGAGCTTTGCCAGACACCCTTCCTCTCCCTGTCCCTTACATCTGCCGTCAACGGCAATGAAACGATCAACCTTTATTTTACGGTTATCAAACTGTTTTTTCATCTTCTTCCATCTATCCTCCTTGTCGAATAGGTTGATTACATAAACCTTGTCGAAAAATTTATTAATTTCATTCTTCATTTATTATAAATGGAAGAAATAGAAAAAAATATAGTAAATTCTACAGGTAACGGTAAACTACGATCTGTCTACAACACATGTCTATATAGCAGATTAACGAAAATATCAAAAATATCAATACTCATATTATGCGCTCCGTGTAGAGGATTTGGGGATGTTATTTTTGCAACGAAAATAAAGCGATATATCCAACAATGGTACGGGATAGTTCCCACTATAGCCACAACCACCCCGGAATTATTCTCAAAGTTAGGAGAGCCAAATGCCATCTTGTTGAAAGGTGGTGGGAAAACTCAATGTAGACGGTTCGCGGGATTAAAATCAGAGAGATCCCTATCTCGATTTGATCTAATTCTTGTAGCACCCCTTATGGCAGACAATAGTATATCGTTTCCAGACATTAAAAAGCTGATACCACATTCAAATAGGTCCAACACTTTCTTTTTTTCCGAGTATAACGACTACCTGGACAAGGGTTTTGATGTAAATACGGGTGTCGGGGAAGGTCGAGATGGAATGCTCTTTACAACCACAACTTCAAATAAAAAAGACATTGATAAGTTGGGGTTGGGGAAATACGCACTTGGATATATCGCAGAGTCCATCGATGACTCGGATAAATGCTTTATTAATTTCCTTGACATGATCGTCTTAAAATACCGGGATATTGAGAGTATCGTATGCCCATCTTGGGTAACGGAGTTACCTGAAAAATTGTTCAAACGGATAAAGGGTGTAAACATATACGCGAAACTGGGTGCAGATGAATACGTAATCCAGGAATCAAAATCTGCCCGTAGAGATATAGTGCTTAGGTGTGATGTCTTGCCTGTGGCCAATAATGTAATGATTTCCCTCATACATTATTCAGTAAAAGATGTCCTTCTTACAGGCGATCAGAGTATAACCGACGCATTGAGTTGTTGTTCAAGCAAGAATGTCTTCTATCAAATCGCTCCCTGGAAGGAAGATCTGGGTAGGAATTTAGCCAAATATCTCCCCAATAAGTTCCTTAAGAGTAAGAAGACGTCATGTGGTTGTAGTGGAGCCTTGAAATATACATCAAATTATAAGACATTTGTAAAGGACTGGGATTTTAGGACTTTGGGAAAACCAAAGATAGATGCCATGATATCCTCTGTGTCGATTATAAAAACGAATAAGCATATTAGGGATCAGATGAACGTATGATAGATCTATACCTTGACCGATATCGAGTTCCAACACTTTACTACGCCTCGAATCTGCTTCCTACAATCCTCGAGCGCGTGGTGGGAAACTGGCCCCAGATCTCCCGTCCTTATACCTGCTATACTGAATAGGGTTCTCACACATCTCACATTGAAGAACCGCCACGGTTTCTCAATACCCAACTTGTGGTAAACAGTAGAGAGTATTGGTTCATCAAAGTTTGCCCCATTACACCATAGGATGTCGCAGTTATTTTCAACCCAGAATTTCGAAAACTCACGAACGGCATCTACAATATCTACCCGATCCGTGCTACTCTCAACTTCCGCCCGGCTGACATCCGACTGTAGTTTCCAAAATTCAATCGTCTTAGGATCGCGAATCAGTCCGAGTCTGTCGCAAGAACTGCCATCAATCCGTCGATAAAAGGACGCGATTTCCCTTCCCGTCTTGTCAAAGACTACGGCCCCAAGTGTCATAACACACGCATCCATGGTGGTAGCGTATGTCTCAAGATCAAGCATAAGATTCATTTTCTATTAAGTCACTTAATAGAAAGTCATTTTTACTACATGCTTGCCTTCCATCCACAACATGAACATGACAGGATATCGCTATCTGTCTTTCGGTCAATCAGCTCGTGTACTTGATCTGACAACTGGTCAAAATCTAGTGGCAATACCTCCCGTTTGCTTACAGATTGCAGTGTATGGGTCGTATACCCGCCCGTCACCTTATATTTTTCATATAGGAATGGGTTCGACAACGGGTTCTTGATTGTAATTACAGAAACCTCCATGTTGTACGCCCCGTGAACATAGAAGAAAAACTCCCCTGTGTTATCTCCGATCTTGAACTTCTCGTAGTAGTTGCCATTGGTTGTTGCATAAAGCTTTCCGCGTCGGGAAAAATGTCCCGGGACAAGAGAGAACAATCTACCATATAGGGTTCGAGCAGTCATTTATAGATTGAGACATATGTTTTAAAACTGATTTATCATATGAAAGTTATCCGGATAACTTACAATCAAATGATTAAACGTACAACACTTGCCCGTACAATCTGTATCGAGCCTCACCTTCTGGATAGCAGTATCCACCAGCATATTATAGGAAAGGCACGGGAAGCATGGGAGGGTAAATGTACAAAGGACGACGGCTTCATTACCAAGGTACACGGAGTATCCAGAATTGTCGACAACTATGTTTCACCGGCTACCAGCGGTCTTATATTCGAGCTTGTTCTCGATGTAGAGACAATGAAACCGCGGGTAGGCGATGTTTTTGAAAAACAAATAGTGGCGCAGATTATCCCTCAGGGTGTGTTTACAACCGGCGACGTGGTTGTATTCGTCCCCATTATGGAGTTTGAAGGATTTGGATTTTGCGATGGCGAACTCATACACGAAGATGGTCGGAAGATTGTCAAGGACTCTATTATAAAAGTAGAGATTACAGCCACAAAGTATGACAGGAATAACTTTAAATATATAGGTTGTTTAAAAGAATAACAGGTAATAGAAAATGTCTAGGATACAGATATTGACGGATTTCAAGAACGCACTTGTTAACTTCTTCGATGAGCTTATCGAACAGTTTCCAGAGGAAGGTGATCTTGTTATGCTTCGAATTTTTCTAAATGATCAAGTACCTATCGCAGATGTAATGTCGGTTTTCATAGCAAAGCTTCTTCCCCTAAAGGATATTGTAACCAAGCGTGATGTGAACTTCTTTCTTGGTACCGGTGCAGCTTCTCTTTTTGAGAAGCTGGATAAGAGCAAGGTCAACTACTTCAAGATCCTGTGGCAATCCGACAGACTTGATGATAGTGATCGCACCCAGATCTGGAAGTGGTATGATTACTTTATGATCCTTGCCGAGAAGTATCAGAAGGCACAGTAAATTAAATTTATTATCCTGGATAATAAATGAATGAAGCGTATACTACAAATCCCCTGACGGGTAATTTGATAAAGGTGGGAGGTCCGGTATATAAAGAACTCATGAGAGGAAAGGCTACCAAGAGGATGTTGCCGAATTTTAAAAGCAAGGCTAAGAAGCGCTCGGTCAAGAGACCTATTAAACGGTCGGTCAAGAGGTCTCTTAAACGGTCGGTCAAGAGGTCTCTTAAACGGTCGGTTGGTCGCGGAGGAAGAACACGTGGTTGGAAGGTAGCATCTCCTGCCCGTGGACGGGAGAGATCGGCAATGAAGAAAAAGTGTGGTTCCAAGTGCTTTCTCTCTCCTGTGAAAAACGGGTACCCGATATGTGCCCGTAATACATGTAAGCCAGACTGTCGAGGTATAATCTCCGCCAAGGTACGAGCGGGACAATATAAGGAGACGACAGTTATGGCGCTTGCTAGACGGATGGAGAGGAAATTTTGTATGTAGATGATAGGTTACTGACTTATGATATTTGTAATTAATTACAAATATCAACAATCAAATCAACCGATAATGTTGGGACATTCCAGAAGACTTCTCCGGGTGTGATTTGAATTTTTCCTTACACACAATAATAACTAATAAAAATAAGTTATTTTTCACTTTGTTATAAATGAATACAGACGTTGTTATAATTATTGTAGCCGTTTTAGTTTTATTGGCAGTTGTAGCCTTCTTGGTTTTGAAGAAGGAGAAATTCTCTACTACAACTCCTCGACCAACACTCTCCAACTTGCAATATACTCAAAATATTATAAATGTAAAGCAATTGGATAGAGATATTATAAATCCTTTTGTGAAGCAATTGGATACATCTAACTTACCTCAAACAGACTTAACTAGTATCTTCAATGATACGAAAACTTTTATAACGGAAAATTTAGTGTACATTAATATTGCTCTTAAGTCTCCGGAATCCCCGCAATCCTCGAACGCGTTCGATGAGATCATGTACAATCTCTCTAAATATCGCTATAGTGGTCCCGTAGGTCCCGTAGCACCAGTGGGACCATTTTACCTGTATAACTCATTCTCCCTTTACCTTTTTATCCGTTATTATACCAATCTGAATACCAATTTTTTATCTCAGTTAAATACAAATGCAAACTACATTAAAGTTTTAAAATATTTTCCTGAATTTCCGAGTTTACTATCCAGTCATGGGGTCATTTCAGCTCAAAATATTATAAAAGCTCAAAATATTATAAATGTAAAGCAATTGGATAGAGTTTTTATAAATCCTTTTGTGGAGCAATTGGATACATCTAACTTACCTCAAACAGACTTAACTAGTATCTTCAATGATACGAAAACTTTTATAACGGAAAATTTAGTATACATTAATATTGTTGCTAAATCAAGTTCAAGTTCAAGTTCAAGTTCGAGATCCCAGCAAATTATTGCTGAAAAAACCATCTCCGACAATATCTCTAAATATCGCTATAAATATAGCGATCCAGTTTACCTGTATAACTTATACCTCCTTTACCTTTTTATCCGTTATTATACCAATCTGAATACCAATTTTTTATCTCAGTTAAATACAAATGCAAACTACATTAAAGTTTTAAAATATTTTCCTGAATTTCCGAGTTTACTATCCAGTCATGGGGTCATCGCAAAAACCTTATTGTGAGTTGTGCCTTTTTCGTTTTGAAGAAGGAGAAATTCTCTACTACTCAACAACCAACTGCTAGTGTTAGCGGGGTCATTTGGGCTGCCAATACTCAATATTAATAGTTAAATTGCTATATAAATTATCAAAAAATTGAATTATTTAAGAAAAATGCCTTATCGAATGCTTTATATATTACTGCATCATACGTATCCAAGAATATAGATGCTATTAATAATTACATTGTAGCTAATAAAAGGAGACGTAGATTGCCGTTGGGCAAGGGGTACTTGTATAACACGTTGAATGCTTTTTGTTTTTAGCCAATAACCAATATGGCGAGTACTTGACTAATGATTTCCATTATAATAAATGGAAATTAATTAAAAACCCTACTACGCTACCAGCATGCGATACAGGGAATCGGGATCCTCTTGAATCAATGTCTCCCACACAACCGACAGGGTGACAGGCGCTTGTGTCTGTAGATAGACACTGTGACACTTCTTCAAGACTCCATATCGGGTTGGATCAACGACCGCATATTGCTTGAGGACGAACCGCTTCATATACACACTGTGTATATTACGAGCGATCTTCTGTAGAGAAAGCTCTACAGCCTGAAATGCCTTCTGGGAGTCCTGGTAGAGGTTGAGGAAAGGCTGAATCTCCGATGGTAGCTTTCGGAGCTCCAAGTAGCGCTTTGTCAAGTTGGGCTCATTGCCTCGTAGTTGTGCGTACGTGTGGTAGTGTCCATTGACAAACTTGTGAAACCCTTGAGGACCAGTCACAAAAATTCCCTGACAGAACATAGGGTTCAATGTACTGATATGCTGGATCAATTGTTCGGTGTTCTCAAACTTATGTTCATGTGGGTGAGGTACACCCACGTCGTCATCGATATTGAACACGCCGTCAATATAGGTTCCAACATGGTAGACAGGTGGCATATTGATATGTGGGGCAAGTGAGACGATGCGGTTCGATTGTGTATTGCGAACGAGAAACATATACTGTCGAGTCTTGTCCAGGGTCTCGAAGAACGTCTCGTAGTTGAATTTTCCAAACCGTGTTCCGATCTGGTCGATTCCACGGCGGAAGATATCCTCAAAGGACTCTGTGGTTCCCCAGCGACTCTTGGAAGCGTCGAGGCGTTTGTGTGTTGAGACGAACCACTTCTTATGATAGAATACTCGAATAATTGTGCCTTCGAATGAATCGAAGAATCGTGAACCCGTGAATACCGTGTTTGCCGGCTCACAAACAGGTGAAGTGACGATGTGCTCGGGAGTAAACGGGAAACCACGCATAACCAGATTGTTGTTCGCAAACACAACTCCTCGAAACTGTTTGAGGAGATCAGATGATGTCTCCTGGCAGTTAGTATAGTGGTGAAGGGTAACGAGGTCTCCGTCTACAACTTCCGAATCACAAAGGCGAATGCTATCTCCGAGAGATTGGAGATGCTGAAAGGTAAGATCTTGTGTCATTTTATATTTACGCTCAAAACTTTAGATATCAGTTTTAAAAATGATATTTTAAACCAACAGTTGAAAAATAACAAAGATGTCTGAACAAATCATTTCAACTATGCGTTGCCTTTATGGTAACCGTGCTGTCGTCGAGTCTCGTGGTCTTGTGGCCTCTGGGAAGGAGCTGGTGGAGATTGTCAAGGAGAAGGGGCTTGAGAACGAGCTGATGGATATGGCTCGCTTTGTCGGACAGGAGGTCCACATTGCCTACTATGTCCAGCAGTCGGGTAACATACTCGATCTCACCAACTGGAGTATCGCCAGCAACGTGGCGCACCTTGTAGAAGTGAAGGAGAAGACCCCGGCGGAGAAGCGTGAAGAAGCGGAGAGACGAGCCATTGCAACTGCGAGCGTGGTGACTCTTGACGAGTCACTGAACATCAAGACCGGCGAAGACGACGATGATATGGACTACGAAGAGTACGAAGAGCCGACGGATTGAAGTAGAATAACCCCTGGTATTAAATTTGATTCCTTTAATCAAATTTCCAATAATAAAAATGTCTATACGTGTAAAGATCGATGATATACCGTTTGAAAAACGCGAAAAGATGTCAACCGATTTGTCGTTAAAACTCGAAGTCAGTAAATACGGCTCATTTGGCAAACCTCAATACTTTGAGGCGTATGAACTTGATGAAGATTACGTGTCAGTCCCTTACGCATATGCGGTGAATCATCTCGAGATCCTGAAACCAAAATCCGACCTGTATGATGCCTTTGAGAAAAAGCTAAAATTCACCGGTTCATTACGTGAACCCCAGAAGATTGTCAAGGATGAGGCAATAAAGAACCTCAACAGCTATGGGGCGGCCCTGATCTCCTGTTACCCGGGTTTCGGAAAGACCCTCACATCCATCTATATTGCTGCTAAGATCAGACTGAAGACAATCGTGGTTGTAAACAAGATTCCACTGATGGAACAATGGCAGGAAGCCATCGAGAAACTATGTCCAGAGGCAAGTGTAGAGATCGTAAAGCCGAGCCGTGGATTTCCCTCTAGTGTGGATTTTATAATCATCAATGCCATAAATGTACCGAAGTTCTCTAGATTGGATTTTTCCCGATATGGAACCCTCATCATAGACGAGAGTCATCTCATCATGAGTAAGGTTCTCTCCCAGTGTATGTTTAGAATTCATCCCCGATATGTTCTTGGTCTCTCAGCAACACCCTATAGACCTGATGGACTAAACGGTCTCATGGATCTATACTTTACAGAGCACAAGATTGTGAGAAAGCTCTGGTGTCCACATACCGTCTATCGAGTAGATACGGGGTTCACTCCGCCGGTCGAGATGGCGGCAAACGGGAAAGTCGATTGGGGGAAGATCCTCGAAGCACAGTGTATCAATGATTCCAGGAATGACCTTATCATTGATATAATTAGAAAACATCCTGATAGAAATTTTATAGTAATTTCAAAGCGTACAGACCAATCTCGGTACATCCATGACAAGTTAGTGGAGTTAGGGGAAAGTGCCACAATCCTGGTAGGCAGTGGATCGGCATACGACAAAGATGCCCGTATACTTGTAGGTAATATCCAAAAGGTGGGAGTGGGTTTCAATCATCCTAAACTAAATGCCCTTATCCTCGCTTCAGATGTAGAGGAATACTTCATCCAATACCTGGGACGCACAATGAGAGTAGACGAGCGAGATCCTAATTTCGTGAAGCCAATTGTGTTTGATCTTCTGGACAATAATCAAATTCTCAAGCGACACTTTGCGACCAGGAAGGCTACCTACCGGGAAGTCGGCGGAGAGATTAAAGTTTACAATAAAAATGATAGTTTGGAAAAGGTAATAAACGTAATACCATGAATCATAAACTCGTTGACGCATCCTTCCAACTAAGTGTGGCAGTTTACGCGGGATGGGCAAGATTATCACTTTTCATTGAAGAACTCCCACGTGACGTTTTTCCCGTTATACTAGCGATAAATAAGTTGTCGGCTCTCCATTATCTGGTTGGAAGCGGTGTTAGACCAGACGAAATGTCACTCGAAATGGCACTTCGAAAACTTAGGATTACGACCTTGGATGCCTTGTTGCACGAGGTAGACGGCATCACTGTAACTATTCTCAGGATGAATATAGGGCATATTATCGGTGAAGTACTTATTACTTTTCTGGAAGCCATTGCCAACCTTATAGCGTACACCGACAACGAACCGCGTAGGGTTTTAGCCAGATTGGAAAGTGCCCTGCTGGAAAAGACAAAACAATATAGGGAAACGAGCTCGCAACAGTTCACTCCGGATATTTGTCCGACAATCTGTAGTGAATATCAACCACCCGTTCAGAACACAATCAGTCATGTGATCGCCAATGAATCCTGGGTGTAGGGTATGGGGAACGTGTAGAGCACATGTACTCGCTAATACTATTATGTAATTTTTTTAAAAAAATTACATTACTGTCAACAACCACTCTACTCGTCATCGATCACCTCTTCCTCCTCATCCAAGAGATCATCGTCTTCTCCTGGGTCGTAATCGGGGTCATCCGCATCATCGTCAACAATCTCCTCTTCGAGCTCTTCTCCAAGCTCTTCCTCGTCTTCATCTGGAATTCCCTCGACCACCATGGCAGTGCTAGTCTTCTTTGTATTGAGGTTCTCAGGAATCATAAACTGAAACTTGTACTTGTTACACGTCTCGATATCATCATCGGTCAAAGGGGCAACGCTCCCGTCTGGATTCTGCTTTCCAAACACCTTCTTGGTCTCCTTGTTGAAAACAAGGCCAGTGGGTTTGTGCTCGTTGTTTCCAAACGAATTCTTGGACAGAGTGATGGGTTCGATCTTTAACTGTACGGTCTTGACAATCGCAGGAGCGGGTGGCTTTGCGGACTTAGAAGCGGGCTTCGCCTTTGGCGGTTTCTCGGCACTATTGCTCTTCTTCTCGACTTCCTCGCCACTCAGTCGAGCAATCAGTTCCGCCTTCGTACCCGTGGTCTTGAGACCACGGGTCTTACATTGAGCCACAAGCTCGGGTTTACCAAGGCCTCCAAGTTCCCCATTGTCCGTCTTCTCCTTCTTGTCAGCGGGTACCTGCACCTCTTCCTTCTTACGAGACGGTTTAGCAACTGCCACCTCTCCGCCACTCCACATAACACGCAACTCCGCGATATCAATAGAGTAGGTTGCCGCTACCTTTTCAATGAAGGAATCCACGGTCTTGTTTACAGCTTTAGCAATGGTATCAGAAAAAGACATTTTATTAGGGATGACTTTATTTTAAATCAATTTTAAAATAAAGCTTACTTTCTGCTTCTATGTTTGCGTTTGAATCCAAAACCCGGGTAGCCGATGGCCGGGTTTTCCGACATGGTCATGTTCGCGTAAGGGGATGTCACTCCCGGATAAACTGGAAAGTTACCGGTGTTTTGCTGAAGCTGATCGGCGAGATAAAGAACTCCGTACTGAAGACCCAACATGATCATTCCAGGAGCAAGCACCTTCTGAACAGCTTGCTTTCCAACTTCGTAGGCGCCGTTTGCCAGTTTACGGAGAGTACTCACGTTCTCTTCGCTGGGGTTTGCTTCCACCGCAGCTTGTGCCTGGTCAACTTTCTTTGACGACTCTAAAAGCTCTTCGCTGGTATCCTCAACCGCATCGAAAAATTCTTCGTTCTCAAGACCTATCTTATCTGACAGATTCTGGATCTGAACACCAGTTTGAACACTATTGATCTTTTGCTGTTGGACAAGCTCCAAAAGCATTGCAAGTTCGAGCGGTCCCGAGAATGGATTCTCGGATGGGTTATTGATAGGGGTTCCATACAGGATATTGTTTCTTATCTCATCAGGGACTTCGGCAATAATTGATGCGATCTTTGGATCAGTGATTCTTAAAGGCTCCGTGTTAGTAGCCTGGGCGATCTGTTGCTCGAAACTTTTCAATGACTTCTGTGCCGTGCTGGGATCAACTGAAGTCATTGCCTTGATTTCGTCCGCGGGCAACGCCATTATCTGGTTGGCAGCCATGGCCAAGTTGGCTTCCTGTCCACCCGCGGTCAGTGCCGGGACGTTCTTCTTTGCCTTTATATCCGCCAATTTCTGCTCGGCAATTCGCATACTATTGCGTAAGATCTGGACTAGCTGTTCATATTGTGCTTCTTCGGGTTTGTCCGAGAGAGCGAGCTCGGACGGTTGATACGGAGAGACAACGGGGCTAGGCGAGACATACGGAGGGGTGTACTGGGGGATAACGGGCTTGATGGTAGAAGGAATAGAGGGCATGGTGTACTGGGGGATAGAGGGCATGGTGTACTGGGGGATAGAGGGTTGCGACGACTTTCTAGACCTGTGGGGCATACGTCTTGTGTCGAGCTTCAACCCATACGCAACTGATGTAGTGGGTAATATACATTTTCCTGTAAGGGGGTTACACACTTTACCATTTCGTGTACAGGCGTTTCGATCACGAGGCGAGCATACACGGGACTTCGGGCTCTTGGACCGCTTGGGAGACTTACGAGACTTGGACCGCTTCGGGCTCTTGGCCTTCTTGGGAGACTTGGACCGCTTCGGGCTCTTGGCCTTCTTGGGAGACCGCTTCGGGCTCTTGGACCGCTTCGGGCTCTTGGCCTTCTTGGGAGACTTGGACCGCTTCGGGCTCTTGGCCTTCTTGGGAGACCGCTTCGGGCTCTTGGACCGCTTCGGGCTCTTGGCCTTCTTGGGAGACCGCTTCTTCATAATCTTTTCTGTGCTCTTCATATTATGGAGATACGCCTTAAAGTTTGTAGACGACTTGGTAGCGTCGGGATGCGTTTTCTTAAAGTTATTAAACAATGCTTCTTCGAGATTACTCATTTATATATAAATAAAAAAAATAATATTGATTTCTCAATCCCGCGTATTTAAGAAAAATGCCTGTTTATAATTGCGACTCGTGTAATGAATATTTCTGTGAACAATGTGACGGATACCCGGAAGCCTGTCAGACGTGCCTCGCAGTATTGTGTCCGAATTGCGTGGTGGCAAACGACGGGTTTGTATACTGTGATTCATGTGCTCCGGAAGAGGATGATTAAATATTACCTACCTTATAATAAATGAAGCCATTTATTATAATGAGTGCATTTATGGCAATGCTGATAATCATTTTAGGATTTTTATTATTTAAGAGATCTATATCAGCAATAAGCTCTATATTTACTAAAATGGAAAGGCCATTTCTAACCCTTTATCACGTAGGAAGCGATGGAACAGAAACTCCTACAAATATACTGTTTATAACGCATCCATTCAGCAAGGACGAAACATCTGAAATATATAACAGCAAAATTACCGAAGGATTCAGATTTATAGGTATGACTAGCTATAGCGAGTTTCCCGGTAGGATCTCCAACCCACATGATAGGTTTTCAGACAAAGACGATATGGCTTGGAAATTTAACTACAACAATATGGTTGACGGATGGTGCCATTGTTTCAGGGAACCGAATATCCATATAGCTTCGGGAAAACCACAACTACTATTGAGCGAGTCCGACTTTGCCAACAGTGAGATACATAAACCAGACCCAGGTGTTAAACCGGAATATGATTTTCTATACGTGTGTCTCAAAGACAACGACAAATGTACTGAAGGATGGCAGTCCTATAACCGAAACTGGCAGATGGCTAAAAGGATGTTGGGAATTATGTGTGAAGAGTTTGGACTTCGAGGACTCATAATCGGAAGGATAAATTGCGAAATACCGTCCGGGTGTCATAATTTAATGGAAATGACTGATTTTCAGGACTATAATAAGTTTATACTCAACTACTCTAAGTGTAAGTTCTTATTTGTGCCAAATATAACAGATGCGAGTCCAAGAGTTGTCACAGAGGCAATGTGCTACAATCTACCAGTGTTTATGAATGTTGATATATTGGGTGGATGGAAGTATATTGTACCTGGAACAAGTGGAGAGTTTTTTGCCAATAATGTAGAAGACTTTGCACAGAGCTTACGCAACTTTTTAGAAGGCCTTGAAGATGGGATGTATACACCGCGTGATTTTTTCACGACCAACTACGGTGCTCGGAATAGCGGAAGGAAGTTGTTGGAGTTTGTACGTGATATCTATGGGGATAAGAGCTTCCCAGAAGCCGATTACCTAAAACCCGGAGTATAGGGTTAATATTGATTTTTCTATAAAAACATTTATAGAAAATATGTCATACCGGAAAGAAAGAACAGAAAAGTTTAGCATGTTTATAGAAAAGTATAGGGATCGTATCACTCCGCTTGGTTGGATCAATCTATCAAGGCACAACTTAGTTACATTTGAATTCCTACAGCCGTTTCCTGAATTGTCGGTTGATTCAATGTCCGCGAATCCAAACATTACACCCGATATCATTAGGCGGAATATGAACCTTGATTGGAACTTTGTCAAGTACTCGGCCAACCCCCGAAATACTATAGAGTTTATTTTAGAAAATCCAGACAAGAACTGGTGTTGGATTGCTATTTCCAAAACACTACGAAATATAGCTAGGGCTGTTGCTCTGTATCCGGACCTTCCATGGTCCTGGTATGAGATTGGCTATAATCGAAACATCGGAGAGTCCTTTATACTAAAATACTCGAAAAAGCTCACATCGGTATGGGTACATGACCATATTTCGCTGAAGTTTATATCAAGTCATCCAGAGGTTAGATGGACGAGTATCGATTTCGCCTTAAGTATGCGTTCAGATGTAACACCTGAGATGTTTCATTGTCCCGACTACAGCATGCTTTCCGCATATTTGTCCGCAGATTATATCATGAGTAGGCCAGATCTTCCATGGAAGGATGATAGCATAAGCTTCAACTATTCGGTCAAGACTCATCATATAGTTGGCAGACCAGATATTGTGTGGAACTGGGAGTATATGTGTTCCCCACACGTCGATATAGACATGTACTGGGAGAATGCACGAGATAAATTCTATACCTTGCCGTCTCTACCCATTGATAGAATATTTGATTCCGACCTCCGGGAAGCCGATATATTGGCGATAACAGCCAATCCCTTGAATGAATGCATATCCGATAGGGAGACGTTTTTGAAACGACGAGCTGTGAAGAAGATCTACTACTGGTGGATTGATATATGCTATGATGATAACCGTCCGGTAGGGATGAGAATGGCCGAAAGAAATTATGAACGTTATCTTGAACTTTGAATGAAATTATTATAATTTCATTTACTTAAACATAAAAACCGGTTATTAAAATGGTTAAGTGTAAAAAGACTATTAATGATCGTATCTATCGGGCCACGGGGAAGTCTTCCTGGGTATCTGGAACACAAATAGCAAATTATCTTCTTCGTGATCCGGTTATCGATTGGTTGAATTTATATTATTCTAAGCACGGACTGAACAACAAGCGTAATCTCAGGAGTGGTGGAAAGGTTGTTATCAAGACTGTTCCTCGAAACTCTACGGCGTCCTCCACATCTACTCTTATGCGAAATGGGCTATCTTTTGAGACAAAGATATACGAAGATCTGTGTGCTAAGTTTGGACCCAATGTAGTAAATCTCAATGGGGAACGTGATATATCAGTTGTATTGGGGGAGATTGAAAAACAGACTCCAATCATCCTACAGGCATATGTGAAGAGCGATCGACTGAAACTACACGGTGTGACCGATATTTTGATTCGAAGTGATTGGTTGGATAGGATAGGTGGTAAAGTTATAGATACAACCCCTTACTACGTAGTTGTAGATATAAAGTGGAGTCATATGACACTATGTGTTGACGGTAAGACGATTAGGAATGAAGGACGGTTTAAAGCCTACAAGGGACAACTTCTAATCTATAATACTATACTGGGAGAATTACAAAACTATACTCCCCCGTGCGCCTACATTATGCCAAAGAGTTGGAACATTGACAAAAAGGGCTGGGAACGAGAAGGATATAGTTGTTATGATGTTCTGGGTGTTGTAGACTTTGAGAACCGCGATTCACAGTATGTAGATGACACAATAAAGGCTATCAATTGGGTGAGAGATGTAAGGGAGAATGGAACCGGGTGGAGTCCCCTTCATCCCCATATACCTGAGATGTGCTGTAATGCTTCCAACACAAATGACGAGCCTTGGGGAGAGGTCAAGAAACGAATCATGGATGAAACACGTGATATAACCAGGGTCTGGATGGTAGCTCCAGAACACCGGAATCGCGCCTTCAAGAAGAGCGTAAAAAGATGGGATGATAAGAGGTGTAACGCGGACATGCTGGGATTCACAGGAGACAAATCTCCGAGACGTAAAACTGTACAGGAAATTTTAAATATAAATCAACAAGACCGTGAGATTATACGACCGCGAACCATACAGGATAACAGGTGTAGGTGGCAAACCAGGTACCCTACAGATTTCTACATCGACTATGAGACCATCAACGAGTCGTATATCAAACTTGAGGACAGAATAAATATACATAACAGCAAGCTCCTCAGTGGGTATATTTTTATGATCGGAGTCGGGTATGAAGTCGACGGGGAATGGAAGTTTAAGAGTTTTACATGCCGGGACTATACGTTGGATGAAGAGAAGCGGATTGTCGGCGAATTTCAGGAATTTGTCAAGGAAGAGAAGAAGAGGGTTGATCCACAAGACGAATATCCTATTAGATTCTTCCATTGGGCACATGTTGAGAAGACTCTTCTTGAATCATTCTTTCAGAGAAGCAATACAGTATGGAGAGATTACTGTGAAATTCGATGGGTTGATATGTGTTCTGTATTTACCTCGAACCCGATCGTGGTCAAGGGCGCTCTGACATTTAAACTCAAAGATATTGCGAAGGCGCTATACAAAGCAGGTCTTATTCGGACCTCTTGGACAGACGACAAGATGAGTGATGGCATGATGGCAATGACAACCGCTATTGATTACTATTTCGGAGATAGGAATAGGGATATCATGGATTCGATAGAGAGATACAATATGATAGATTGTAAAGTTATATGGGAGATTGTAGCATGCTTGAGAAAACAAACCTCTATTTAATTTAAAGTGATGAGGGAAAATACTAAATGTCTGAAGATCAAGGATTGAGATACGAGAACTATACTGCGAAATCCCTGGCTGTTTTTGGAGACCGTGATAGATATGACGGTATTATGAAAACTATTGGGGCGCGTTGGAATGACAAAATGCGGTGCGGAACTGGCTGGATGTTAAACCGCGAACATGAGGATAAGCTAAAGCAACTCATTGCTTCTCTTGGTCAACCCGAGGGTTCAGAACCAGTTTCGCTAACAAAACTCAAGGGAAAGAAAGGTAAGAAGACTCAGGCACATGCTGTACAGCTCGTTCACACAGAGGTGACAACTGGAAAGCGCGGTAAGAAGGGAAATGTAGATATTATTCCTCAGCCCATTGCGGTAGAGCCTCAGCCTGTTGTTAAGAGGAAGTACACGAAAAAGGTAAAGGGAACCTTACCAGAGGTGGTATCGGAGGCGGTACCCGAGCTCCAAGACGATCCCCTGCTTATGCCACAGCACGAACCGGTAATAGCACCCGAGCCCATCTCGTCTGAAGATAAGGCAGAAGAAGTATCGGACAGTATCAGTGAGTCTGGTAGTAGTAGTGAGTCTAATAGCACTTCCGATGTGTCAGACTATGAAGGGGAAGATCAGGACGACGATTCCCAGTCTTATGTATCTTCTGAAAGCGAGTATGATCCACGTGCTGCAAAACATACTAATCACCACGATGAAAAAATAGACCATAGGAAAATTGTCAATCCAAACGAGAAACTACATAAGAAATCAAAGGAAACATTTATTAACCAATATGTCAATAGCGATGACGAGGTTGATCCAGAGGAATCCCGAAAGATTCTAGAGAAGTACCAAAAGCTCTTCCAGTTCTTCAAGTCATTTTCCGAGAAGCCCGAACGGTTCGATCATGAGAAGGTCCGACGTATGAGAGACTAGACAATCGTTTAAAGGCATTATTTATAGATATAAATAATGGACGAAGAAACATTCCAAACACTGGCCAATCCAGACAATCTAGCCAATAGGGAGGAACTGTATAGACAGGCAACATTAGATGAACTAAGACTTGCTCTTTATATGTTCTTGCTTTCTAGAGAATCGGATGAAGACGACTTTGACTTAACGAAGTATATAGAGAAGCTGGGCGACAGTGATTATCTCCGACCCGTATTCGAATCGCTTACATCCCTTGAATGGAAACACACTGTTAGTTTCGGAGGAACGGCGTTATTTGTCTATACCGGGGAAAAACCATCAAGGTGTTGGGACTAAGGAAGTAGCTATAATTAAATTTCATACAATTTAATTAATAGAGTGGTGGCAATCTATGACATGTAGGTGACGAGGAGGTTGAGGTTAGAGGCAGCAAGAGTACCGGCGGTAGTACCTATGGAGGTAACGGTCAACCAGGAGTCCTGGGCGAGGGTGACACCAAGACCGGCGCGGCCGGGACCCTGAACCTGGGGGCCATAAGTACCTCCAAGAATAACAAGGTTACCAGTCAGACTGGCGTCCTTGCCAGAAATACCGACCATGAAGGTTGCGTTGTTGGGGTTAGCAGCACAGAGGTGGACGTTGGTAATGAGGGAACCAGCGCCGAAGACACCAGCCATGGGGACAATACTGGGGGTAGCGACAGTTCCGGCACTTCCGAGCGCCACAGTCAGCGCCGGGTTGGGCTGAACCAGGACAGACTGAACTTGACGGGGCTCAATGAGATTCGAGTAATACGATCCAATGTTAGCGATAGACATTTATTATTAGATATTTTTTTTATTTTTTTTTAAAGATAACGCTCGAGAATTAAAATGAAGGATGATGAGATGATTCAATTACTTGAATCATCTCAAAAATTCAAAAATTGAGCACGGGGTTAAACAGAAACTTGGGAATTTTCTCTCTGAACCTGCCTCAAGCGATATTTTGAAATATGTGTTTCTTGGCTGGTATATGTATAATTTTAATTTTTTAAAAAATCAAGGGGTTTAAATCCCCATTTATATTAATTGACTTAAAGACAGGTCGTTTATATTAAAAATGCCCCGTCCTACCAAGTCAGCCCAAAAGTCTACCGAGTCCGCAACTGTTGCCGTACCCGCTCCCGTCGTCGCTCCCGTTGCAGCTACTCCCGCAAAGAAGTCCGTCCGCTCTTCCAAGAAGGAAGAGGAGGTTGTTGCTCCCGCTCCTGTTGTTGATGCCGTTGAGCCTACCGAGGAGGCCGAGACCAAGACTCGTGTCGTCCCCACTCGCGAGTCGGTCATGACTGAGTTTGCCGAGCTTGTTAATGTGTTGGAGGCTGAGGTTGCCCGTCTTCGCGATAGTACCGATAAGAATTCTGGAGTCAAGTTCCTCCGTGGCGTCACTCGTCGCATCAAGGCTCTCCAGACTTCCACTGCTCGTGTCGTCAAGCAGAAGCAACCCTCTGCCCGTAAGAACAACAACTCTGGTTTCCTGAAGCCTGTTCAGATTAGTGAGTCGATTGCCAAGTTTACCGGCCTGCCTGCCGATCAGCTTCACTCTCGCGTTGAGGTTACCAAGCACTTGTGTCAGTACATCAAGGAGAAGAATCTCCAGAATCCCGCCGACAAGCGCCAGATCGTTGCAGATCCCGCTCTGTCTAAGATCCTTGGTTATGATGCCAAGAAGGATGACAAGCCTCTTACCTATTACCGCCTTCAGTCCCTCCTGAAGAACAACAACCACTTTCCCGCTACTGCCGGAAAGGTCTAAAGGTTTAGAGTTATTAAAATTCATATAATGTTATGAATTTCTTAGTCGCGTAATAGACAATTCCCAAACTCCCCTGTTTTTAAGAATTCAACCTCGATGTGATTGAATTCACGGCTATCACCCCATGGTATAAGTCTAACCGAGAAAAGACCGACTCTGTTTACTTTTTCGATATACAGCTCCAACTGCCCCAGCGTATCTACATCTTTATACTCCAGTCCTTCTATGATCTTATCTGCTTGCTTAACTGGCAGGTTGCGTTTTTCAGGATTAAATGATATTACATATAGACCTTCAAGCGATGCTACAAAATGTACAACCGTGCTATACTGAGTTACAAGTATAAATACGGATTTGTAATCTTGTACGCTAGGTGGACCGTAATTTACCCTATACTTCATGTATGCATTATGAGGATGACTGTGAAAGTTATAGAGGCTAGGTTTCGCATCTATGTCATCTTCTCCCCCAGCCTTGAGGGATGAATGGTCGATCTCCAATGTCACGATTGTCTCATGTCCTTTGGTCTTTGTATTTTTTATAATAAATCTTCCAAAAAATTCCTTCTGTGATCTGGTACCATTTGAATTCGTTACACCTGCGTTACAAATGTTCTGTAGGAAGTCAATTGTTGGTTGTTCGAGGCTAAGGATCAAACCACAATGTGGTTTGTCTTTCTGACTAACCAGGAAATTGTACTGCGCCTTTACAGTATTTTGGTCAACGGGTTGATGTGTATTACCCTTTAATAGACAGACTTCTCCGCTAGGACCACATATTACAGGGTTGGCGAATCCCTTGTCTATAGCTATATCATTATATGATGCTACAATAGTGACCGTGTCTTCAAAGAACCTACTCACTGTATCGAGGAACAGTTGTATATATTCACCGCTACACGGTTCTATGCTGATAGTTTGATTTTTCTCATTATAAATGGTACACATTGTATAGTGAATTCCTGATATAAATTTTTCACTGTTTACAAAGGCTTTCCTGTCTTGTGAACTATCGAGTTCCTTAAACAGATCATCGTCCACCGCTACAAATAGAATGTTACAAGACTGATCTATAACAGATCCGAGAGTCTGTTGTAACGCTGTGCCCGTTATAGTCTTTACATCAAATATTATTCCAATCATTTATTATAGACAGTTTTAATTCATAAATTAAAACTTAATAGTTCATGTTGAATCTAAACTTGTTTATAGGCTTCTGATTGGTCTTAATGGTGCTGTACTGACGCAGACCATGTTCGTTGAAGTCTCCAAGCAATGTGGTCCAAACAGTTAGCTTGGCATTATTCTTGTCCATGTCATACTCGGTCTTCACTTGGTTATAGATAAATTCGATCACGTGTTCATTTAGTGTCTTTGTGTCATTCCTCAACTTCTCAGCCGGAATTATATACATGGTATACGCATTTCCGAGTTGGGGTCTAAACGAGTATTCGATAGACGACATAGCACCCGCAATAACACGCTTTGTTATAATAGTTGGTCTACCGTCTGTTCTAAGACAACGCAATAGCTCATAGAGTCTGTCTTGGATGTACTGTAGATTATCATCGCTGTACAGCGCCTTTTCGAGAGGAGTGATTGTAGAATCATAAAGGACAAAGCGGTTAAAGTTGTCGTTATACTCGGTGCCTATCTGTTTATTGGCACGTTGAGTGTTTGAGTTAAAGGCTAGTAAATCATTATATTCCATTTATTATACCAGGGAAAAAATAAAACTGATATACGGAAAGAAGTTTAGTACTGTAAATACAATGTCTACAAGTATCAGTATTATCAAGCGCTTCGTCGAACTCGGTTACCTGCCTGCGGGAACTCACCGCAAGAGCAGTTCACGTAAGAACCCAATGCGTGTCATCCAGACTGCCATGCGAAATGCCAGTTGTAATCTGTTTATCGGAAATGTCCCGATATCATCGGCTCCGCGCAATTGTCTTCGGCTCGAAGAAATTACACATCAGCATATCTTCGAGACACTCCTCGAGTATGGTTCACCTCATTATGTCATACAGATCTCTCCGAGTTGCTATATGGCATATGCCACGGACGCCGATTCAATAGCTGATCAACTCATCGGTAACACGATAGAGGGTCAGGCACTTGATGTTCAGTACTTTAGGCTTGCCGATCCACTAGAGGTAAGAAGCGTAGAGGTACAGGATAACAAGTGCTCGCAAGTCGAGGTTGTTGGGACCACCATGGTATCGGGTGTATTAGCATTTTTCTTCTGGTGGCTCGTTATGGTTGTGTACAATAAGGAGTAATGTAAAAAATGTAATTGTTTTGTAATTAATTACAAAACGTATTGGTTATTTAAAATTATATTCCCGATATTCTAAACATGGATTTGTGGGTGCTCATATATAGTAAATTTTCCCTCAAGTGTCAACACCTTCAGAGTTATATCACGGAGAGCGGTCTGGATATCCCCTTTACTATGATCTGTATAGACGATAAGGACATGCGAAAGCGGATCATGGACAACAAAGATTTCAATATAAAATATGTACCAACAATTCTACAGATAAACCAGATGACCGGGGTGGTCTCACAGTACGAGGCCGATAAAGCATTTGAGCTTATTTCTGGTATTGTACAATCATTTGTAGCAGAAGAGGAAGAGCAAGAAAGGACGATCGAACAACCGATAGTACACCAACCTCGTTCTCAAGTAGAACATACGAATGAAGAAGCTGACAATGAAACGATAATACCGCAGAAGAAGGCTGATACAACCCAACATACAACACAACTTCTGGATCTAGATCAGGATTTCCAGAATGCGATGGAGAGTAGGTCAGATGCACCAGCTCTTCCGTCCAATACAATGCCTGATATCAACCCCATAAAGAAACGCATCCGAGCGAGCGATGTACTCGCCAAGGCGGATAAGGATTATCCGAAACAACTTGTAATGCCGTCTTATAGTTCGTCCGGTATAGATCTTACGTCGGGTCCTCCCCCTCCGATAAAGAGCGTCAAGAGCGGTGCTCCTATCAATATATCAGAGGTGATGGCAAGAGCGGCACAGAGCAACGATTCTTAAATAATATATTTTTTAATATATATTATAAATGGTCAAGAAATTAAATATAATCCTAGACTTGGATCAGACTCTTATTTGTTCAGAAGAACTTAAAGGGTTCAAACCAGACTCTGTGAAGATGAAGTTGTTCCACCACGAGAAGATGGACAACACCTATATTACATTTGCTCGACCTCATCTCCAGGAGTTTCTGGACTTTCTTTTCAAGAACTTCAGGGTCTCCATATGGACAGCTGCAACCAAGTCATATGCTCTTTTTATAATCAATAAATTTATAAAGAAACCAGGACGCAATATCGATTTCGTATTCTTCTCTTATCATTGCGACTTGTCGACAAGTTCCGGAAGAGGGTTGAAGGGACTCGATATGTTGTGGGACATGTTTAAGCTTCAGGGATATAGTAAGGACAACACAATAATCATAGACGACAATTATGACGTAAAGAAGATACAAGTATGTAACTGTTATCATATCAAGCCGTTCAACTACTTGAAAAAAGGAAGCGAGCATGACGTGGCCCTGTTAGACTTGATGGCTGGTTTGAAAAGTCTCAAGGCCGATGATCTAAAGACCAGATGTGTGATAAAGAGAATCAAGTGAATTGCCATCTAGAGATAATATTTATTATTTCAATAATAAATGTCTAGTATTGTTGAACAAGTCCAATCACTCAGCTTTGATGACTTGGATAAACTCGTGTTAGCTCTTAAACGAAAGCCTGAGAAGACTCCGGTTGAACTTCTGAATGAACGTGTCGATGAACTAGAGGAACACATTGTAAAGAGTGAAAGTTCCTTAAAGGAACTACAGACAACCGTGTGTTTTCTTATTCTATGTAGCTTCGTTGTGTTGTTCATTATGCAACAGCGTTAATCCTTCTCCAACTCGTTTATTAGAACCTCTATATCATCTCGAGTCAAATATTCGCAAATCGGTACCGCTTGGCTATCCACATACCGTGCGATAGCCAAAAATACATCCTCTACAATTTTATCCTGAAAGTCATCTTGTAAATAGTTTTCGTAATTGGGATCTACAGTATCGGGATCAATGTCGGCATTATTTTCTCCATCTTGGAAAAGATCCTGTAAACCCTTGTGCTTTCGTGTGAATGAAATTCCGTCTTCGTAACAGTCCATATTATTTATTGTGATTTATATCTCTATAGATATAAATTATACTTACACAACCTTGGAGGATTGGTTGTAGATCGCTCTCGCAACCTTGATGAAGTTCGCGTCACTGTAGCGTATTTCTGGTAGGGTTTGTATCAATATATCGAGTATACTCCGTACATGATAATCATGGGTCTTTAGCCAGACGGAGAATGACGTATTGGCATCCCGCATTGGGATGTGATTGTTGTGCCTACTTATAGTGGTAATATCCATTTATTCCTTCTTTTCTTCCTTTAAATCTTGAAGCTCATTCTCAAGCTCGCTATCAAGCTCCTGAATAGATGGCATCGGAGGCGCGGATTGTACATGTGTAGCAACGGGGCCAAATTTACCAGCTGTCACGCTCATAATATCAGCGATGAGACTCATAGGAGACGGGGCGGGCGGGTCATCTTCCGGTTCGGGGGGTGGAGCGCTTTGCTTAACACTCACCTTGGACGTCTTCTTCGGTTGAGCGGTAACAACCCCCGCGTTCATTTTGGCAACAATCTTCTCCAACAGCTCTTCATGCTTGGAAATTGCCTCTTCTTGTTCCTCAAGTCTCTCGAGCAGTTCCTGATTCTGTTTGACGAGCTTTCCGATCCGAGAATGAAAGTAAACACCCATACCACAAATCGCTATAATTTCTGCGATGATATGAATAGTGGTTGTATTCATAAAGGAACTCGCACTGAATGATCCGCTAACCGGTTCAGACTTTGTTACGGTATTTTCTGCCATTTTTAGTTCCGGTTTGTGATTTTAAATAGATATTTTAATTCCAAGTATAGCTGAGATCTCTTTAGTTACTTTCGAAACTGTAAGCTCACTCAGCTTTACAGTCTTGGAAAACTCCTTTATGGTAATGTTCTTGCTGTTTTTACATATCCAGAAAAATGCCAACCCGGCGGCAACCGACTGGGGACGAGATCGATTAATCTTGGCAGATTTTCCTTTGACAAGATTATATAGTTCCACTACTTCTTTTTTCTGGTCAGATGAAGCACTAAATTCGTTCATTATATCATCGACTAGATTTGCGGGTGTGATATGAGTATTGTGAAATAGAGACTCCTTTGCGATTCCAAGATTTACAATCTTGAGTCCCTTCAATCCGGACTTTCTATCAATACGAAAAATTTCAATAAGGGGTTCGCATGATTGCGGGTTTCCTACAACCTTGTAGGCGTTAAATATACAGGCAAAGATTATTGCCTTTCTCATGTTTCCTCTATGGATCTTATCTTTGGTTACTTGTAGGTACATTTCGTTTGCTCTTGTCACAATGGCGTCCTTGAATCCCATACCTTCCACGTCTTTGAAAATGTTCTTGTCCTCTTCGGCTCTACGCATCTGACATCTGTTTGGGTCCGATGTGTGCTTGGTATCCGATTGTCCGTAGTATCTCCACTCTTTATCTTGCGAAATAGTTTCCAATATCTCTTCCCCGCAATCCGTACATAACACTACCCAACCAGCTTCCGATGTATTAAAGTGCTTACATTTAACGATTTCAGTTTGTTTTACCGAGGGAACGAACTTGTCAAAAAGATCGAAATCCGCGTCTGCCATTTTTGTTATTATAAAGCAGGAATTAAAAATATCATTATTATTTTAAAAAAATATTCCTACTATAGGTTTAAATCTTAGTTAAGATTTAAAATTTAATTAGGGGCTAATCCAAGACATGCTTTGAGGCGTTCGAGGTTCTCTCTGAACTCCCTTGTCGCAACGCCACCTCTTGTCATCTCGTCGAGGGTCTGTTCGAGAGGAGTGTGTCCCTTCTTGGGTGAAACCTTCTTGGGTGAAACCTTCTTGGGTGAAACCTTCTTGGGTGAAACCTCCTTCAATGATAGCTTCTTCTTAAGCTCTGCGATGGATTTAGAGCTTCCCACTATCTTGTGTCCATCAATCACAATCTCATCCAAACCCTTTCCGGACACGGCTCCGCCCGTACATGTATTATACCGCGTATCGCATGTATCGCTGGCGTTGCTACAGAAGCGTCCGGCTTCAGGATTACACGATTCACGAGATAGAGTCTCTAAGATGTTATCCTTTGTCATGGATCCTACCTTCCATCCTCGGTCATTTAGAGCATACCTCTTAAGCTCAGCAACTGACAAACCAGTAGTGGAAGCAGCGCCGGGAGACAAGGGGCGAGTGACACGTGAAATCATCTGTTCCAACACATGTATGAGCTCATCCTTCTTCATCGTTGCCTTTATGTCAAACGACACATCGGTCTTCTTAATTAGTTTAACAAGGTCTGCTTTCAACATCTTCTTAAAATCGCCGATAACAGCCTTCTTTACGGATGAAGGACTGCTTCTTGACTTACGAGCGGAGCTACGAGACCTGCTCTTCTTGGGAGACTTACGAGCGGAGCGAGACGCCTTACGAGCGGAGCGAGACGCCTTACGGGGAGAATGAGACTTAATGTATCCAGCATGCTGGAGCGCCTTCAAGAGATCAGCCTTCCCCATCGTGGAAAATCCTTTCAACCCCTTGTCTCTCGCTATATCTTTTAATTCTTTTACAGTGTAATCACTCATTTATATTAAATAAAATTTTATTTAATATATATTAATTTTCGGTAGCTTCATTAATGTCCGGAATATCGTCTACATTTAGGGTTGGCCCTTTCATTTTACGTTTCCGTTGTGGAATACCACCACTTGACTGAGTGGGAATTCCGCTCATATTGTTCATCATCCCCATAAAGTCTGATCCAGTCTTCTTCATCATCATCCTACTGACAAGGAACACTGCGGTATTTACAACAACCAGGAAGATAAGACGAACCTCAACAGGCCACTTTGATCCAGTGGGAACATATGACTTCTCGCCAAGCTCAATAAGGAGTCTCTCGTACGAGCTCATTGAAACCATCTGTTGTCTTGCGAACCCACTCATGTCAAGTTTAAACACATGTCCAAGTACAAACTCCATTCCAATAAATCCATATGATAGGTACTTCTTATAATCATCCACTGATCTATCCAGGGATAGAGTTCTTACGGTACTCTCGTAAGTTCGTTTCATGGTATCGTAGTCTGAATGGAGACTGAACTCTGGGATATTATCGGACTTATATGACTTCTTCAAGAGTTCAAACTTGAACAGGAGTTCACGCTTGGCATCATCTCGGTCCTGGTCGTTCATTGTTATATGTCCGACATCCATCATCTCCTTGCGCCTTGCTATTTGGCCAGATTTGGCAAGATCATTTAACGTGGGGGGATTGTTACTACCTCCGACGAAGTTATGGGTTGGAGGGTTGTCCGCCGTTGGTAGATTATCACCTACACCATCATCTTCGAGAAGTTCTCGAAGCCGATACGAAATCTTGTCTTTCTTACCTCTATCGCTTCCGGCACTACTACCGGTGAGATCCTTACGTGTCGGGCTTTCGGAAACTTCGGATGTTGATGGAGAAGATCTTGTGGAAACTTCATCCTCAAATTCAATAGGAGGATAATCTCTCGTCGGTTTATCCCTCGTCGGTTTATCTCTCTGAAAAATACCTCTATCAGGTGAACTTCTAGAATCGGGTGAACTTCTAGAATCCCTTGATACCTTCTTCATTTCAACATCGGGCGACTGTGAGTCGCTAAAATCTTCCTTTGTTTCATCGAAAATAGCTAGTGATTTCTCAATAGGTGGTAGTACAGGTACGGATTTCTCAACTCCGCTTCCGCCGGATAAGGCTCCGGTGGGAACATAATCCTTGTTGACAACTTCTGGTTTAATTCTGCTCTTATTCTCAACCAATTCCAGATAGAGGATAGGCATCCTTGGAAATGCCTTTGGGTATTCCTTCCTGACTCCTGGAGGCAGTGGTACTTTTACAACGGTCACCTTTTTTGTCATTTTAAATAAAACTTTCTACTTTAAACCTATTTCTACAATCCCGGGGTGAAATACTTTCCAGGTTTCATTATACACTTATTTCGGTTTTGATCCTTCTTCTTGTCAAGAGATTTCCAATCCCATATGGGAAGTGATCCGTCGTAATGCTCTCTTGTCTTCAATATCAATACACCTATGATCACCACAAGCACGACTGCTATGATTCCTACAATCACCGTCTTTTCCATTTTATATTAAGATGGAAATTATTTATTTAACAATAGCGCTTATCACCGCAACCGGGAATAGACTTCGCCTCGACATATGATCTTCCCCGAGGAGCCAGTGCCTGGTAGGTCAGATCGGGATCCACGCTATAAGTGGTAGGCTTCCCGGGGATGATGTACTGGGGCCCATTCATTCCGTAGTCGAAACGCTTCTGGGAGTTGTAGCTGATATAGGTGTTCTGGTTGGTGCGACCATTCTGGGCATGACGCGCCATCGCGTCCGGAGTAAGCTCACCGCTTATAGCGGCAATCGTACGGTGGATGCTACTGGGCTTGATTTGCTCGCTGCTGGTCAGACCAAACTTTCCAGTTCTCGCCTGGGCCATGCTACGACTACTCATGGCAATAGACTCGTTGTCGCGACTAAGGTTATCGCCGGAGGCGAAGTTCTCCTGACCATTGTATCCCGCAATACCAGCCGCGCTATAAGTGACATAGTTGGTGTACTTGGGACGAAGGAAGTTCTCTACTGTGATACGATCAAGGGACGAATTACAACCGGCACGCTTGGTGTTGAAAGAGTACTCACACACAGGGCGACCAGCCAGATCCTGTCCGTTCCACACAGGACACATCTGCGCGCTGGGCTCTTGGATTCTGTATGTAAACGACTGTGCGGCGGCTCCCGGCGAAACCTTGTCCGTAAGAAGATTGGCAGTTAAAGATACATTAGACATTTATTATTGAATATTTTTTTTTATTTTTTATTCAGAAGTAGTAGTTGTAGGAATGGTATAAACTCGGTTATTGCCATGTCCCACTTCCGCCCGTGGCCTTTGATGCGTCGATAATTGAGTCAAATTTCTATGTCGTCCAACAATAATACAGTATTGCTTTCAATTAAAATATTCCACTAGTCAGAATTCATTTTTTATTTAACACGCTTTGTGTTAAATAACTCAATTGTAAATGATAACCAAGACAGTACATTTACAGCACTGGGAAACCGAGAGCGCCACCGCTAACACGGATGACGTTGTGGTTGACAGCCACAATCAGACCCTCGAACGATGTACCGCGACTGGCAATCGCGGGCTGAGAACCGGGCTGCTGGGTATCGACACATGGGGAGGTCTGGAGACCCGAAGCACCCTGCATGACAAGCGTGACGTTGGTGAGCTTGCCGTAGTTGGTAGAACCAAGGGGGTTGACGTCGTACATGTTGAGCGAGTAGCTGTACATGTGGTAACCAGTCTCACGAGGGATCGTGGGGGCCTTGAACCAGGGCTCAACGAGCGAGTAGTAGTCGGCGGGCAGACCGGCAAGACGCTGGGTGTTCTCGTACAGGAGAGTGGCGTTGGTGACAGTGTCAACACAGCCCTCACGACCGACCCAACCGTTGGTGGCAACGTTGCCGACAGTATAGACGGACCAGTCACTAGAAACAGTGGTGTTGCGACCAGCGAACAGGAGAAGCTTGACGGCGTGTGAGAAGCGGATATCGGTCGAGTTGGACTTGTTCAACTCGAAGGTACCACGAGGAGCAGTCTGGACCTGCTCAATCAGGATATCACGAGGAGCACAACCCATACGCTTACGCTCGTCGTTGGAGACGATGGCGTACTCGGCCCAGCAGTTGCAGTTCTGAAGAACGGGGGCGGTCACGACATCGGACGATGTGGCGCGACGACCAGGGGTAGCGGCGGAGTCATATGTGACCAACAGATCCGTCCAGTCGCGGAAATTGAACTGAATGCGCATCTCGTTGTAGGGAAGAGCAGCAGTAGGGAGAGCAAGACCAGAGTCACGAGCGAAGAAGAACGGCAGAGGCAGGTTAATGGTGAAGGCCGCGAGAGTATTTGCAGCCTGTAAAGTGGCATTGTTGTAAGAGGCATCGAACTGAGCGGGAGTGTTACCAATCATGTTGTTGTAGCCGCACTGCTTGGAAGCAGGGACGGTGAAGGCCGCCCAGAAATCCAGGTAGTAGGAGTCGAAACGAGCAGCGATCAAGTCGTTGAAGGTAACAGCAGCCTCCTTGATAAGATTGTGGGCGAAGTTGTGGGTCCAGCGGATCGTCTTGCCGGCGGTAGCCTTGATGGACGGGATATCGGCACGGAGCCAACTGTGGACGAGGTAATCACCAGCACGAGAGATAGACGCGGCCCAGTCCTGACCGAAGCCAGCCTGACCCATGTTCTTGGACAGAATGGTAGGGCACAGGGTGAACCAGGTGGAGGTCTTGTGCGCCATGACAAAGTAAGCCGTAGCGTCGGCACCGCCATAGAGATACTTCTCCAGCTCATCGAAGGTGGCAAGATCGATAAAACCGGCAGTGAGAGAACCAGTAGCATTGATAGACATTTATTATAGAGGGAGAAAAATAAAATTTAAAATAAAAAAATTCAAATGAGAGTTAAAAGAATTTTAGGATTTTGTAAATATGGATATGGATATAATCTTAATTGATTGTAAGATCCATCAGTACTTTCAGGAAGAGGTGGAAAGGTTAGAAATATATAAAAGTAGATTACTAGAGCTAGAGGACCTAGTGGCGAATAATGAAATGGGAGTATCGGTTGAAAAAACCATACGCGATGAGATTCAAATGTGTAGGGATCGGATAAAGGATATAACGGAAATGACCGATTACAACTTCTATGTCCTCGAGAGTTTTCCCATTATTGATCGCTATAAAGTTATACTGCGGACGCCTGTAAAGATAAGCTTCTTTAGTACCGGAGACACGAGCCCCAACAAGGAGAAGGAAAACATTATTGCCGAATATATTCAGATAGCTAAGAGATATATCAAGAATATAGACGTGGATCTCGACTTTGCCCAAAAGGTGCGTAAAGTCTTGTGTGAAAATTGTACATCGAAGCATGTCGTAGCTACAGATGGTGTATCTCTTCTCTGTCAGGAATGTGGGTATGAGAAGGACTTGAATGGAAATAGCGTATCCTATAAGGACATTTCCAGGATCACTATACTTCAGAAATACATGTACGAGAGAAAGTCTCATTTCCGGGACTGTATCAACCAGTACCAGGGAAAGCAGATATGTAAGCTGGATGATGATATATTTCCAAAACTCGATATTGAGTTTGAAAAGCACCATATGCTGGTCGGAGACAAGGATACTGTTAGGGAAATTCGGTATCAGAATGTAAAGCTCGAACACGTTGTCATGTTCTTGAAAGAACTCGGATACGATAAACAACACGAAAACTCCAAATACATACATTCTGTCATTACAGGGAAGAAGTATCCAGATCTTTCACATGTCGAGGATCAGCTTATGGCAGACTTTGACGTTCTGGTAAATGCATATGTTAAAAAGTACAAATATGAGAACAAGATATCCAGAAAGAGTTTTATGAATATCCAATATGTACTTTTTCAGCTCTTGAATAAAAATAAGGTTCCATATAGGAAAGAAGACTTTAATATCTTGAAAACCAATGATAGAAAAACCTTCCACGATGATATAGCGAAGTCACTGTTTGAGGATTTGGGGTGGAACCATACGGCATTATTTTGAACTATTTCTCGGGGGCAAGTCCAATTACACTACAGGCAATCCTAGATCCAGAATTTCCAGTAGTTGAGCTACCCTTTTGTCTCTCGGGATTCGAGTAGTCGTTCCTCCATCTCCCCATATCGTCAACCCCGCTATGTATCACAATACTTCTACCAATGATATCGTGGACGTTTATCATTGGATCCTCGTAGGTATAGGTAAATTCACCTAAACTATTTGTCACTAGATTATTGATAAGATCTCCCGCGTGTCGGTTGTTACCATATAGCTCTATACTACCATGGAGGTCTCCTGTAGGGTTATAATGTTCGCATGTGCTATCACACGCATTTTCGACACTGAGTATACCATACTTGTGTATATGTATACCGTGAGTTGAGTTTGAAGGAAGGCCAAACAGATTAAAGGAAACGATGGTATTATGATGACGATTACACTGATGGAAGGAAACAGTGCCATGCACTTGTGGTTGATTGAATACCGCGATGGCGTTCAAGGACATTTATATATGAGATTTTATCTATTTAAACAAATTCAACGTGTAGGTAAATGGACGAAAGCGAAACTGTACGGATTGGGGAGCTGGATTTAAACACAATCCCTCCTAATGTTGATAATATGGACAAGCCCGAACAAGGAGGTGTAAAGCTTGCGTTTATAGGTAAGCCGGGTACAGGTAAATCTACCCTCATTGAGTCTGTCTTGTATTCGAAAAAGCATATCTTTCCCGTGGGTATAGCCATGAGCGGGACAGAGGATAGCAACGGATTCTATGGTCAGTTCTTCCCTCCGGCTTTCGTATACCCGGATTCTGCGCTAAATGAGGGTAAAGTCGAGGAATTTATAAAGAGACAGAAGCTGGCCAAGAAGCACCTTAAGAATCCATGGGGAGTTCTCATTATCGACGATTTAACCGATGATCCGAAGGTGTTCAATAGACCTCTCTTCCACGGTATTTTCAAGAACGGACGCCATTGGAAGATGATGTTCATTCTTTCCCTCCAATATTGTATGGACATTCGCCCTGCGATCCGTAACGCCATCGATGGTACATTTATCCTACGTGAAACCAACCTCAAGAGTCGCAAGTCCCTATGGGAAAACTTTGCAGGTTGTATTCCAGACTTTAACACATTCTGTGACATCATGGATGGTATCACAGGTGACCGAACGGCTCTGTTTATCAATAATATGATTGATACAGGAGACTGGAAGGACCGTATCTTCTACTACAACGCAGACTGGTACATGAGTGATCCTAGTAAGACAAAGGGATTCAAGTTCGGTTGTCAGGACTACTGGGACTTCAACAAAGAGCGATTCAACCCCGCATCCGTCGATACAATGTAGTAAATATTTATAATTTCTAATTATAAATGATACTGTTTATAATTATGGGGCTACTCGTCGGAGCATTGTGGTATAGATACGGGGAGAGATTCGATCAGAAAACCATGGCCCCTCGTTGCTGGGAGATTATGCACTATCATAATAAAGAGAGGTTTCCGCTATATGTTGTACATATGAAGAGCATATTTGCCGGTATAGCTCTGATTATTGCAGGATCGTGTGAATTCCAGTTTAGAAACCAAGTTATTGTCTTTATAGGAGCGGCTATCATTGGTCTTCATATATACCAATGGTTCAACGAAGAAATGGCGATAAAAAATAACTCCACTAATATAATAAATGATAATATACCTGTCTAAGTCTTCTAGATCGGATAAGAAGTACATGGTAGAGGTGGATGGAAAGACAGTACATTTCGGGGCAAGTGGGTATAGCGATTACCCAACACACAAAGACGCGGAAAGAAAACAGAGATATATAACCCGTCATAAGGCGCGGGAAAATTGGGCTAAATCCGGTATGAAGAGTGCCGGCTTCTGGAGCAGATGGCTCCTATGGGGTGAACCAACCATCTCGGGAAGCATCAAGGAGATAGAGCGGAAGTTCAACGTAACGATAAGAAGACGGGCTTAAATACGATTACCCGAACGAGGGCAACCAACCACGCGACAACCAGATATGTCTTGTGTATTGTATCGTAATTTTTCAATCGTTTCAATCCCACAAGGTACCACAAGTCTCTAAAGTATTCGGTGTTTGGAAATCCGCATCTATCATTTACATATTCGGTTAGAATACACTTATTATTATTTGTCTTCCAGTGTAGTAAAACTATGAGGGGAGTGACGAGGTAACCATATAGAAGAAATCCGCTACATAGGAACCCAAATTGAGAGTAGACATTTATAATATGATGTAAGAGGATGGCAGTACCCGTTGTGGGATCCAAACAGTTGTAGTAACCCGGAGGGGAGGTTACTATATCGATGATGAATAACACTACTCCGGCGATAACAATAGTCAATATATCTTTCATTTATAATAATATATATTATACAGTTGTTTCGGAAACTGTACGGGCGTCTGTTCTCAACCTATTTATCTTCTCCGTTTCCCTCTTGTATTCTTCACTTGCTTCTGGGATCCATTTAACATCTTTCCTGATACATATAACTCTCGCGATTGTAAATATCAGGTCAATGATGTAGTTGCTCTCATTGTTCTTCTTGAGAACCGATATATTGGAATAGAGTTCTTGAAATTTTTGTAACTTGATCTTCTTATCATCTAAGTTGTGAACAACTTGATGATATAGTTCTTCGTATTCTACCCCACGATCAGACCACTTCTCCTTCAATGATTGGTTTGTCCTCAACTGCTCTGATGGTTTGAAAAAAGTATTTATAATCGACAAGACAAGCGTGAGAAGCCCAATTGATGTTGTGATACTTTCTCCAAACAGCGAGCCCGTAGCACTCTCCCCTGTTGTAAGGGCGGTAAAGATGGTAATCGACAGGTTGATTGGGTTGGCGGTAATACTCCAAAAAGCGGAATACGTGTACCGCTTCCACCAGTGAAATCCGGTGTCTTTATTTATAACATTGCTGTATCGGAGGATTTCGGACTCGATTTCCCTTTCAGATAGAGATGTCGCTATCATTTATATAAAAGTGATAATTTTGTAAAACTTTAGTCAGATAGTTGAAATGAGTAAGACAATCCTGTGGTTTTTTCACAACGGTGAGAATCGGTACATCTTCGAGACGGCTGGTGCTTATGACTTTAAGGCCCCTGTTGTACAGCCGGTTTCTGATTTCTATCACGAGATAACGGGTCGAGACAAAATTCACAACACCATGTTTGTCCGTATAAGCAAACCAGAAGACAGAGTGTTCGTTCGTCGGGGAAACGATGGCGGGTGGTTACAAAGGGCGGCGCTAACATATAGGGATGTGGCCCGTGTTCTGGACTATGCCACATTCAATGACATGGGAGTCCTTGAATCAAAGGGGTTCTTGGCGAGATGTGCAGCCCCTCCAGAGCCCCCACAGGAAGTAACCTTTATTCATAAGAAAATACCACTGCCGGTCGTTCGCCCCTCTAACGTCAGTATCATCCTTGGGAGTGTCCTTTTCCGATATATTCTTCTGTGTATTATCCTTTTCTTCCCAGTGTATTATCTTGTGTCTTTGTTTTTCTCTATGTTTGAATAAAGTTGGTGTTTTGAATAATTAATTCAAAACAAAATTTTTTGTATAATAAACAATGGATACCCATAGGAATTTAATGATCGCCGTTATGACACTCACTGTCATCCACACTATCCTTTCTATCTACATCCTTGCCAAACAAGGCAAACTCTCTCAAGAACATATGAAGGCCTTCCTCGTTGTTTCGATAATCGTCTGTCTCATCATTTCTGGTCTTTCCTACTATTGTATGAATCTGAAGATGTAGATTCGACCCAGTTATAGTTTCTAAAATATAATTTCAGAAACATCAACTTGACACTTCCGAATGGTGCCAAACTGACACTTGAAATCGGCTAAGAATTCAGAAACTCCATATTGTACTGGTATAGATGTCTTATTACGCACAACATCTTGATGAGACAACTTCCAGAGAAGGGGAGTAGATTCCTTCTTGATAGCCTCTACGTCTATAGCCGGTAGCTCTACCACCCCCTCCCATTTCTTCTTTTTTCCCTCGTAGTTGATATTGAATTTCTCTGGATAGAAATCTGGAAACCGTTGATAGAAGGTCCGGAATGGGAGTGCCAGAAACTTGAAACTCCTAGGAGGGAGGACGCAGAGTAGCTGTTGAATGGGAAGTAGCGGTTCTGTCTTTTCAAAAGGACTAACCTCCAATGTATCGATGTGTAAGGCGAGATCAGACGCGAATGGAGCATAACTATACCGATACATCCAATCCCAGTTCCTGATACCAGACAGGTAGTAGGATAGAACCCAATGACATCCCTGTAAGTACGAGTGACAGACAGTCTTGACATCCTGGAGTCCGTGTCTCTCCCGATACATGGTTTGATATTCAGGAAGGACAAAATCATCTGGGTTTGACCATTTGGAAAGCAGGATATCCTCGATGTAGTCATTCCTGTGCTTTATCTTGTTTACCATCATGTTGCGTTCCGAACCCGCGATTGACTCGAGGAAAAGACGGAATGCCGGAATGTTGATTTTTGCCTCTTCGCCAACAAGATGTAGGGCATTCTTCTTATAGAAGTTCACCATGTCATTCAAACCGTTTTCCATGATGGAGATACTCGGGATATTTGGTAGGAAATCATTACCACAAAGAAAGCAGATTAATATAAAGTCTGGAATGAGGCTATCGGGGATACATCCCTCCCATGCTAGGAGTCGCTTAAGATCCTTATCCACCTCCCCAATATCTACATACATGTAGTCGTATCTGGGATCATAGAGATCCTCGCGCAGGAGATAGAAGTTTGGCATCTTGGTTCCAAGAGAAAGCATAAACAGGTCGGCATCAAGCGCATTAATACAGTAGGTCTTTGATTCGGTTCCAAACTTTCGGATAAAGTTGATCAACTTATGCTCTCCTTCTCCGGGGCATTTCTCGTCTGAGAAGATTACCTCAAACTTCCACTTACCGGAACTGATGTTTTTCCTTATATGAAAATCGATATACTGGGAGAGGTCGTACATGAACTCTGTTCCGGGTGTAATACAATTGGCGTCAAATGCTCCTTCGGGCGGGGTCGGGTTTTCCACCACACCCCTGTATCTGCGTTGACGCTGTTGATTCTGTTTGCTGAGCGGAGCCACACCATCAATAGCAAGGATCAGGCGTTCCCTTGGGTTAGCGATATCAACCAGAGTATCGATTGTCTGGCATACGTCCTCATAACAGGCTCGATACAGGAGCTGGGAAGCATTTGGTTTCCGCGTAGGTCGTAGAATGCTTTGCGGACGAGCGAAATTCCCGTATTGAAAAATCTTCTGAGCTGAGTTATGGAAAACACCATTGAGGTCAATCATGAAATAGTCGATAGGTATTTCGGGACGGTTGAGAGTAGCGAAGGACGTGATGCGATTCGGAAAGTTGCTCTTGAACCATGTAAAAAAGTGTTTAATACCCATTTAGTTTAAACACTATTAGTTTTATATATCAATATTATCTAAACAGTTTTCTAAATTCTGCTAGAGTTAGTTTTTCCGAAAACTCGATAAATTGGTCACCGTTTTTCCATTTAGCAGTTTTACCCGAGACCGCTGATCCCCAGCTTCCAAGTAAACCCTTATTAATAGCACAATACTCTTCGAATTTTCTCGAATCAATAATACGTTTACATATTTCAAAAAGTATTGGTATGATATCATTTTCGGTTGATGCGGATCCGGCATCCTCTAATAATTTTTTAAAAGTATTATCCTGAATACCAAGAAGATATGTAAGTGACCACGTTTGGCAAAAACTATCGTCTCTATGAGTTTGTACTGTTCCAAAGTCTGTTATATATTCAATGTCTCCAAAATGTTTTCTAACAGTGTCTATAAAAGGAGGGAAACACCCTGAGTAAAGTCCCTTTACACGATTGGGATCATAAGATGGGTCAAATATCTTAATTTTTTTATTATCTATTTTATATGCAACAAAGTGCCCTAACTTCCCGAATTTAAGGTAAAAAGTTCCTCGGTTCTTGTTTTTAGAATCGGAAGATGTATTGTCATCAATCTTCCCATTTTGATAAAGTCGGTAATCTCCTTGATTCACTAAATAATTTCGAAATTCAATATCGGACAGTAAGTCATTCCATATATATTTCCAAATGATTATATCGTTTGCCATTTATGATTATTGATTTTATTTTAAATAAATAAAATCAAAATTCTCCAATGCGTTACCTATTTTCAAGCACGCTTAGTTCACTTGCGAGACTTACGAGACTTGGACCGCTTCGGGCTCTTGGACCGCTTCGGGCTCTTGGACCGCTTCGGGCTCTTGCTCTTACGAGACTTGGACCGCTTCGGGCTCTTGCTCTTACGAGACTTGGATCGCTTCGGGCTCTTGCTCTTACGAGACTTGGACCGCTTGGGGCTCTTGCGACGAGGAGTACGGCGGGCAGAGAGCTTCAAGTGCTCAACGCTCACGGTAGACGGCAGGATGCAGTTTCCGGTAAGGGGGCTACAAAGACGTCCAGACTTGGCGCATGAACGACGACCCTTGGGCGAGCAAGAGCGACGGATCGCCGACTTGGAACGACGGCGAGGAGACAGTGATCGCTTCGGGCTCTTGGATCGCTTGGATCGCTTCGGGCTCTTGGATCGCTTCGGGCTCTTGCGACCCTTACGAGCGGTGGGAGAGGCGTGCTTCTTGTAATTGGGGTGGGCGCTATAGAAGGCCTTCCACGCGTCGGGGACCTGCATACCCTTCCCTCTAGCGAAATTTCTGAAGGCTACGAGTTTTTGTTTTCCGTAACTAGACATTTATTATAGAATTTTATTTTTTATTTTTTTAAATCATGGAATTACGGCAAGCAGTCTTAAAAGGATATACGATAGAGATAAATGGGTTGTATTAGTTCTAAGCAACACGTGCCTGTGTTTAGAAACGTTCGTACAGGAGTAGCTACTAAGAAGAAAAATATTCCAAAGGCGATGAAGAGGCTTGTATGGGATACATATATCGGAGAGACGATTGGGATGACTAAATGCCTATGTTGTCAACACGTGGATATAAGGCAAATAGAGTTCCATTGTGGACATGTAGTCGCAGAGGCAAACGGCGGGTCTACAACTGTTGATAATCTACGACCCATTTGCGCCCAGTGTAACCTTTCAATGGGTAAGACGAATATGAATGAGTTTATGAAGATGTTTAAAAGGAACGTGTGAAAAAAGAAATGGACTCATCCTATCAGGCACTTCACAAGTTCCTCCTACCAAACACAAAACTCGAGGATGTAATGGTGAATATGAATGATTTCAAGAATGAAGCGAGTAAACCACAAGCTAAAACATGTATACAACCGTCTACCAATAGCCCATCCACCGATACACCGACTGGCGTAGAAGACGATCATACACCCAAGCCTGTAATTCCGAGACTGCAAAAGCGTCTAAACGAACGTATTCAGCATAAACTTAGTTTTCGGGAAGAGAGAAAGCAAAAGAAAGAGACTGCTGCCAGACTTGAGAAAGAAGAAAGACTAAGAAGAATCAAAGAGGAAATGAAGGCGCAGAGTAAGATATCTGGATTTCGTGAGGCTGATCTAGAGAGAATTAAGCGAATTGTTCACGGCGTGTCGGGCCAAGGTAGTACAGGTTCTATCGGATAAGTTTAAAGAAGATATTGTATGTAATATACAATATTATCATGGACGTCTTTGTACCTCTGCATTATATTATAAATGCCCACATTGTAAACCACTATGAAAATGTTATTCCAAACATGGTCTTATTCCTGATATTCGGGTTATATTCTGAACGGGAAAATCCTGGAAATGCCATTGGGCTATCAATAGCTTCAATTTTGTTCGGACAACCAATGTTCATAGTACTAGTGTGTTGGATAATATTATGTTTGTTACGAAACATAAGAATTTAATAATATCTGAATCTAAAAGCTCCCGGAAGTACTTCCGAACTTATATTTGAAGCATCACCCAGTATAGAGGTTAGTCCTCCCAACTTACCTCCTGATAGTCCTCCCAACTTACCTCCTGATAGTCCTCCCAACTTACCTCCTGATAGTCCTCCCAACTTACCTCCTGATAGTCCTCCCAACTTACCTCCTGTTAGTCCTCCCAACTTACCTCCTGTTAGTCCTCCCAACTTACCTCCTGTTAGTCCTCCCAACTTACCATTCTTAGACAACGCATCTTGAGCAGTCTTGCTCTTGATTACCTTTACGACAACTACACCAAGAATAAGAGCCACCACTGCACCGATAATTATTCCCCAGTTATTGGAGAGCATACTGAACGCATTGGGAGCACCAGCGTTTTTGATGTCTGCCGATTGCGTTTGCGCGGAAGTCAAGAAGGCAGACAGCTCGCTCGATACTGTTGCGGCATACGCCTCCGAGATAATCTCGGCCAGCTGAAGATCTAGGATAGAGTTTTGATCAATAGTACATGGGGCGTATACGATAGCTCCGTTGGAAGCAGTGATACTTCCGTTTTGACTTACAATTATCGCCCTCGATGCGTTCTGAATGGCATTTGCGATAGATGAGTCAGCCAAGGATTGTTTCACCTTGCTCTGGATTGCCTGAATCTGGTTCATCCCTTGAGGAGTTGCCTGGAAGCCGGTAGACTGTGTCAACAGCTGTCCGGTTGTGTTTTGTAATCCTTGGCTAACAATGTTCGCCATATTGCTTGCTGTACTATCAGACATCTTAGTTATGTCCTTTAACTGTAGGGTAACCTTTTGAGTAATGGAAGGTCTTGAGCAAGTAGAAGGGTTGGGAGGATATACAATGGTACCCGCCCCAGAAGCACTAATGGATGCATTTTGATCGACGGTTATATTGACGGTTACTAAGGCAGACGTGTTATTTATAAGACACCTCGACTGATAGATACTGTTAAGATAGTTTCCAAGGACTGTCTGGAGTGCTTGGCAACCACTATTTGAGTCTTGCGTTATAGATGCGTCGTATTTTGCGCCCCCCAGCATGCCCCCCAGACCCATGGACATTTTTCCGGCAATCTCGGCCGAAAAGGAATCAGTATCACAATCTTGAGTTGCCGCTGATAGCTTACCAAGAAGCATCTGCCCCATTGTTCCGATGTTGTTATTAGTCGGGTCTGCAACCGGTTTATAGTTACTCGCGCATTGATTGGGATTAAAAGCCATTTATTTATATGGTATTTTTTTTTCATTATTTATATAAATATAATCCGACAGCTATAACTATTATCATAATGATGATCGAAATCGCAATTATCACTCCTATCTTTTTATTGGTGGTCGGAGAGCCATTTGGTTCGGTTGGGACATGAACAAAAGAACCTCCGCCGAGTGGCGGGGTCGGTTTAGCCTGAAGTCCACATGATTGTAAGATTCCGCTTCCGTTAGCTGACGTTACGCTACCATTCGCGTAACTAAACTTATTACCACAGATCGGAACACCCCCGGGGTTTAACGATCGGGATTCCGAGATCTCCTTTGCCGTAAACTCGTTTCCGTATTGTGCCCACTTTTGACACATTGGGGACATCATGGCACAGTTGCCCCCAAGGCTCTTCCTATCCTGTGCAGAAAGGGAATCGTAATTGCCCCCAGATATTAAATTCCCACATATTTTGCTACCGTTTTGACAAAAACAAGTCGGGTCGGCAAAGTTGACAAGTTGACAATAAGTTGATAAGTTCTCATCGATGGTGGTATCATCAACGTTACTTCGGTTAATTGGATTGTAGTAAATATTGTAGACTTGACTTTTGTTAAAATCCATTGTTGCTTGTAGGATGTATTTACCCTTATGGGGAGACACGTAAATGATACCCTGGAGTCCCTCAGCGATTGTACTGACACCTCTGTTTGTTGGCGAGAAAACATTGTTAACGTCTGTAAAGTTTATAACGTTCAGTTTCATTGGAATCTCGGGAGTTGTACCTAAATAGAATGGGCTCGGGTAAAAAGCCGCACCTGTTGAAAAACGGAAAAGAGACCCGGATTCCGTAAAGGCAAGATCGTTATTTGTTAAGGCTGCAGTAATACCTGCTATTATCCCCGGAGAAGTCGAATTTATGGAAACGATACGCAGGAGCGGTTGACCCTGATTTTGTATACCCGTATCGGTTATATTTTGGTTATTCAATCTGTCTATTGCGAAGTTAAAGCTACTATTTGACATTTATTACAACGATTAAAATTATAAAAATAAATAAAATAATTCCTCCCACTATAAAAAGCTTGCTGTTTGAGGATGTTGGAGTGGGAGTGGGAGTGGGAGTGGGTTTAACGTCTATTCCTGAATTTCCACAGTTCTGACTAATTTGTAGTCCGGGAACATTAACCTCTCCCTTATCGTATGCGATAGGACCGGCATTACAGAAAACAGACGATACCATGGCATTGCATGTTACCGATTGATTCTGAGAAGGTGCTCCAGATTGCGGTCCCTTGAGGTAATTCTGACAAATGGTATTACAACCGCAGTTGTTGTTAAGGTTTTGCTGGGCCTGAATATTTTGAGCAGTAATTTGAGGCGCATCGACAAAAGGAATTGCATCGTTCTCAGACCGAAATATTGCATATGAGCATTTCTTAGGTTTATTGGGATAATTGGCACAATAACAACCTGGGTCCTGATATTCTATAAAGGAGCAATAATCCCCAAATGTATTATTATCCCATACAAAGCTTGGAGTATTTATAGGATTTGAAAGGAGGTACCACTTGTCGGATTTTGCGGTATCATTACACAATATCCATCTTCCCTGATAGGAAAGAAAAAACTTTGGAATTGGATTATCGTTGTTCCAGCTGGTAAACGTACTTGTACGTAGAGCTGGCCAAGATGTGCTAAATGTGTCGATGGCGGTAAGGGGATTTTTGAAAACACATTTTCCACCGTCAAACAACGCTCCGTTGGGTGAAAATACTATCGACCCGTCAGTTCTATTCATATAACCGGTAATACTACTTGCCGATATGGCAGGTACTCCGGGCACGCCTGATGGTGCAGGTACATTGTCGCTAAAAATTGTTATTATAAAGAACCCGTTTTTCCCGTTACTATACACGTACGGAGAGTTAGGCGGATTTGTGAACACATTAGTTATTGGCGACCAAGAAGACATTTATTATAATGGTATAATAAATTTATCAAAAGGATACGTGCCCATATACATGGATATAGAGCATGTTCCGCAACCACTCGGTGTCAACCACTCGGTGTAATTATCCTTCTTTACACCATAAGGCCTACAATTACCAACATCCTTTCATCCATTTTACAACTTTATTACTTTATCAAACACGCCCTGTACCACCTGGTGGGCGATAAGGATTACCAACCGGGACGAGAAGTTCTCCTTCAACCCCGTAATGACACTGCTGGTAAGATCTTGATCGAGACTTGCCGTAGACTCGTCGAGAAGGATAAGAGGTGAGTTGTGGATTTCCGCGAGAGCGAGCGTAAAGGCGAGAATGACACGACTAAGTTCTCCTCCACTCAACATACTGAGATCGTGCTCTATTCCGCGATAATCAATTTCAAGGTTGATACACGGCTTATCCCCAGTCTTGCTCTCTCGGAATGATTGTAGCTTAACCGATATGGGATTGTCGGGAAAGAAGTGGTCAAGGTAGAGTTGAGCGTGAGCGTTGATGCTCTCAATCATATTGGCAATGGCGATACTTTCAGTCTCGAGAATCTTATCCCGGAAAAGACATGCAGAACCGTATCGTTTCCTTGCCCGGATTTCCGCTATCTTTGACTCTTCTGTTTTCCTTTCGAGTTTCCTGTAGTTCTCCATTTCCTTTTCGGCCTCAATGTACTTTGCTATCTTGGTCAAAATATCAGCTTGATCATCCCGTGTAGCTTCGTGGGAAGTAATGAGTTCACGCTTTTCTACAATCGCTTGATCGAAAGGTTGAGTGTTACCCGACCACTTGGCTCTATGATCACTCTCAAGCTTGGTAATTGCTCTACTGACTTTATCTAATTCTCCCGTATAGTCAGTGATCTGTTTGCCGACTCTACGTATTTGATTACAGTTCTCTGTTTCGCGTGCGATTGTAGCGCGCAACTCTTCCTCATCAATGGATTCATCGACTATTCCAGCCCCCTTCTCGAGTGCTTCGAGTTCGGTCTTCAAACTATTATTCTTTTTTTCAAGAGATGATATGGTACGGGAAAAAACACGATCCCGGATATTTTTCCTCAACTCCTCTACCTTTTCATTCAAGGTTTTATTATCATCTCTATAGCGTTCGGCATCCTGGAGTTCGCTCTCGAGAACATCAACATTATCCAACCCATCGTTCTCCGTCTCGATCGTCTCAATCTCACGTGTAAGTTTCTCCATCTTATCCTTGTCTCGATTGTACCGTGCGAGCTTTTCGCGCAATTCCGTCTCCTTCTTACTAGTTTGTTTAATCTTTTCCATCACGTCTTCCAATGGTTCATCTTCAGTTGGTATCTCGGACTTTACAAGAGACCCATTGAGAAACCGTACACTATTGCTACAATGAGGGCAAGACAACACCTCTTTTTGGAGCTTGACTCTTTCCAGTGTCTTCTTAAGACCCTCAAGGGTAGCGGATGCTTCCCGAAGCGCAGTGGTTGGATCAACATCGAGCTTGATCTTTGTCCTCTCGCCCTTTAGTCTGTCGAGTGTCTTGGCGGTTGTTATTAGCGCTTTTATACCTTCAATCTCATCTCCGATCTCATCCTTTGGAATTCCATCCCAGAGTGTGGGGAGATATTGGTCAAGACGTTTCTGCATATCCAGTAATTCCAATGCCTTCAATTCCTCTACTTTTTCGGTGTTCTCCCGGTATTGAGTCCTTAGTGCCTCGACTGCTCGGTTGTTGAGAAAGCGTTGTAGTCGTGCTTTCAAGACCTCGAGTTCCTGATCGCCAATATACGGTATGGCGGTTGCTTGTAGGGTCGCGACTTTCGCTTGAAGTTCCGACATGACATCTCGCTTCTCCCGAGTGAGAGCTTCGAATATCGCCGTATCGGACTTTTCCATTTCAAGAGCCTGGATCTCCTTCTCGGTTCTCTTTATCAAAGTCACGGCATTCTTGTGTTTAATCTCTGTGTTCCGAATGGCCTTCTCGTAGAGTTCCTTTTTACATTTTATCGGGAAAGGGACGACTGTTGGTTTCTGGGTTTCGGAAAGCAGTTTCGAGGCAAACTCAAGGTTTCCAGTAATACGTGTGTGCTCATCAGCTAGACTTCTCACAAGAGACTTTACCCGTCCCTTGATCTCTCGAATATCAACGTCCCCGAACGCAAACTTCTCTAGAAACTCAAGCTTGTTTGCAGGGCTCATCACGATAAAGGAATCTCGGAGGTCCTGCGGGATATAGCTGACCGAGCTAAACATATTGCCAAACTTCTCCCTGATAATTGCCTCTCCGGCGTCATCTTCATATACATCATTCACAACAAGACGAACCGGTCCTTTAGAACGTATGATCTTTATGTCGGGTAGAGTTAGTTCTACGGAACATGATTTCTTACCGTGGGTTGGTAGTTTCGTCCCAATGCCAAAAAGCACAAACTGTATTGCGATCATGATGGTCGACTTTCCCGCCCCAGATGCTCCGGAAAGTAGAGTGACACCCGAGTCGCCGAAATCAAAGACGCGATCCTCATAACAACGAAAATTCCTAAGATGTAACTTCATTTTTTCTCAAGTCTGTTTTAAATTATTTCATTTTTAATAAATGTATAAACAACCAAATCAACCAATTACACAGGAGGCAATTGAAGAAGCAGCCAACGAAATCACACAGAAGGTCTTTTTAGAATTTAGAAAGACTTTTACAGACAACATCAAAAAAGATACACTAAATCCAGATGACGTCTACATTTTCAGTAAAAATGTTGCAGACTCACTGTTGGCAACCCTGACAAAGCAGCACATGGACAAAATAAAATACAAGTATCAATGGAACAGAAGGCCGGATGTTAGTGCATTGTACTATAAAGTGTTTATCGAAACCGAGACACGTAATATAGAAAAATACCAGCAACAAGTACTCTATCCTATGCTTCAGGAAGCGAGACTAAAGGCCAGAAGGGATTTTTTACTGAGGCGACCGCAAATGGAGCACGAGGTGAGAGATGAAAGATTGCGCCGGGGGAACGCGGAAATGGCGCGCCAAGCGGAGGAGATTAGAAACGCGCGTGCGCGTCAACAGCAAGAGAGGATGCGTCAGGAACAAGAGAGGATGCGTCAACAAGACGAGAGACCAAGACCTCCTACCGGAGCCGGGAACGAGAAATCCAGGTTAGCCGAAGAATTAAGCAAGTATGGCATTACCAATAGGTCTTCTTACAAAAAATGGAGCGTTAAAAATCACCCCGACAGGTTTGGGGGCCAGGCACAGGAACAGATTGATAGACAGACCGCTTTGTTCAAAGACGTCCAACAATATCTGGAAAAGCTTAAAGAAATTGATCCGGAGAACGCTGTCTTTAAATTTAGTATAGGTCGCCTCGGAATGTCACACAAGAAGTCGTACTAGAGTATCCTCGACCATTCCAACAGTTCTCCTTCTTCCCGCAAATGTACAACGAAAATTCTTAAGATGTAACTTTATTTTTTATGTTTTATTAAATTATTTTACTTTAATAAATGGATAATGAACATGAACGCCTCCTCGCAGAGGCAACGTATGACGGGCACAAACTTGGTGATAAACTCATAAGAGAATTTGATACTATGTTTAGTGAAAGATTAGGGACGGCACCATTTGGAACTGTAATAGGTGTAAGACAGGCATGGGACGAGGCCGATGTGGCGGTTCAGAGGATGTTGGTTAAAGCAAAAGGCACACGTCGGGGTATCGACAAAATCATGGTTATAAATCAATACGACCACGTAAAAGTGACCACTGCTGAAAATGATCTCAATCAATTTAAGAATATGATAGGACCGATGGCCGATCAAATATTAAGGGCTGAACAACAACAAGAACAGTTGCAAGCTGCAGAGGGACCGTTACAAGCACATTATCAAGCTGCGGCGCAACAGTTACAAGCAGAGTGTGGAGCTCGTGCGCAACAGTTACAAGCAGAGTGGGGAGCTCGTGCGGAACAGTTACGAGTACAGTCGGGAGATCCCCGCGAGGCAGTTGAGCGGTTGAAGAATCAGATTAAAACTTACGTCGCCGACAATTACCGAAGATTCGACGACCGTCAACTCGAACAACTCGAACGGGTAGAAATGGAAAGACGTGCAGCAAAGGAAGAACGTGCTCGTCAGGGGGATGATAACCCCCCTCGTATTGCTATGCCTCGTCGGCATGTAGAGGAACACGAAAGACGTGCCAAGCCAGCAATATTTCTTGGTCCCCGGGCGAATCAAGAGCGAGAGATCTCTCGCTTCAATGAGGAAGAGCGAGCTCGTCAGGAACTTAATTTTGGTATGGGGAGAAAGACAGGTCGCCGTGGAATGTCACCCAAGAAGTCGCCTCGCAAGACCCGTAAGTCACCCAAGAAGTCGCCTCTCAAGACCCGTAAGTCATCGCCTCTCAAGACCCGTAAGTCATCGCCTCTCAAGACCCGTAAGTCACCCAAGAAGTCGCCTCGCAAGACCCGTAAGTCACCCAAGAAGTCGCCTCGCAAGACCCGTAAGTCACCCAAGAAGTCGCCTCGCAAGACCCGTAAGTCATCGCCTCGCAAGACCCGTAAGTAGCACTAGAGTATGTAGTATTTTCCAATAAATTATTGGAAAACTGATTATATATGACAAGTATATTGTATAATAACGCTACCATGTGGTCTATAGACGATCCCGTCTATATCTTCAAGAACAACAATCCATCTATCATTCGCCTCGGTTTGTGCTGTATCAACAATACCCTCCGTAATCAAGGCAAAAAGTCTGAGATCTTCTGTTCCCGCAGTCTTACCGCCAAGTCCTATACACGTGACAAGGCACATGATCTTGCCCTCCGCAATCTACAGGATCTCAAGACACTCCTTGCTTGGAACCATGACCATGACATCCATCACTTTCGTGTCACATCCGACTTGTTCCCGCGTATTACAGACTCCGTGATACCACGAGATCAACGCCTCCGTGTTGTTGATTACAGCCACATCCTTGCCGATATTGGCCAGTATGCCCGTTCTATCGGCCAGCGTCTTACCATGCATCCCGGCCAGTACAATCAGATCGGAGCGCAGGACCGCGGTGTGTTTGACCGCACTGTCGACGACCTTACCGTACATGCCGACATCCTCGACTATATGGGTATGGATGACAATGCTATCTTGACCATCCACGGTGGCGGTGTATACGGCGACAAGGAGGCTACAATCAAGCGCTGGATCCAACAGTTCTCCCTCCTTCCCGCAAATGTACAGCGACGTATCGCTATCGAGAACTGTGAGCGTCAGTATAATGTCGGGGACTGCCTTCGTATAGCTGCAGCGTGTCGCATCCCTGTCATCTTTGACTCCCATCATTTCGACTGCTATAACTCCATCAACGGTACGTCCTTTCAGGCTCGCGACTATATCGGACATGTCCTTGCCAGTTGGGGTGAGCGTCGTGCTGTTATGCACATCAGCGAACAACGCCCAGATGCGCGTGTTGGTACTCACTCTGACTTCATCGAGGTCATACCCGAGTACATGCTATCTATACCCGACGAGTACGATGTCGGTGTCGATATCGAGGTCGAGGCCAAAGCCAAGGAGGCCGCCATCTTCAAGTTGAGAGATAAATACCATATTTAAAAGTCATTACACTATTTGTGAAATGACTATTCGTGATGTTCGATTACCACCCAAGCCTCCTCACTTCGATACCGCTCCTCCTGGAACATGTAGATGGTGTGGAGAGGTCATTATACCAAAATGTAGGTCAAGATGGCATAAGAAATGTGTCTATCCCTATAAGCTGATCTTCTGGCCATCTGTGACCCGTAATGCGGTCTTCAGAAGAGATATAGGTAAATGTAATGTATGTGGTAAGGTCGAAAAAGGTTGGCATATGGACCATATCATTCCTCTCGCGGAATCAACCGGTGATATATCGTATTGGCAAATGGGTAATTTACAGACGCTATGTAAGGGGTGTCACAAGAACAAGACTTCCGAGGAAGCTACAAATAGAGCCATACTGAGACACGCGATAAGTGATTTAGAGGCATGTGTGGTATAATAAAATGGAAACACAATCTCCTCTACTTCTACCAGTACTACTTCGTGAGATTACTAATTCAGCCCTTGAGAGACGTCTATTTACTTGGTTTATTAACGAGTATGTGGAGTATTTTGAGATCGAGAGTACGATGTTGGCAAAGGCTCATATGGGGCATGATCGCATCATCTTGTTCCTCTACTCGTGTGATGACCAGGTGGTTATTCGTCAAGATGGAAGCTGGGATGTCTTCTCTACAATTGATAATGAGCAAGAAGAGGTGAGTGAAAATGAAGTAATCTATAGCGTGCGAGACCTGATTGCGAGTCCGATTTTCAGGGAAGTTTTGGAACATCGGTTCCAGCATCCATTTACAATTGAATATAGTGAAAAGGGGGTCGATATCACATGGTAGAGCAGGGGAGTATAATGATTTAAAAATACAAATTATTTTTTCAAATGACTGAAAAAATACTTGATTTGGAACAGCGGGACTCGTATAGCCTATTTACGGATAAATCCCTACAAGCACTCTACAATGAGCTTCCCGATGAGGAGAAGGTTACTTACAAGAAACAAGGCGAGTATATGTACAATAAGGACTATGAGTCAACAAATAACGATCTACAATCTCGTATGATTGAGGCTGCCGCCTATATCGTTGAGGGGATGAAGAGTGGTCTCCGACCTTCACAACTGGATGAGAGCGAACGCGAGGTCATGCGATCCATCTACGGGGCTAAGTGGTATGAGAAGTATTACTTTACATCGGAGACGGATTGATACAGATTTAAACCTACACGTGTATTATTAAATGAACGTCAAACATATATCACAACCGTGGTTCGGATATATTCTTTCGGGAAAGAAGACATATGAAGGACGTGTTAATGTGGGATTTTGGAAGACCCTAGTCTCGGGTTCCAGATTTTGTATCACTGACGGAGATAAGAGACAGGAAGTAGAGGTCAATGAAATGCTGTATTTCCGCGACTTCGGAGAGGCGTGGATCGCTCTCCGAGACAGTCTACTGCCAGGTGTTGGTTCAAAAGAAGACGCAGTTCGACTATACGAGCGCTACTACGCCGAGTCAGACATACAAAACCACGGAGTCATTGTCATAAAGTTGAACCTTAAAATTGATTAAAATTTTATCATTCTAACATGATTCGTCAGCTATCGGCGCGAAGATCGAAGCTGACAAGTAGCCATTCTTACCATGTTCGAAGTCGACGAAACGTCACCACGGGGCCGATAGAACTCTCGGCACGCCGGCCACCGTGACAAACGGTATCAAGATGCCCGAAAAATCCAGAAACACGTTACTATGTTCTAATAATAATTTTATTAGAACCAATAAAATCCTCCTATATAATAAATGCCCACAAGAAAATCCCCAATTAAGTGTTCTGTTGTTGTGAAGGGTCGTTCTGTTGTTGCGAACTGTCGTTCCGTTGTGAAGCGTCGTTCCGTTGTGAAGCGTCGTTCCGTTAAGCGCTCTGTTAAGCGCTCTGTTAAGCGTTCCGTTAAGCGCTCCCCTGTTAAGCGCTCCCCTGTTAAGCGTCGTTCAGTCAAGCGCTCCCCTGTTAAGCGTCGTTCCGTTAAGCGCTCCGTTAAGCGCTCCCCTGTTAAGCGTCGTTCCGTTAAGCGTTCCGTTAAGCGTCGTTCCGTTAAGCGTCGTTCCGTTAAGCGTCGTCGTTTGTCTTTGTCTTTCACTGCCAAGCAGATCAGAGATAGCCAGATTCGTGTCCTTTATGACAATATAGATAGACTTGATCTCGAATTCGACCTTCTCAGCCCGGCAGAACGCGTTGAGAAGCGCGATGCGTATGTTCGCAAGTTTAGAAGCCTTGCCAGGCGTATTCAGGATGTATACAGAGTCGAAGGCGAGTCTCCTCCTGCCGTGTATGAGATTCTTAGGGGATGGAAACACGGAAGTGGTGACTTGTCTCGTGCGGGCGCCAATGAAGCCGTAGACCTAACACCACGTCGTTGAAACCTGCCCATTTTGGTCATGACATAATTTTTTGATAAAAGTATTTTTTATTCTATAATAATAAATGCCCACAAGAAAATCACCAGTTAGACGGCGCTCTGTTAAGAGACGTTCCGTCAAGCGTTCCCCGGTTAAGCGCCGTTCCGTCAAGCGTTCCCCGGTTAAGAGACGTTCCGTCAAGCGCTCTGTTAAGCGACGCTCCCCGGTTAAGCGACGCTCCCAGGTTAAGCGCCGTTCCGTCAAGCGCTCTGTTAAGAGACGCTCCCCGGTTCGCCGTCGTCGTTTGTCGTTGTCTTTCACCTCTAAGCAAATCTTAGAACAACAGCGTTCCATTTTGCGTAAGAACATCCAAAAATTTGAAAAGGAGATGCAAACGGCTTCCGGACATTCAGTACATGAGTACGAAAAGAAGATCAGCAATCTCAAGAGACGTCTTAGAGATCTCCGAGACACTGAAGATAACCCCGATAATCTTGTTGAAATATGGGCCAATGAAGGTCGGTTGGGCCTCCGCGAGGAATACGATCTGGACCCTAGAAAACACCGGTTTACACATTAAATATTCTACAAATAAAAAAAATTAATATAATAAATGCCCACAAGAAAATCACCAGTTAGGCGTCGTTCCGTCAAGCGTTCCATTAAGCGCTCTATCAAGCGCCGTTCCGTCAAGCGTTCCCCGGTCAAGCGCTCTATCAAGCGCCGTTCCGTCAAGCGCTCTATCAAGCGCCGTTCCGTCAAGCGTTCCCCGGTTAAGCGCTCTATCAAGCGCCGTTCCGTCAAGCGCTCTGTTAAGCGCCGTTCCGCCAAGCGCTCTGTTAAGCGTTCCCCTCGCTCGTTCAAAAGATCGGTGAAGCGATCAATCAAGAGATCGATGAAGCGCCTGCGCTCTATTCTTAAGATGCGTATGGAGGGAGTTAAGAAGGCCCCTCCTCCGGTTGCCCCTCGTGTCCGTCGCAACCCCGACCTCCTCGCTTCCCTGACAAAGACGAGACCTCATGGCCCCAAGCGGACCCCTCCGTCTCGTGCTACATTGAGACGTCATCATTCACACGATGATTTATAAGAAACGAGTTATTTAGTTTGATTTTATTAAAATCAAACTCTAGCCTATAGTCTACCATACACGAGCTCAAACTTCTCCTGGTTGTGTACACGCTGTTGTCTCGATATGATGTCATCTCGAAACTTTGTCGTATCGTCAAGAAATGACAAACAGGTTCCATCTTGGAATTCTCCATAACTGGGGTACTCACGATCATAATGTGGCTTCACGGAATCCATGGGATCTCTATATGTTGTACCGATTGATTTCGCCTTTGTTCCATACACGGGGCTGTAGAATGGTTCAGACGATTCCTTATCGACGTAATACTGGATCTGTCCTCCTGTAACATTACCATATCCAGTATAGTTCTTCCCGTATCCCGTCAGTTTGGGGTTTCCCGATATGTTGTCATTGATCTGATCGTACACCACCTGTATGGGACTGCTATCCAGTTGCATGAAGTAACTGTGTCGGGCGTCATACAGTCGCGCATCTGCCTTCATGCTCATCATCGCTCCGTTTGAATCTTTCTCAAAATATGGACTATCTTCAACTCCACGTTTATTGAGAAACTTGTACATGTTGTTATCGGTACATTGATTGTTTGTACGGCACATCTCATCCGTTGTGATACTCATACTCGGTTCTACATCATTTATAAATGTCCGATGCTCGAATTCGCCACAAATCGGGCTGTCATATGACTTAAGCTTACCATAGTTGTCATTGTGGAATGGATCCGATGTCTTCGGCTTTCCCGACGTATAATTCCGATTGGGTCTACAAATATTTGGCCTTTCCATTTATATAGATGGAAAATAAATAAACCAATAATAAATGAGTACCACTCAAATATTTACAACATCCGGCACATGGACGGTTCCGGCAGGAAGTCCACCGTCCCAATGGAGTTTTCCGTTTATATACCAAAACTTGTCCCCGTTTGCCAACTCCATAGCCGGAAGGTCGTTTTCGCGGAGTTTACCGTTAATCAGGAGTTGATGTTGTTGGGGTTTATATAGCATCTTATTTTTTTTATTTAATGAAAAAAAGTATTATAAATGACAATAGTTTGGTATTCTATTAATATGCTACTAACAGGCGACGGTGTTTTTAATGGATTTTTTAGTGTAGACGATACAACCAATTTAGTTACCGCTTTTTATGAAACAATTAATAATTCAACTGACTTTAATAATAGTATTTTGGCAAATAATAATTATCAGGGCGCAGATTATGAATTTATAAATAATAATTTCACAGATGGGGGTACGAATATAAACTATATGAATTATTATAATAATCCGGATTCACCTGGTTACAATCCTGTATACGCTTTTTTTAATTTGTACAAGGATAACATATCGGGAAATATAATCTTACGTTTATCCGAAACCGGCGGCATAGTTGACTTGTTTGGCTCTGTGTTTTCGATAACCCCAATTTCAGACCCATCATGTTTTCTAAACACATGTTCTATCCTGACAGACAAGGGATATATTGGTATTTCGAATATCAGGAAGGGGGACAATGTGATATCGGCATTCACACAGTTACCAACTACTGTTGTACATTGCGGGTACCGTTCGGTTAACCTGGATGTCGTCGAAAAGATCAACCATCCCATGGTTATACAGGCCAACCACTTCAAGCACAATATACCGAGTAAAGATGTTGTCCTGTCGGGAAACCATCGTATTATATGTCCTGGATTTTCTCCAACCACCCATCTGGGTATCCAAGTCCATAAACTACACGATTTCAAAATCCTCAATACAGAGGAAGTGTTGGTACTCACCAACCTTCCCGACGTGCGCTACTACCACATTGATGTTGAAGGCGGAAAGAACGCAGTGTTTTGTGATGGTCTGCCCGTAGAGACATTGGACGCTGGAGAATGGGATGAATACACCATGACGGAAAACTAAACTTATAAATAATCTTTTATTTATAATTCTACATATTACATAACTTAGTGATCCACAACACTTTTCTCAATATAGAGGGCGGAACTTATAAAACAGTAATCTTCCTTATCCTCATCGCCACCCTTTCGAGTCTCAATAATTTGTTGTCAGTGCTTTATAATTTAGCGCGGTATTCTTAACTTATTATTTGTAAATTATAGAATTATAGTATAGAATAAATGAGTTTTGAATTGGAGGATTTTTTCCCCAAATATCCCAATATAGAAAAGTCCCGGGACCCATTGTTAAACGTATATGACGATGACTTCAACCAGGCCATCTACAACAAACAGGAGTTTGCCGAATTGAAGCTTGAACGGGCAGAGATAAAGGATCCGGGAGAGATACTCTACAAAGCCCAAAAGATAGTGGCAAGATTCATATCCGGACATACAGACTATGATGGTATCCTTCTCGTCCATGAAATGGGTAGCGGTAAGAGTATGGCAATGTTCGGTTCAATCGAAGGCATCAAGAAATCAAATACCGGATACCGAGGAGCACTTATTTTAACCCGAAATCCGCGCATTCTTGTCAATCTCAAGAAGGAACTGGCGGGAAAGTATGAAGAATATGCCCCAGATTCCTACGAGTCCGAGAAGGAGAGATTACGCCAGATAAACAAACTTGTGTCGAGCTTCTATACCTTCAAGACATTTGACGCACTCCAGAAGCTACTTTCCACTATGAAGGATCAGGAAATTATCGATACATACTCCCATATGGTGATAGGTATCGATGAGGTTCACAACCTTCGCCTCTATGGAAAGAAAAAAGCAGACGCAACACAATATAACCAGATACATAGAATGCTCCACCTTGTCCAAGGGTGTAAGAAGATCATCATGTCGGGAACGCCCATGACAGACACTCCGGTTGAGATTGCCCCAATGTTGAATCTTATACTTCCGGCGAATAAACAACTACCAGTCGGTAATGATTTCTCTGACCGGTATCTTGTAACACGGGACGGGGTTCTGTATATTAAGGACGATATGAAGGACGAATTAAAGTCGTACATGAAAGGTAGAGTGTCATTCCTTAGATCCATGCCTTCGGTTGTTAAGACCGTGTACATGGGAGAAACTATGGGTACCCTCAAGTACTTGAAGGTCTTTCCCTCCCAAATGTCAACCTTTCAGTCTCCTGTATACAATCAGGCATATGCCAAGGATACAACTGTTGGAGCTGAAGTCGAAGAGGAAGAGGAACAGGAAGGGGGCGAAGGCGGTGAGGCAGACGGAGACGATCTCGGTCCCGCAAGTGCTCCCGGTGTATTTTCAAACTCCCGTCAGGCTACTCTCTTCGTGTATCCGGATGGTACCTATGGGTCAAAGGCATTTAAGAAGTACGTGATTGAAAAAGACGAGACCCTTAGCTTTCTTAAAAAGGGAGCAGGAATTAAGGTCTATAGGTTACATCCCGATCTTGAACGACAACTCAAAGGAAAGACCAAAGAGGAGACACTTGCCAATATTGAGAGATGTTCGGCCATGTATGCCTCGATTATTCGTTCCATTCTCGCAACACCCAACAAGCTACATTTCGTCTACGGGAAGCTTGTTGTCGGATCCGGTAATATCTTGCTTGGTTGTCTCCTTGATCTTGTGGGGTATAGACGGGCGCGAGGAAGCGAAACCACACCAGGAGACCGCTATATCGTGTTGTCAAAGCAAACAGCTCCCGATGAAGTTGGACGCGCGTTATTGAAATTCTACAGCAGTGCCCGCAATATGAACGGGGACTTCTGTAATGTACTGATCGGAAGTAAGATTCTTGCAGAGGGTATCACCCTTAATAACATCCAGGAGATTCACGTGTCGACTCCTCACTGGAACTACTCGGAACTCGCTCAAGCCATTGCGCGAGGCATTCGTCTCAACGTCCATAATGACCTAATAGCCGCCGGACAGACTCCCGTTGTCAGGGTCTACCATCATGTAGCAATACCGTTAACTGGTCAATCCCTTGATTTGAAACGCTACGAGTTATCGGAGCTCAAGGATATATCGATAAAGCAAGTGGAGAGACTCGTCAAGGAAGCGGCGTTTGATTGCTCACTTGCCTACGAGAGAAACCACTCCGTCGATGGAGTGGATTACACCAGGGAGTGTGAGTACCAGACGTGTGACTACAGGTGTGATGGCATGGAGTCGTTGAAGCTACTACCATATCGAGCAAGAGACTTCTCCACCTATAACCTGTTCTACTCCGGGGAAAATGTGAAAAATATCGTGGGAGTGGTTAGGCGAATGTTTGGACTGAAGTTTTCCTACACGCTTGATGAGATTCTCCGAGCGTGTAGGGATTATACGGAGTTTAACGTGTTCGAGGCGCTGAGCACCATGGTCTATCAAAATATAGAGATATTTAACCGATATGGGTTTTCATGTTATCTCAGAGAGGACAATGACATTTACTTTATCGTGGAGTCGCTAGCCGCTCGGAACAAGTACTTTCCCAGCAACTATTCGAAGAATCTCATTGTACTCGACGGAGCAAGCTATGAGACGGCGTTTAATAACATCTGTATAGAGGGAATTGGTAGTAACCCCGGGGAGATTAAGCGCTACATGAAAGCACTTCCGGACTTCCTCAAACATGCGTTTGCCCGTGACGTTATCTTCTATCATCCCGTCAACCCAGTTGCCGAAGCTGTAAGCGAATACTTTAAGATAAAGGGAAAAAGTTATACCATTGAGGGTGACACCTATAGTGAACGGGATGGAGAATGGGTGGTAGTTGAAAGCGCACCCGAGGAGGTTGAAGAGGAGAGTGATATTGTGATTGAAAATCCGTATGGATATTCTGGTCTCTACAACGAAAACTTCTTCTGTATTAAAAAGCATATTGAGGGTGAGGAGGATATCCTGGATCCAAGAAAGAAGACAACCGGAAGGGCGTGTCCGAGGTCTTGGCAGATCGAGGAACTTGTCGATATCACAATTGAGCTTGGAGTGCCGTATGAGTCGTCAAGTAACAAATTCAAAAATATCAATACCATGACCAAGGAGGAAATTTTGAAGGCATTACAACATACAAAGGCAAAGGGCAAGGTAGTACAGTATGCGGACAAACCCATAGAGGACCTGAGACGCGCCCTATACTTTTTTAGTTCAAAGAAGGAACGCGCATGTGATGCGATTCGTACATGGTTGGATTCACATGGTCTCCTTACCGAGAATGAGATGTGCGGGAAGAGCGGTGTTAAGAAATTAACCGTACGGTAGTTGGTCGAGATATATTTAATATTAAATATATCTAGCGTGTTCTTGATATAAGGGCGCAAATTTCGTCCTTTCGCATGCTCTTCTTCACATCCAAACCCATCGCCTTTGCCATATGGTAGAGCTGATCCTTAGTATACAGTGCCTTCATGTTGTTTCTATCCAGATAGGTCTTCGTCATACAATCCTCACTGCTGGTGAATGGGGATCTTCCGCTCATTGAGTGATAGTGACCCATTGCTTCGGCCCATTCCTCGGATCCAGGAGCACCCTTTTCGACATTACTTCTGATTTCCTCTAGAATGACTTCTTCTTTAGGGGTAGGAGGATAAGAATATGGTAACAGGTATTCCACCATATCGGGGTTGCGCACATTCGTCAACGCGATAGGGCTTATACCGGCACCTGACCTTAATAGGTATTGAACAAGCTCCACATGATTATTTTTAGCCGACAGTTCGAGCGCGTAATCACGAAGTTCCTTGATACGACGATATGTCTTGGGATGTTCCAATATATATTCTACCATTTGAGCGTCTCCTCTCAGTATCGCTTCATCAAATATCTGTTCCAGTTGATATTGTGTTGGGAATATGACAAAAGGAACCTGGAAGAACCAAGGATCCATTCTACTTTTCAACTCTGCTAGTTCCATTTATAATAGGGATAATTTTATTTTTAACGACGAGGAGAGCGAGACTTCTTGGGTGACTTGCGCTTACGTGCGGGTGACTTGCGCTTACGACTGGGCGACTTGGCCTTACGAGCGGGTTTACGTGCGGGCGACTTGGCCTTACGACTGGGCGACTTGGCCTTACGACTGGGCGACTTGGCCTTACGACTGGGCGACTTGGCCTTACGACTGGGCGACTTGGCCTTACGACTGGGCGACTTGGCCTTACGAGCGGGTGGCGCTCTTTTCACAGGATTGTAAAAAGGTGCTGGCTGGATATTACTTAGCACCGGATCGGCATACGTGTATACATCACCTCGACGACGACGGTTGTGGTATCTCGCAATCTCGTAAGCAAGAGAGATTGTATCTAAGTTTGCCATGATACCGATCTCCCTTCCCAGTTTATAAAGCAGATTTTGGGGTAGAGCAGCGTATACCGCTGTATCATCGCCATATTGATCCCACCTATACTTTCCAATATCTACACTCGGTTGTGGGGTTTTTGCAATCATTAGTGCTAACAGCTCTCGGTTTTTAGCATATCTTTCCAAGCCGAGTCCTCTCATTCTTGAGATTTCGAGCAGATCCTCTACCGATAAATCGCGATAGATCTTATAAATTGAGGCCTCGCTACTTTCGCTAGAGATCATGATACTATGCAGATACTCTACAAGCTGGTTTCGGAGCGTATCTCGGTCAGTGGTCTTAACCGGGAATAATAAGGTGTTTGCCAGTTGTACGAGTTCGTCGTATGATAGAGGGAGCAATACACGTTCGACCGGAATCCAATACATTTGGCCGCCGCTTACACCACCGGCGATAAAGTTGCTCAACAGTTCGTTAAGCTTAGTTTGTGACATTTATTAATAGGCGGAAAAAATCTTGTTCTAAAATAATTTTAGAACAATTATTGTCTACTTACTCTCCGTCATGCGTTTCAGGAAAGTGAAGATACACTCAAGGTCACTTCCACATAGTCTTACCAGATACTCGTAGTCCGGGACGTCGACGTGAGGCCGAGTTGTATGTCGTAGCGTTGTATCTCGCAGTGTCTCGTGTTGTATACACTTTTTTGTGATGCGGGCAATCCAGTATATTTTCTCGTCGTGTGTGGCGTTCAACTCCTGGAAGGTATCGTGAAGGCGCTGGGCGGATGTATCGATACAGTCTGAAATAAGCATCGAATCAGAGACAAGCATCCTGAAGACAGACTCCGAGGAGACGATAAGAGATATAGCGAGTATGAGCTTGAACATTTTTTCCCTTAAAAGGTAGAGGGAAAATATCAGTTTTAAAGTAATGTTAAGTCTCTTCTTGTCTCTTCACTCGGTTCGAACATGCTATTAAAAATCCAGTTAGCTATCTCAACTGGAGTGTTCATTCCAGCTTCTATAGCTTTTCTCCAAAAATAGCTCTTAGGTTCGGTGATTTCAGTAAAAATGCTTGTTTTGGGGTTATACAAACCACACATATTAAAATCAAAAACTTTAGGGATTCCTTCAGCTGAAAAACCGATATTTTCTGCTTTCCAGTCCATATAAGCTATACCAAGCTTCTGCATAAACTCGTTAGCTTTTTTTAACTGAGGTCTATATGCAGTTAAATCCAAAGAACTCTCTTAGCTTGATATAAGCGCGCAAATTTCATCCTTTCGCATACTCTTATTTACATTCAGCCCCATCGCATTTGCCATATGGTAGAGCTGATCCTTAGTATAAAGTGCCTTCATGTCCTTTCTATCCAGATATGTCTTCGTCATACAATCTTCACTGCTGGTGAATGGCGATCTTCTGCTTATTGAGTGATAGTGACCCATTGCTTCGGCCCATTCATCGGATCCGGGAGCTCCCTTTTCCGTGAACATACGATTAAAAATCCAATTATCTACCTCTATTGGAGTGTTCATATCCGCTTCTTCGGCGTTTCTCCATAAATAGCCCTTAGGTTCGGGGATTTCAGTAAAAATGTTTGTTTTAGGGTCATACAAAGCACTCACATCAAAATTAAAAACTTTAGCGGTTCCTTCAGCTGAAAAACCGATATTCTCTTTTGCCCAATCGACATAAGCTATACCGAGATTATGCATAAACTCTTTAGCGTTTTCTAACAGAGATTCGTATACATTAAAATCCAAACCAACATTAACTTCTAAAAATTCCATATCAATATTCGTATAACTACCGTCTTCTTTATTCGGATATATATTGTAAATTTTAACGATATTTGGATGTGAATTCGCCATTATAATTTTCGATATTTTTATTTCTAACTTATTGTTAGTTACTTTTCTGATGAATCTTTTGCCTTTGTAAAATTCCTTAATATCTCTCTTCTCTCCATCCTTGTCAATAACCACTGAAGACCAGAACCAGTCTTCTGCTATTTGTTTAAATCGACTATACATAAGAGGTTTAAGCATTTTATTTAATTCAGCCGGGTCGTATACGCTAGCAACTTGATCTTTTGTTAACCCACATTTCACAGCCATCCACCTATAGTACTCGATAGGTGCATTATATCCAGAATATAAATCCTTTTGAAAAACAAAGCAATAATTTGGGCTCATTTCAACTACCTTATCGGAACATTCCAAATCTTGAAAGAAAATAGTTTTGCTATCCTGAATCAAAGGCTGAAATATCTTTTTAAGATGATCGGGAAGTCTGGTATAAAAAAGCCCAGCTACATTAACATTTTTACAGTTGATTTTTGAAACGAAATTTACAGGCACAGAATGATGAAATACTATTTCACTCCCAATCAGGTCTCCTCCCTCGTTTATAAATTTTTTCAAGTTTTGTAATGATAAAATGGTGTTTTCCGGGTTTAAAAATCCATCCGAATCTAGTTTATTAAAATGCCAGTCTTTTCGGTTAAGAAGAGACTTACAAAAGTATAAACTTATATCGTCGTCAATTGGACTACCAACCATATTACTTGATACTAAATTCATATAGACACCCGGATACTCATCCTCTAATTTTATTTTTGAAAAGTCAATAAATTTGCCTTCCACGTTCTGTTTAGCCAATATATCATCCAGTTCAGTGTAAATATATCCGGAATTTAAAAATTGTATGATATTGTCCACACTAGTTATGATATTGTCTGTATTAGGTGTGTACTTAAGATACATAATATTTATTTTATTAGAAATTTGCGTTGAAGCACTTTGTCCCATTTATTATATATAATAAATAAATAATTGCGATTTAATAATACCTTCGTTTTATTAAAATGTCTCGCTTCTTCGCTCAGGGTTTTAAACGTATTTTCGACCGACACATTATTTTTCATTATACCGACCCTGTACCCAATGCGTCCCTTTTTGCGACAATTGGAGCAGGAACCGGAGCTTATGTTGCCTACGATGAAATCACACGGCATGAAAATACCCTAATGGATTCGTTCCTTACATCAACTATCGCCATTAGTGTGGGAACAACATTAGGAGGTTCATTGGGTTATCTTGCCGGTCCTTTTCTGTTGGCAGGATCAGTCGTTGGAGGAGTATTTACAGGAGTTGTTCTCGCTTCTAAGAATATTTGAACTATCTTGCTTCAACTTGGACTCCCTTGCTATTGGGCGCATTTGTGGGATTTAACTTTCCTGAAAAGTTTGCAGCCTTACGCCAAACTCTAAAGATCAAGGACATTGATCATTTCATGGAGTTTGCTCTTGGAACTCTTTTCCATCGCCAACCAGAGACTTGCTACATCGAAGCCCTTGATCTCTACGACTTTCCTGTTCCCCTAAAATCACAGGAATATTTTGAAGAGTCTATTAACAAGGCTATGCCTTTGTTTAAACACGGCCTCTTGACTACGTGCGAAGATTCTGAGCAAGTACAACCACGGACTTTTTGCTCTGCGATTGAAGTTATTGATGCTTAAAGTATATTATAAGAAGTTTTTGTTTTATCTTTAAAAAAAAAAGGTTAAAAAAAGGTTAAAATAAAATGTCTTATGAGCCAAGAAAAATTCCACCGCAATATGAATGTCCCATTGACAACTTTCTATATAATAACTGTGATAAGCCTTCCAAGTTACTTAGAAAAGTAAACATAACGCCAAACCAAATAACAACGTTTGGGTTGATTATAGGGTTACTGTCTTTTTATTGTCTTTTAAAAAAATGGTATTTGACTGCATTTGTTTTCTATTGGATAGCTTTTTACTTTGACTGCCTTGATGGCTATCATGCCCGTAAGTACAACATGATGACAAATTTTGGAGACATGTATGATCATGCCCGAGATGCTCTAATCGCCGTTCTTATTGTAGGAGCCATATGGGTTGAACTTAGCAATAAAGAAAGAATCGTGTTTGTTTGTATTGTAAGCATAAGTTGTATCCTTATGCTGGTACACATGGGTTGTCAGGAGCAAATTAGTGGGATAAATGAGTTTAATCACAGCCTGAAGTACTATAAAAAACTGTGTCCCAATAAAGACATCATACATGTCACCAAATATTTTGGGTGTGGGTTTAGTATCTTAGTCATTTCTCTTTTTATTTTGTATCTAAAATTTAGGTAAATCTTGGACTTCTTTTTTTTTTATATTAATAAATGAAAATTGTAGTCATAAATCTTGATAAGTCCGTGGATAGGATGAATAATATGAGTAACCAACTCAAAGAATTAAACTTAAGATACAGTAGATTCTCAGCAGTTAATGGAAAAGAGTTACGTAATATTGATTCACATACAAGCTTGCTATGTCAGAAACTGCTTTGTAACAAAAGCATGGTTGGTTGTGCGTTAAGTCATTTACAAGTCCTCACTGATTTTTTAAAAACTAAGGATGACTTTATATGTGTCATGGAAGATGACTTGAAAATTTCAAGTATGTTACCGGACTTCTTAAGCACAATTCCAATGATCTTTAGCAACGTTCAGTTTGATATAATCAGTCTTTATTGTGTTGGAATGTGTTTTGGAATTGAATTGTTTCACATCAAGAATTACAAAGTCATAAAGCCTATATTTCCTTTAACAACATCTTGTTATGTTGTAAGTCGTAAAGGAGCTGAAACTATAATTCATCTTTTAGGTGACAAAGTCAACTATCACGTTGACTTTTCGATTGCCATAAATAACTTAAAAGGTACTATTAACTATTTCTCTTTACATACTCCTCAGCTTATAACAACGATTAATCAAGACTCAACTATAGGGACAAAATCGAAAAGTATTATTTTAAAAACAGTTGATACCATGCAGTTAAATTTCGTGTCTTGGTTATTAAACACACCGATCATGTGTATAGATTTGAAACATACTATTTCTGTATATATGTTGATACTGTTAATTGTATTTTTAGTTGGAGTCTGCAAAAAGCTATATTTTTTGACAGTGTTTGCCTTGATAGAAATAATACTTATGACGATGAGTTAATTTTTGGTTTAAAAATGATTAAATTTAAAAAATACATTTGAAAGCAGACCATGAAGCTAAAAAACACAATTAAGCTTATGTGGGAGTCTATGTCTATGGAGCGTTTGAAAACGAGCTCGTCCCTTGGATGGAAGCATGTCTAGCCGTGCGCAATACTCCCAAAAACTAATTGTTTTAATTAAAACAATTATTAATTCGTCGAACCATGACATACCGCCTTGGCGAAGTCCGTGGAAACTTCAGTACTCTTTCCGGATATAGTCTGTCCTATCTCTCCCACGACGCTCATTGCCTTTGCGAGTGTCTCGATCTGGTCATCATCGTCAGTGTCTATATTTTCTCTACATTTATTTTTAATTTCCTTTGCATGTCCGATCAAGCTTGAAAACGCCCGTTTGGTAATAGTGATGGCATTCGGGTCCTTTATGAGGTTCCCCTCCTCGTCCTTGAGATATAGAATACGCCTTGATATATCGGTACACAGGGCATTGTTCTTGAGGGAACCGTCAAGGAAGACACTCGCGATCGTCTCTCCCCCGCCTACGATGTGCTCTAATGTAAGCTTCCTAGCATCCTGTGCTAGATTCTCGTCTGTGATAGCGGTGAAGTTTTGCTGTTGGATGCTTATGTTGTTGTTAGTTGTTTTTGACTTTGCCTTAATGGCCACATCTTTCATATCCAACTCGAGCTCTCGAATCCTGGTTTTAAGCTCGTCAATTATCGTATCCTTGGTTTCTATTATTTTTTCAAGTTCTTTTATCCTATTAATATCTAAATAGTTAATACATACTTGAATATGGGTTTCTAATCTTTGCTTAGTCGATAGCTCCTTATTACATCCACTACAAATAAAGGATTTGGGCTTGTTTTGGGGCTGTAATTTTATACAGTATTTAGTGGTTTGCTGATGCTTTGAAAGATTACTTTTACTGCTAAAACTCTTCCGACAGAATTGACAATCCATTTATTTAAAGGATTTTTTTTAATTTTTTTTAATTTCTTGGAAGAAATTATTTTTTTTAAATATAGTTTTCATATCAATTAGTACATTGTTAAATTTTGTTAAATTTTGTTAAAATTGTTAAAATCACGCCTTGAAAAATAGTAATTATGGATTTTTTGGATTTTGTGTGTTGGACCATTATTATAGATAAGAGGTGTTGAGAAAAAGTTTATAGAGAAGTATTTTTTCTTGAGAAAAAGTTTATAAAAATATATCCGGCGGTAAAAAGTAAACTTCTTCTCAAGAAAAAACTTACATCTTTAACGACTATATGACATTGTAACGGGAATATTTATACATACGGGAAAGCAAGATGTCCTGAGAGAAATTATGCGATGATTTGATTTTAAACTAAAACATCTTTGAGGATTTTAAAACTGAATTACATCCAACCACCCTATAGTTAAAATGTTTACCGACTACATGCTTGAATTTTTCAATACATACGTGGTTACAGCGGTGATGGTTTGTTTGATCATTCGTCTAATATTGCTGTCCGTTACAGCCGACATTCCGGGCAATGTCAGAGCACTGTATAAAAATGTAGTAGCTTCGGTTCTTGATGGTACGGGAGCCACTTTGATAATTGGAACCCTGTTATATTGCGGTAATGGCGCCTTGATATTGATAGCATTGTCGTTCCTAAATGCTGTAGTGTATCCGACCCAGTATACGAGGTAATGTGGGGTTTCTATTCCGTTATAGGTTTAACATTACTTTTTGATATCGTCCGCGAGAATTCTCTTGTTACAGAGTTGTCTACGCCGTTTGCAGCATGTTTTATTTCTACCACAGTTTCGTCTATAAGTACAGATCTTATTAGTTCGGAATCGGGCGTTTCTCCGGTAAGTGTGCTCTTTACCTCGAGATTAATTTTCTGTGCTGGTTCCACTATACTACGGCAAATACGTTTGGCTAATGTTGTAGTCCCGGGATCCAGGACAATCTCGCCCTTTTCGTTCATATATTGTGTATTTCCTCTCGAAGTGTCGGTAACTTTATAATTATTCTTCAACGTTCCCCTCGAGTGCAAAATACGCTATGCCTTGCCCTCCGAGGAGCAGATGCTCTTTTGCAAAGCGAGTAGCGTCTTCGGCAAGCTTCTCATCTGTAATGGGTGTGAAGTTCTGTTGAATATTTGTAGTTATGTTTGTCGTTTTCTTCGCCTTTATTGCCACATCCTTCATATCAAGCTCGAGTTCCCGTATACGATTTTCCAGTTTTTCGATTATAGATTCTTTTTCGGTTAATTTTTCCCGCGTATGCTCCAACTCTAAATCTCTGTTGTTGTCTTCATTTTCGGTTTTGACCTTTCTACATGTCTTTTGATGTGCCGTCAAGTTATATTTAGTAGTCAGATACTTATCACATGCTTCACACTTAAACTCCATAGGTTTAGTCTTTGATTGTAGGTCAATACAATATTTTATGGTTTTCTGGTGTCTGGCCAGAGACCCTTTTGTGGCAAAGCTCTTTCCACAATACTCGCAATTCATTTATTATCAAGTAGGAATTTTATTTTTGTTAAGAATTAACAAAAATGTTAAGATTAATATAGTATGCTTTAAACAACAAGTCTAAAAACAATGTTAAGCATTTTCATAAATGTTAAGCATTTTCATAAATGTTAAGCATTTTTAAAAATTTGCGCCTCGAAAACTTATTTTTCCTACAACTGCAGATTTTGTGTGTGTTGGGTATTTGTGGGAATGGAGCTATAAAGATTTTTCATAGAAAAAGATTAACACATCTATATGAACAACTTCTCAATAGCTACAATACATTGCCCGGCAGTGTATCTATCCTTCTCAATCGGATTTATCATATTCATTATAAGTGACTGCCACTTCGGGGGTATCTTTCTACCCACTATACTTCGGAATGAGTCTTCCAATAACTTCGGGTTGGAGATCTCCACAACCTTCCTGGGATGTACCGGGAATTCAGCTCTCGTAATCATAACATAAAAGGTTACTCCAAGTGCGTATATGTCTCGCTTTACAAATGCCTCGAACTCTATAGGCATAACACGGTTCAACAATTGAGGAGATGAGTATGTAAGTGTTCCCAGGTTGGGAGTCTTGAAACAATCATCCCTTACACACGCAAAGCCAAAATCGATGTATTTAAGCAAGCCCTCATCCATCATTATATTTTCCGGCTTGATGTCCCGGTGCGCAATCCCCTTGTCGTGAAGAATTTTAAGACCTACGCACAACTGAGTGAAGAAGATGGCTAGGAGTTCATCCGGGTATCCATTCCCTATATTCAGCATGTCAAGGAGATCCACACTATCGGCGCACTTATACATAGTGGCTACCGACTTTGGATCAATATCAGGGGAAAACCCCAAAAATTCAGCATATCGGGTAGCCAACGAGGAATTTCGCATGGAGTCATGTAAGATAACCCGTCTAACAAGTATAAAATGAGGATCTTCTTCGTTTCCAAATTGCTGTCTTACCATGAGGTCATTCTCTACCAAGGGTTCTGTCATCCTCGTCAACGGAACCACCTTTATGGCAACCACTCCAAAACCGTCAAGCAATGCTTTATAGACGGTACCAGAGGCGCCCTGGCCGATAGAATCGCGCAGTATGAGTGTTTTTTTATCACCGTTGTTGTTCTCATAGACAATCTTTGTCATTTATTATTTACAGATATTTTAAAGATTGTCTATAAATAATAAATGGAAGCACTAAAGGTTAAACTCCCCGAGGGAGAAACCTACTACCTCGTTGGTGAAAATACCACGCCTTTACTTGACGTACTGATTTTTGAAAATAGTATATCGATACGAGAACATACTGACATCGGGTATACGTACCGATTAACTCTCGACAAGGAGAGGTCCACACCAGAATACTTGACGTTTACGACAAGAGCGGAAGGTATCATGTCATACTTTACGCATCAGATAGACATATTAGTTGACCTGACGGGAGGCGGAACACCGGATGCCCTTCCGGTATTTGGAATCAATTCGGGGATCCCTATCCTGGGGCTGTTTAATGAGACATATGTCCTAAAGGTTAGACCCCCGTAGGTTAGACCCCCGTAGATTATTCCGCTCCTTTGGAAAAGTAACATCGAAAGTAAAATTATAAAGAATATGGTAAAGTACAAAATGAAATTGATTGTAAATTTCATTTTCTTATAAGTATAAAAAATGAGTACTTACGAGTTTGATTTACAGTACCGTTGTTTCGTTTGGAAATTGGACGGAGAATTGCACCGAGACGGTGACCTGCCAGCTCTGGAAGATAATGATGGTACAAAGAAGTGGTATCAAAACGGTCAACTTCACAGAGAAAATAATAATCCCGCAGTTGAGTATGTGGATGGAAGCAAGAAATGGTACATTAGCGGTAAACCACAACGCGACGGAGACAAGCCGGCCTATGAGTACGCCAATGGAGATAAGACTTGGTTTAAAAATGGCCTCATTAACCGTGATGAAGACAAGCCGGCGATTGAGTTTGCCAATGGAAAGAAAGTGTGGTATAAAAACAATCAGATACACCGCGACGGAGACAAGCCAGCGTTTGAAGACCCAACGGGGTCTAAACAATGGTTCCAATTCGGTCAACTTCACCTCGATGGAGACAATCCCACAGTTGAGATATTTGGCGGAAGAGGTACTTCTGGTCGCAAAGAATGGTACCAAGATAACAGACTTCACCGAGATGGAGATAAACCCGCAGTCGAAGAGTATAGAAAAAAATCATGGTATCAAAATGGCAAGCTGCACCGCGATGGAGATAAGCCGGCAATCGAAGACATGAGTGACAAGTATTGGTATCAACACGGAGTCTTACATCGCAATGGGGATATGCCCGCGTTTGATTCAGATAGAAGAAAAGAATGGTACCATTACGGAAAACTTCATCGTGACGGAAATCAACCTGCTATAATATTCGATGATGGCTCGGTGGAATACTGGGTGGATGGAGAAAGAGTATGGCCCTCCGCCGTTAAGACGAAAGAGATGATTGGAGCCGAATGTGTGATTACCTATGAAGAAATTACCAATGAGACTGAAGTTGGTTTATGTATCATTTGCAACAAGGTGATTGAGTACAGAGCCTTACAGGAGTGGCTGAAAAGTAGCAAGTCATGTCCTCATTGCAGAAGCGAGTGGACAAATTATGTAAAGTATATTTAGTGATTGTATCCATGTCACCTATAAGATAGACGTATTAGTTGACCTGACGGGAGGCGGAATACCGGAAGGGTGTCCGGTATTTGCTGTAAACACGGGGATCCCCATCCTGGGAGTATTCAATGAGACATATGTCTTAAATGTAAGAAAAGTATAAATTAATTTATATTATAATAAAGATGTCATCTGAACATGTGTATGATTTTAGCGATAGAACGCTAACGCAAATTGACACTATAGAGATAGAGAATGTTATGTATAGGAGAACGAAGACATGTAATGCGGGGGGGCGAAAGATAAAGGTACTCACCAAGCACGGAAAGGGAACTCGTAAGTATGAGATTTGTCTAGTTCTACAACCCAGTGTGCCAAAAAAATCCTCTTCGAAAGATGAAGATGAAGATGAAGATGAAGATGAAGATGAAGATGAAGATGAAGATGAAGATGAAGATGAAGATGAAGATGAAGATGAAGATGAAGATGAAGATGAAGATGAAGATGAAGATGAAGATGGAAAATATTTTTTAGGTCCTCTGGAGGAGGAACACCCATACGAAAAAGAATACTTACCCAGAAATTTAAAGCCTGATCCTATACCCGAGGGTATGTATCTTACTCGGGCTATTAAAGATGACGAAAAACAGTTTAGACAAAATTTAGAAAAATTAAACTTGTTAAAAGGGAGATATGGAGATAACAGAAATAAAATATTTGAATGGATAAAAAAGTCAATAGTCGACTATAATGAGTTTGAAACTCAAAGGTTAGAGGTTGAGGAAGAAAGAAATATAAGGCTGGAATCCCAGTATACAGCCAAAGATTTTCAATACGAGCATATTGCCAATACATATGACAAAGAACCTACAAGAACATTTCCACTGATAGATGCAGACAATGAAAGCAAGTGTAAAAATAAATCTCAGGCTGGATTTAGGATAAAAGTACCCGAAACCAATAACCTACAGGATATCCCTCCAAACTGGAAAATTTTAAAAGGTAGAATAGGCGATGCAAGCACAATCGGGAAGGCCTATTTGGGATGTCGTATCACAGCCCAGCCCCCTTATGAAGAATGTTCTCCCGGAGACGCAAAGTATATTATTAAAATTATGGAAGTTGACAAAAGTCTAGATTATATGGGGAGGGTTGGTGCATTCGATATCGATGCTGTTCTTAATGAGATTAATAACCAAGTCACTGCAAGTTTATTAGGTTTAGCTCCGAAAATTTATGACGCATTTTATTGCAAGTCTTTTGTCGAAAAGGATGGAAAGCCGATAAAAACAATTCCAGACAGATTTGTGATGCCTACAATTCGGCAAAATCCTTCAAATAGTGTTTATTATATAGAGAAAGACAACAAAACAAATATTATTATTACCAATTGTAGGGAAGCAAAAGACGAACCCGGTAAAATAGTATGCTTTGTACCCACTAGAATGGTTTACATTGTAATGGATAAGTTAGACGTTACAGTCTCTGAATTCTGGAAGACCGTTGGGAGCGTATACAATACTTTCATAGATTCAAGTGTATCAAAATTATTTGAAGATCTACATTACAACGCATGTATACTTCATGGAGATGCACATGATTCAAATGTGATGTTTCAGTTCTCACCAAAAGCCCGTGAGATTTTTAAAAAAGTTTTAGAAAATAAAAAGCATCTTTCTGAAGAGGAAATAAGAGATAGGAGAAGCGACTTTTACGATCCAGACCGTAATTTCCACGGAAGCAAAATAATGTTTATAGACTTTGGGAAAAGCGTACAGTGTGTAAAGAGTGAAAAGTGCGAAAGCTATAAACGTGCGCCCGTATTAAAAGCGGGCCCGCAAGGTATAAAAATGACACCAGAACGTATGGCACTAGACAGGTCTAATTTTTTTGGCCTACAAAGAAGCAAAGAAGATGTTGATAAATTTTTTGATCCATTTGCTTGATTCAAATAAAATCAAAAATTTTATTTGACGTTCAGTTTCTTATAATTGCTTATATAATTTAAATACTCATTTTTATTAGGATTGTCTGAGTAACTCCTTATACTTTCGACTGAAATGCCGTATTCCTCTAAACCATCATAGACTGGTATATTGGTGAGGAATTGCGTTATATTATTTTTCAGTAAGAAGTCTGCCATATCCTTTTCATCTAGAGACTCTCCACACTGGACAAGGTCGTTTTTGACGTAATACGAGCAAATCGTGATAATCATTTTTCATGTTTATTTCACGATTAAAAAATCAGTTTTAAGTTATAATAGAAGAAGTTACGATAACACACGAGCGAGGGTGAAGAAGTAGTCACTCAAACGATTAAGCCATATCCGGATCGTGTCATTGTCTATTCCGGATTTTAGAAATTCCCGCTCTGCTCGTCGGGCAACTGTACGACATACATGTGCATGTGATTCCGCTACGTTCCCTCCACCTACAAGAAGAAATGTTGTAAGTGGAGGGAGCGTTGCTTCCATTTCGTCTATATATGATTCCAACGCATCGATGATACCCGTGATATCTGGTAATGTTCTGCCGCCGGGATTCGGAGCGGCAATGACACTGCCGATATTTAGAAGTATTTGCTGAAGCTTTCTTAGCCTCAACGTTGTGACACCAACATTACATGAAATCAAAACTCCAATGTGGGAGGATAGTTCATCTAATGTGCCCAGAAGATCGAATATGGGTTCAGTCTTTGACAACCGACTCCCATCGTAGAGTCCTGTTTCTCCGTTGTCTCCTGTCTTTGTGTATATCTTGGGCATTTATCATTATCATTGTGGCTTTAAAATAGTATTTTTATTTTTTGTTCTAAAATTATTTAGAACAAATTTAAACCAAAATAACTAAAAATTCTTGGTTCTGTCCACCTTTACCATTGTAAATCCGAGGCGACGCTCGAATACAAAAAATGGGTGCATGCCCGAAATCCACTCGCAGATATTGTCATGGCCAAATGTCCATGCTTGAGAAAATGATGTCTCGATTATTGCCCGATAAAGATCGGTGCCGACGATATTTTTTAACTCTGACTTGGCCAATTGGAGATTACCGGCACGGCAAGCAATGTAGAAATCAGAATCGACTGCAGACATTTTGAAGGGAAGCTATATTTCCTCAGAGTTGTAGAAAAAAATCAATTTTTACTACAACTCCTCGTCTTCTAGTTTCTTGTCTTGGGCATTTATCATTATCATTGTGGCTTTAATATTATTCTAAACTGTTGCCTTCCAACACTTTTTAACTCTATCTATGAAGCCATACTTACAGGCGATTTGTACTACTCGATCAAATATATCGTCTCCGTCCTCTATCTCGCCCCGGTTGTTTATATACAGGTAGTCAAGTGAATCCTCGTCTATACAAACACAATTTAGTCTTTCTGCTATCATGCCAAATATTACAAGAAGGTCATTATTTTTGAGTGTCTCATATGTTATTATCTCATCTAAGGTATCGTTTATAAGTTTCTTATTGGTTTCTATGTCACTCATTTCCACTTCGCATTTTTTAAATCCATGTGAACATATTTCACAAAAAATTGTGAAATATTAAAATTGGGTCGAGAAGATTATTACGAAGCTACCACCATGATATTCTCAAGATAGTGGAGTGTGCCACGAAGTCCCATCACGGCCATTCCTCCGCATGCTCCTATAATAATAAAGGGGGCAAAAGGAAGCGAGACCGTTGCCCCAATACAGGCACCCAATACTCCGTTTCGAATCTCGTTATCACTATTGGCTCCCGCGATGCCTCCAAGTCCGGTAAAGAGCACGATATTGGGATATGGGTTACTGTAATGATGGACTACGTGACGACCCACAAATTTACGAAAAGCCTGATTGAACATTTACTAAACCGAATTTACGGGTGAATCAATTTTACTCCATGTTGGTACCATTCGTTGTCTTCATTCACACGCTCGATTGCTGGTTTACCTCCATCCCGATGTAGAAGGCCGTCTTTCATCCAGGATTTATTTCCACTCGCCCAGTCGATAGCGGGTAGGTCGCCATCCCGATGGAGCCTTCCATCCTGATACCATTCCTTTGTTCCATCCAGATATTCGTTTGCCGGCATGTCATTAATACTATGTAGGCGTCCAGACATATTATATGTTGATTTGACGCCATTTGAGACCCGATATACGTATTGCTGTCCTTCAAAATGGTATTCTTGTGACCGTCCCTTATAAACTACAGCCGGGAGGTTGTTATCCCGATGTAGTCGTCCGTCCTTATACCAGCACTCGACCCCTCGTATACCTTCAAAGGCCGGTAGGTCGCCATCCCGATGGAGCTTTCCATCCCGATACCACCTTGTACTCCCCTCTTCATCAATGATGCTTTCAATAGACATTTTCTAAACTGATTTATGTCTTAAAAATCAGTTTTAAAAGGATTTCCTCTGTATCTTCCCTTCAAGCCACCATTCATTGTGTCCGTTTACCCTCTCTATTGCCGGCAGGCCCCTATCCCTATGGATTTTACCCTCAAACCACCATTGCTTATTTCCACACGACCACACGACTGCCGGTAGGTCGTTATCCCGATGAAGCAGTCCATCTCTATACCAGAGCTTGTCGCCATCCGCATATTCGATGGCATGAAGGTCGCCATCACGATGGCGCACACCGTCCTTATACCATGCTTTAGCTCCGTGTACACCGACAAATGCCGGTAGGTCGTTATCCCGATGAAGCAGTCCATTCTTGGACCAGAGCTTGTCGCCATCCGCATACTCTATTGCCGGTAGGTCGCCATCCCGATGGAGCCTTCCATCCCGATACCACCTCTTATTTCCTTCCTCATCTATAACTGGAAGATATTCGAGAGACATTTACATAAACTAATTGTGCACTGCAATCAGTTTTAATATACGTGTGTAGATTTATCATACCACTGTAAACTTAGAGTATATGATGGCGGGTAGATTACATTCACGATGAAGACGGCCATCTCGATACCAGGCCTTTTCTACATTGACACCAGGCCAATACCAACGTTTGTGCCCATTCATTCCTTCAAACGCTGGTTTATCGTCTTCTCGATGTCGAAGACCATTTTTGAACCACTCTTTGGTTCCATCCTCCCATACGATGGCGGGGAGACCGTCCTCTCGGTGACGAAGTCCATCCTTGTACCAATGTTTATCTCCCTGTATTCCTTCAAATGCTGGCTTATCTCCCTCTCGATGAATCATACCATTCTGATACCACGCTCTATCCCCCCTCGATGTCTCGATTGCCGGTTTATCACCGTCACGATGTAGTTTTCCATGTTGATACCAGTATTTAGTTCCATCATCCCAGCTCATAGCCGGCAGGTCTCCATCCCGATGAAGCATTCCATCCTTGTGCCATATCTTAGTGGACATTTTTTTCTAAACTGATTGTACCGGACAATCAGTTTTATTTATTGTGATATGCTTGTGGCTAAAACGTCCCTAGGTACTTCCAACACAACACCGACACGAGCGTTATACTGAAGATCCCCCACATGATATCCATAATGGCGTAGCTCCAAGTATAGTTTTTAAATATCGCTTTGTTGGTAAGGTCAAATGTACCAAACATAAGGGCTCCCACAAGAGCGGCCATTTTTATAACATCCGACATGTTCTTAGCGTGTGGTTTTATTATAAAGATATAAGCAAGCGGAGCCATCAAGTAATAAAGGGCTATTGGGATAGGGTCGGCTTTTAACGGAGAGCCCTGGACCTTCTCGACTGTTCCGTTGTGTAGCTTCCTCGCCCCAAGTATCCAGACAAGATCAATGATAACATATAGAATGAGGAATTTCAAGTAATCGACGTACATTTATAATAGGAATTTTTGTACAAAAATTCCTATCCTTTTTTACTTGTGCGATAAGTTGTCCGAACACCAGTGGCATTGGCAGTGTGAACGGCAAATATCGAAGCCCCGGTGTTGACGGATACCGTCAACACTAAATGTGGGTATTTTGGGTCTATAAAAGATGAAATATAAAAAATAATAAATATTTTTTATAATAAAATGGCACAGACTCACCAAATTAAATATATTGGTCCTACTATCATGCTTGTATTAACTCTTGTAATCTTGGTACTTATGAAGCCTAAATTCGTCCAGACTAACGGCAAGGTATCCATTGTAAAGGCTGTAGGAATTTCCCTTGTTCTCGCACTCTTACTTGCTGTCGTCCTCTACTTTATCCCCATGTAAACTGATTATTTTCCACGCCATTCTATTTATACTTAATTTAGAGTTTTTAAATCTTTGTATTTTTTATGTCAATTCGTAAAAAATACAACTGTGCCACTACGATACATTTGCGTATGGCATATTGCGATAAGGAGCTATCTGGGAAGTAATCTCCTGAGCAATGGACGCTGGGATGTTCGTGTATTGGGAAAGCAGAGAGTTGATATAGACACCTGAGTTCATATTTCTCTTAAGAATTTTATATGTAAAAAAATTCTTAAGAGAAATTTGGTTTTTTAAACTTAATTATCAATACACGAGCTCTCCCATTCCCCGGCTTCAAGTGTCTCAACCGGTAGTCCGTCACAGAACACGGCGTTTTTCCCTCCCGCTAGGCGGTAGTACTTCAGGACGTCGCTACCTACTACCTCCAGTGCTTTATCCATTGTTAGGGTGTTCTTTACGACGTTTGTTTACGACGTTTGTTAAGAAGATTAATATACCCATGTTTTACCATTAGATTCATAATCTTATCGAAAACATAGGTATCTTCGCCTTCTAATGCCCCATTTTTATTTATGTATAAGTAATAATGCCTATCCTTATCTATACACATACAGTTTAGACGTTCAGCTACCATACCTACTATATCGTAAAAGTCATTCGTTTTTATCGTTTCATATGTCACTACTTCTTCCATTGCTTTTATGATTAGATTTTTATCGTATTCAATGCCACCCATTTATACTTAATTGAGAGTTTTTAAATCTTTGTATTTTTTATGTTAATTCGTAAAAAATACAACTGTGCCACTACGATAATAATAAAATAATGGTTCTACGAAAATCTTGGTTGAACTCTGGATTTTTTATGTTTACCAAATCCATCATAAGATTTGTCATGTCTGAAAATTCATCATCTGTGTTCGTTTCATCTAAACCATATAGATTTTTAACTCGTAGATACATATGCTGAAATATATCAGCCAACCGTAGGTAATTTATGAGTATTTCCAGTCTGTGATCACATCGTTTCACCCCATTCATATCGTAATATACAAACTTTTGACGGTGTTTATCCGCACACTTGTACAAAACGTTCCCGGAACCATCAGTCAGTATGTTGGATACTAGGAAGTGTGCTATTCCCTTCTGGCCTTGTTTTATGTGTTCATCATCTATCTTATCAACAAACCTTTCTCGTATAATCTCCGGATCAAGATCAAGGGGTTTCATCATTTTTTTCTCCTCTATCATAGTATCAAGTTGTTCCGTCTTTGATTTAAGTTGTTTTTCTAGATAGTCGATTCGTGCCTTGTATTCTTCTATAATGGTGTTGGTTATATCCTTCTTATCGGTGTTTGCCTTACAGGTAGCTGTATGTATTTTGAGGCGGTTCTTAGACGATAGCGATTTAGAACACATCTCACATATGTACTCATCTTTGTCTCTACACGACTTTGCATTTTTTAAATGTGTTGCTAATGTATATTTATTTGAAAATACCTTATCACAGCGATCACAGTTCATTTATTATAGGGAGTTTTTATTTTTAATTAGTAAAAAAATAAATTGTGCCATCGTAATAATTCCGCGATTAAGTTTTTTTCATCAGGTAGGAATTCATGTGATTTTAACAAACTTTTGTTGGAAAATGAAAATGCGTCGTATGAGATCATTTTAGAAAAAGTTTGTTCATCGAACCAATAATTCTCTTTCGCGGTGGTTGAGATTTTTAACAAACTTTTGTTAAAAAATAATTTGTGTCCATGTAAAATTTATAAATTCCTAGTCTTCAAAAACAATGTCCGGTTCCGTAAAGTTCTTCCTCACCGTGTCAAGACTCACACCGATGTTATGTCGGAAGAGGAACTCCCCCAACTTCTGAAAGTCTGGTTGCCCGCAGTAAGGAATCTTACCCGTGAACTTCTCGTATCCCAGGAACAACTCCCGCCCACGTGTGTGATTCAAGGCCGAGACGTCAATTCCCGTCTCAGCGATTGCCTCGATGATCCCATGTTCCCGGATAAGCCTAAAGGCCTTCTTGGGACCAATGAGTCTGATATTCGAATTGTAGTCGGTTCCACACATGATACAGAAATCAAGGAACTGATCGCTTGTAAACTCAAGGGCGGACAACACTTCCTCGTAGTAGACTACGGTTGCCGTTCCGGATGATGTATTGATTCGACTCACAAACATGGGCGCCCCGTATGCCAGTACATCACTGTCTTCGCTGAGGACAAAATCCACCTTGCCTTGTTTACACAGATCACTACATGTCGTCTCTGCCTCTACGGCTGCATTGAAGAATGGCACACCCAAGAGCTGGAATAACGCCTTGGAATTTAAGAAATCACTCTCCTGGACGTGTACAGACTGCTTGCTGATCCGGTCAACCTCCCGTTCCAGTTCATCCAGATCAACCGCCTGTGCCCTAACAACCTCTTCCCTTCGCAACAGCCTCTTGATCTTTGTCTTGTCCTCTAGCTTCTCATGAAGGTCGAGTAGGATCTGCTCAATCCTACCGCTTGTATGTGCTACAACAAGAGCATCCTGAAGTGCTGTAATCCTATCATCGAGTTTATCCCTCTTCTCGCGTCTAGACTCCCGCTCGGCCATCTTCTCCTGAGGGGCAGATGTATCGTAGATGAAACAACAGTGGATGTTATGTTTTCGAAGTGTCGAGACGAGATTCAGGATGGCGGTAAGCCATCTATCTCCAAAAATGGTAATGTATTTGAAAACATAGAGGCTAATATCTACAGCTCCTTTCTGGTATTGTAGATCCCGTATGTTGATTTCATGAAATACTTGAGGACATTCGTCCCGAAGAAATTTAGTAAGTCCGCTAATACCCATATTTGTATACTGGAATACAAATACTTAATCATTTTTATTACAACTTTAAAAACCCATCCATGAAGTGTTTGAAAACCCCGTCATCCGTGTAATCGATTTCGGCATCCAGGACCGTCACGTTCTTCTCGACTGACAGCCAGTCCTCGTGTCGTTCGTGAATTTCCCGCAGGTAATCGATGCTTATTCCAGTCTCTTCCTCTCTCCCCCGGATGTTGACCCTCTTATGGCTCGTTTCCGGAGAGCACTTCAAGTAAAGGAAGTTCAACACATCGGGTTTCTTGGCATTGGCCTCGATCCAATCAAACCATCGCAAGTAGACTTGATGCTCGATGTCGTTCATAAGCCCAGACATATGACAATTCTTCGCAAAGATGTTCTTGTCACTCCAGATCGACCGCTCGATAAAGACAAACTGTTTCGTGGTATCGATCTCGGCCAACTTCTCGATCTTGGAGATGAAGGCAATATTCTGAAACGTATAGGCGTAACGCGTTGGATCCCGGTAGAAATGTCCAAGGATATTTACACCTTCTTTATCTCGAAAACTCGTCCATGTATCCACGGGCTCGTAGATGACTTGACACCTCTCCGGGTAGCACTTCTCAATCATCGTGAGAAACGTACTCTTTCCGGTACCGATATTTCCTTCAACAAAGTATACAGACATGATTTAAGTATTGGGAAGTGCATGTGATAATCATTTTTAAAAATGATTATCACACACAAATAATCGTTTAAAAATGGATAGAATCAATATCAGACAGTATACAGTTGTGAGGAGATGGTGTATTGAGGAGACGAACGAGGAGATGAACGAGGAGATGAACGAGCTCTTCATCCTCGCTCCTGAATCCTCAGTTGAGCAAAAGATCCGGGCTATCGAGATGGAGGGTAGGAACCTGGTGATAAAGACTGAAAGCGGAAATGATATCGTGTTTTTAAATGTCAGCAATACCGAGAAACGAGAGCTAAAACTGATTAATTAGAAGAAGTTTAAACCTATAGTGCCAATACGTTATTGCCTACACGCTACCCGCTACATGTCTTCTTCCGACTCCGCCTATCAGAACGTTGCCGTCAGCATCTTCGCCTACGTGAAGGAACATCTCAACCTGCCGATCTCAGACTCAACATTTCAAGCCATTGTACGGGACTACCTTCAGGACGAAGCATTCTCGACATGTCTCCGTGATATTGTCAACTCCACGCCTCAACACTACAGCTACGCGGTCGTCTACATGGCTATCGTGAACCTGTGTACACGGAACGGAGAGTCTGGACTCAAGGATTACCTTCTCACCATCCCGGAATTCCGCAATATTGTAGCATAGTATTAAATTTAATTTGTCAACGACAAATTAAAGACATGATGGTGATATAAAATATGACGGATTTTGTTAAATCTCTAAAACGATCCTACAAGGCATCGACATTGGATACCGTTGACCCCACGGACGTAATGGAAATTATAAACGATAATTTAAGTGATTGGAAGGAGATAATGCTTACGAGAGCTTCAAATGGGTTGAACTTTCTCGATATCGAGTTTCGAGAGAGAGAGCGTGTATCTATCATGGATCGAAACGGTAGGATCACGTATGACATTGATGAACCCAAAAAATATGGAGCAAACACGGTGGTCGTTCGATCCTACCCGTCACCCCAGTTCTATAACAGCGATGAGTTCCACAATACCTTTAATTCCATATTTCCAGGCTGTCCAACCTCAATCCACTATATTGGAAACTCCACTTATACGTTTCGGATCTCCTGGTAGATGAACAAGATAGGTTTTTTATCACAAACTTAAAAAACCCCACTCTATAATAAATGTCGATATCCTATCATGGAATTATTGGAAATAAAGCCAAAACCACATTGCCAAGCGCTGAAGCCTGGTATAAGAATAAGAATATCCTAAGGGATCCACCAAAGTCCATATCGACTCGTCGTATCGATAAGGTAAACCAAGATGGAAGCCTGAATGCCATGCTCTACCATACAGGAGATCGCCTTGCTGAAAACATCAACGTATTTGCCCGAGGTGTGAATCCTATGGTTTCTGTCGAGTATAGTAACCTTGGTTCCACTATGCGTTCTCAAGGAGGAGGCTCCGACAAGGGACTGGGAGCATTTGGAAATGGAGCCCCTGGTAAGCTCCCGTACAGAATCATGGATGCAGGAGCGTTCCGGCCTCCTATGCTTCGTCAAGAACAGCTCCTTCCATTGTCGCGTCAGCCTCGTAATGTCACTCGTGTTATTACCAACAAGGCATATGTTGACTACACGAAGAGCGTTACCTGCCAGGCTGAAAAGTGCCCTTCGACCTATCGACAAATCAAGGAGGGATTTAACTCACATATCGAGCCTACCCGAACGTGTAAGATCGCTACTCCCATTCAGGAGCATTTTGTTCTCAAGTATATCGTTGAAAATCCCACCACTACATCGGCGGCTACTGCCAAGGTCACAAAGGCCAACATCCAGATGATCAACCGCGAGAGTCTGAGAGAAGCCGGGAAGAATATCAACCAGTACACGACATCGTCTGGTGTCCAGTCACAGGGTGGTCAAAACTACATTCATGATGATGTCACACTTACTCGGAACCTTCCCACCTACACGGCCTCGACTACAAAGACTTCTGCCCTCAAGAAGACACTTGCCCCAGACTATGATGTCCTTCTCTCTCGTAACATACCGTCTCATATGGCTACAACCAATCTACAGGGTGATCATCTGGTCTCTCTTGAACATGAGAACGAATACGAGCTTGACAGAAAGATACCCGAATACTCTGCTCAAAGTAACGTGTCGGATCGTACAAAGTTCGTGTACATTCGTCCCGAGAACGACTACGAGTTTGAACAGAAGACTCGTCCTCATTCCGTTCAGGCAAACCTTAGAGCACAGGGAGATGTTGATCAAAACAGAACCTATATTCTTCCCGAGGCCCTACATGCTGGTGGGTTTGAGGGCAAGTCTACCATTCCACTTCAAGATAGAACCGCGACCTATAATTCAAATTACACGACTGGTAAGATGGACTTGACTAGACGTATGCGAGACAATATGTAGATGTATATATTTATTTATAATCGTTATTATAAATGAGAACATGCGGGAAATTAAAGTTATCGGAGCGAATAACTCCCAATGTGGTTTCCATCAATAAAATACTGACAGAAGATTTCCTCTCATATACTTCCATGAGAGCATTGGAGTGCTTCGTCGAGGAACATATTGAAGATGAGAGTAAACCCGGTTCAATCTTTCCCATCCTTACCTCCAAGGCGTGGAAGAAAGGAAAGAAGGTGTCGGCGGGAACATACGGAACTGTAAACATGATGACTATGTTTAAGAAATCCAAGATCGTAGTAAAGACATATCGGTCTCAAAATGCTCGGAATGAGGCAATAGCAGAATACCGGGTTGGCAAGAAGCTCAATGAATTACGATATTATTGCCCCAACTTCTGCTATACGATTGGGGCATTTTCCGACAAACTGAAAAACAGAGAGAAACCTAGTATATGCTATGAATATGCAGGTAGCCGGAGTCTTGCGTATTATGTTGACCAAAATACTACAACACCGAAGGACTTATTCACAATAATCATCCAGGTACTACTGGCTCTCCAGATAGCTCAAAATAGATTGGGTTTCCAACACAATGATTTAGGCGAGCCCAACGTGATGTTGAGAGATCGAAGGGTGACATATAGGGTTGCTTTAGATAACTTGGAGTATGAATTCCAAGATGTGATATGCCCTGTTATTATCGACTATGGGTTTTCAACTGTCGATACCGGCAAGGAGATTATTTCGTCATTTACCGAGCTATTTGAGCCCGGAGATTACGGTAAGTATCCATTTGTTATTCAGGGACAAGACGCCTTTTTCATTCTGTCGGATATCACAGTTTATTCCAAAGCCACAACGAGATCGTTTATGCTAAAATTGATGGATCGGATCTACGGAAAGCATAATCCATATCGGCATTCGGAACTTTACTCCCGAAATGATCAATGGGAGGAAGTATTAAACTCTCGCGCGTGTTCCTTTTCTCCCTTGGAGATAGTCACTAAGATGATAAAGGAATTCCCAGAATATTGTGCATCCATAAAGCTATCTGAAAGACGTCATTTCGAAGTCAATTCCCTAACTACAATTATAACCCAGTTTTATGAAATTTCAAATGTTAAGATTGAAAGGGCAATTGAGAGATGTTTTTCAGATAATAACAGTAATATAATGAGTCTCTACTATTCAAAGGGAAGTGACCATCAGCACCTAAAGTCATTAACCGGGGACAGGGAGATAATTGATTCATTCTATGAAATGTCTTTGACAGATATCATGCCGATAGTTAATGACGTGAGAAAACTACCATTTAGTATTGGCCATACAAGGAAATCGTTTCGGGAGTTCTTCCTCGCCATGAAGGTCGTCGATATGGTGGAGATATACTTCACCATATACTATATGATACTTGAGCTCAATCCGGAGCAATCACTCTATAGGGATTTTGCCGATCGATTCCTCGATAGCGATGTGTACGCGTACTACAAAAAGAACATGATGAGTATAATGGCCGCTAGGAGTTGGGTAAAGACGCTTATAGATTATAATGCGGTATAGTAAACTGCTATTATGAGTTGTCTATTTGATAGTTTGGCAAGATTTATACCCGATGAGAGGGTAGATGGCAGGGTATTAAGGACGGTCATCTGCGACTTCCTACAAACAAATCCCACTTTGATTGATGACATGCCGGCAGATGCGATTGTTCGGGAGGAGACGGGAATGGGACTGGACCAATACGTGGCCAACATGAGGAATACATTCACATACGGAGGAGCGGTTGAGATCAGATGTTTTACCAGGATATTTAAGTTGAATGTCCTTGTTGAAAGTCAACCAAACGGAAAGACCATTGAGTTTATCGAGAATCCGGAAGCGCTATGGGCCGTTGTCAACTGGAATGGAGGACACTACGAACCGGTTGAGAAAAAGTTTTAAAATCTACCACTAGTATATTTTCAGTACATGGGTATGGCGAAAATAGATGTTGTAGTGCCTATTGTTCTATAACTGTTTATCGGCTGTAGATTTGTTTATCTGGGAAAAAAAGGGCGAGAGTTTAATCGGAGGAATTTGTTTATCTCATATGGTATTTCCATATATGGAAATACCAGACATACTCGAGAGGAGGGGATGTGTGTTTTAACAATAGGACAGCCGAGTTGGTTCACAAACACTCACAACATATTGTCAAAATATGTTGAAATTAAATTAAATAAAAAAAATATAATAATAAATGGAACAGAATACAATGATTATTGGCGGTGTCGTCGCATTTATCGTCATTCTTATAATTATCGTGCTGATGTACAAGAAGGAGGGTTATGACGAGAGCCGTATTACTAACGCGCATAGCAACGAGAATAAGATTCGTGCTATGAAATCCGACTTAACAAAAAATAGCCCTCCCGTATTGACTCTCTTTGTCACGCCCGAACTTACCCCCTTTATACACACAGAGGATGCTTTCCGTATTGTGGATTATGTTCAGAATACCATGAATCAGAGAGTGGTCTTCGCGTACCATGTTGTCGAGAAACTTCCCGGAGCGGTAAATTCAGAGGATAACATGCAGGTTCGTCTGTTTGTGCCCGGACATGGAGAGGCAAGTGAGAATTTCTATGTGAATACATCTCTTCTCGAGCAGCAAGAGGTGCGTGCACGCATTCATGAGGCCCACAAGTCTGTTGTCAAGCGTGCCTCTGCTGTCACTTGCGCGTCCATCCCCCCCCATTGTGCGCCCATCCTTACCACCAGCAAGTGAAAGACAGCCCTTGATTTCTCAAACTCTGCCAGTTCTTCTCCATCCACAACAAGAACAACTAATTATATGTAATTATTCATCTCTAGAATATGAATAATTATTAGTAAAACAAAAATCGTGAGTATTTTCAAATGTATATCTCTCATATAAAAAATAATCTATATTTGGATTCTTAATTGTAATGTATTCATGATTAGTGTCACTGAACCGGGTTTTGATGGTTCTGGCGGAGATAGGAAAGGGGGTTTATCTGACAACAACGTCCATTTGGAATTAAAACGTTCAAACTTGGTAACTAAGAATCTCAATACCCTGGAAGTATTGGCTATCACGGGAAAAAATGAACCACACTACTATCATCTAGGAAAGGATTCTGTTTTCTGCCACGGTCTCCCGGTTGAAACACTCTAAAATGGAGAGTGGAATGATACCTTTATATAGAGAACTGAAAAAAGTTATTTAAAGATTTCCCCCGCTATATACAAAGCCCTTCTAGCTCAGTTGGATAGAGCGCTGGACTTCTAAACGTGGTTTTTACCAGTGATGTCATCCAGAGGTCGTGGGTTCGAGCCCCACGAGGGGTGTTGGTGTTACTTTATATTCTTGATAGAATATAAATGCCTATGATAGCCCTGAATACACAGGTATGTAGCCTAGGGTACCGTTTAATATAATCTGTAAAAAGTTCGTTGCTACCGCTCCGCCAAGCGTGGGGCCGGTACCAGTGACGCTTGTATTAATTTTATTGGTACTTGATCCGAGTACAAATTGTCCGTTGGCAGTTGACAGGGCATTTGATCCTATGATGATGCTATTAGAGATAGTTCCAGCATTCACGTTTGCTCCAGATCCGATACAAACATTGAATGAACCTGTAGTACTAGCAGATAGAGTACCGGTACCACCAATCGCTATGTTATTGGATCCGCCTGTATTTGACGCAAGGGCATTTGCCCCGAATGCGATATTGTAGTTACTTGCTCCCGTTGCTCCTGTTAATCCGGCAAGGTATGCATTATTTCCATACACTAAATTATTGTTTCCCTCTATGGTAGCAACGTTATCATTAGCTCCAATTGCGTAAACGTCTGGTTTACCATCCTGTGTGGCCATAAAAAACAGATATCTCGTGTCTCCGGGCTCCAAGTAAAGATTGCTTTCATTGTTTCCTGTGGCGATGATAGTGAGGTTGGCGTTGGATTCGTAGCTGTTTGTCAGAATCATAACTTGACCTGTTTTATTAAACCCATTTTCGACGATAAAAGCTGCCGAATCATCCGAAAAGTCAACCGTTACATCCTTATCCTTCACAATGTAGACCACGTATTTGGTGCTTCCGTTTGGTAATATAGCATTTCCATCAGTTATGGTAAAAGTCTGCACAGCACATGGGCCGTTAATCTCATTTACCGAATAGTTGATATATGTCTGGGTGGGGTTACTGTAATCTCCGTAATCAAGACCGTTGTAGTTGCTCGGTATGTTGTCTATACTCATTTATTATCGAATTTATATTTTTAATAAAGTTTATCACCACGAGTATAATAAATGTCATCACGTCGTGTTAAGTCTCCCCTTCGGGTTAAGTCTCCCCTTCGGGTTAAGTCTCCCCTTCGGGTTAAGTCTCCCCTTCGGGTTAAGTCTCCCCTTCGGGTTAAGTCTCCCCTTCGGGTTAAGTCTCCCCTTCGGGTTAAGTCTCCGTCTCCCCTACTACGTTTTAGTTCCAATACCCGTACCTCTTATACAAAGCCCGAACTCAGAGAACGAATCAAGAATAGAATCATGGCTGGAACCAAAGGCGGAAAAGCCGGCCAATGGTCAGCTAGAAAAGCGCAATTGCTAGCACACGAGTATGAGAAAGCCGGCGGTGGGTATACTGGTCCAAGAACCAGTGCTCAAAAATCTCTCTCCCGTTGGTCCGGTGAAAAGTGGAGAACATCTGACCGAAAGCCTGCCATTCGAGCGGGTGGTACCACCCGCTACCTTCCCGATGCTGCATGGAGGCGGTTATCTCCCGTTCAGATAGCCGCTACAAATCGTGCCAAACTCTCGGGGTCTAAACGCGGAATCCAGTTTGTGCCGAATACAAGTGCTGCAAAGGTCGCGGGAAGAATTGCGAGGCGGAGTGCCACACCTACTCGTAAGAGCACTACCTAAAATCCTTAACTCCATTCGCCAATATGAAGAGGAAGCAGAACGCTGCACATACCCAACACCAGAAGCTTCCGGTTGTCTGATACTTTTGATTCACCAAGTAGGAGATTATGTAACTACCCAGGAATAGACCACATATAACCACCGATACCTCTATCGGTCGTATATAGTATGCACACATCGCTATTGCGGTTGCGAATACCACCATGTAGAACGTCGGGTCAAATCCCCATTTCAAGTGGCCATTTTCTGCCTTTAATGAACATTCCCAGACACGTGGTCTGAAAATGACAGATGCAATCATGAAGAGAAATCCAATGACAATCGGGGCCTTTGCATCGTACTCAATAAGCAGACCTACCCCAATAGCGAGAACGTGTGCCCACAAGGTATAGTAAGCTCCCTGGGTGGCGATGGTATTTCCATCCTGGCAGTCTTGGTCAAGCCACATAATGGCTTCCCATAGCTGCATGGCAGAATATGTCAGGATAAGCAGACCCATAACAGTATCGTTCTTATGTCTCCTCGCAAGGAGAAAGATTCCGGTAGCGAGACCGATAATCCATGTAATTATTGATGCTTGAAAGCTCCAACACATTTATTATATAAACAAATAAATGTGTTATAAAATGAGTATCGTTCAGTTTTCGTCAAATAAGACGGATCGTATCTATTTGTCGGTTGGTTATTTTATTTGTAGAAATATAATTAAGTTACAGGACGACGGCTTTGAAATTGTACAAGTTCCCAAAGATTTTAAAATGAGGTCTATCTATCAACATCGATTTGTTTCGGATCATCCCTGTATCTATTATACATTGGGGATTTTCGAAGGGGAAGTTATATTCAAATATAACGGGATCGAATTCTCTCTCTCGATATCGGAGAAGCCAAACAAGTTGGCGCATGGGATGGACGAGAGTGCCATTATGGTAATGTACGATATCAAGTCTATCGGAGATATACAGGAATTCATACTTGAGTCCTCTAAAAAGTTCTCGTCGTTTATTGATAACATGGGCGCCGAAGCCGGGGAGATAACTATATACGCAGTAGACGCTCCGATGTGGGAGTTCATGGATCATAAAAAGTGTCGTAATATGGATACAGTATATCTTCCAGAAGAGACAAAAACAGACGTTGTAAAGAGCATTGATAAATTCTACGCTTCAAAACCACTCTACAACTCCTTGAACATTACGCATAAAATGGTTATGCTTTTCGAGGGCGTGGCAGGAAGCGGAAAGACGAGTTTCATTACGGCCCTTGCTTCGAAGTTCGGGTATAACCTATGTATCATGTACTTCAACAGTAAGATTGACGACACTATACTGGCAGTCATTATAAGAAATATGCCAAAGAAGAGCTGGTTGCTTATCGAGGATATGGACTACCTTTTTCAAGATAGGAAGACTCACGATGCGAGCAAGAATATGGTGACGCTAAGTGGTATTCTCAATGTTTTGGATGGTGCCTCTACCAAAGACGGATTTGTGTGCTTTATGACTACAAACCTAAAGAAGAACCTGGACGAGACGCTTATACGTCCAGGGCGTGTGGATAAGATTGTGAACTTCGACTATGCTACAAAGGATCAAGTTCATCAGATCTATAAGGCATTCAATATCGAGAATTATACGTTGGAAAAGTATACGAAATTCCAAACAGCAATTGATAAACTGAAAATCAAGTATACAACAAGTCTACTTCAACAGTATCTTCTCAAATACATAGATGAACCGGATGAAGCTCTTATAAATATTGATTGTATGAAGAAGATCGGTGATTCTGCAATTATAGATAACGGAGGAGAGGGGATGTATAATTAATACCCTAATTTCATCAACTCCTTTTCCACGTACTCTTCAACATTTTTCACATCATAGGGAACCTCAATAAGATTTATACCATTCTCCTTACATTTATACTTCTTAATTTCATCTCTATATTTTTGGTTATGGAACGCCTCCTTGGACCGGTGGAAATACGGGGTATATTTGTAATGCTGGACTCCATTGTATTCAAGTGCGAGACCAAGCTCTGGATTGAAGCAATCTAACTCAAGATTGAAACCACCAGAACCGGCTCCGCTTGTTACTTGATTGCGAAGAAAGTCTGGTCTTGCCTTCCCAAACGGTTTGTTGAAACGCATTTCCAAATATCGCCTACATGTCAGCTCTCCCTTGGAATCACGCGGTTGGCTAGATGTAGGGGGGTGTACGTCCACGCCCCTATCAGCCCCTAATACACCTATTCGTTTATCAAATAAGCTGGGATAAGACCACATATTGCGATCATAACTTCCCTCCTTTCCAATACTCAAAATGATACATGCTACAATGACAATAATTGACCCCCAGAACACAATTTCAAATCCCTTTCTTTCCCAGAAATCAGTCAACTTGTCAAACATTTATTATATCGTGTGTTTTAAAAACTCTGGGTTTTAAAACGAAGCAACGATTCTTTACAAGTACTTGATAATGTATGCAAGGGCATAATAGGGGGGCATGTTGTTGTGGGGGAGGGTGAGAGGATTGCCTGTTGCATCTTTATTGTCGGGATCTCCACCTGTAAAAGTAGTATTTCTAAAACCTGAATCACCATATTCACTATTACCATAAGGAGCTAGGTAATTCGCAGTAGATCCGCCTACAATGTTAGCTAAATGATTATGACTTGGCATTTCTGGAATTGTTAATTGATGGAACTCCTCGCCTCCCATGTCTCCGATCCCGTATTGGGTTGTAACAATGAGTGCACTGGAACTCTGTCCCGCACCCACTACGAATCTACCGGTAAGATCCGGAGACGGTATGTTTGTCTTTCCCGTATAGACGGTGCCGTTACATAACCCCCATCCAAATGGAATACTAGTACCACCCCACATGATTATAGCTCCTATAGGAAGAGCAGCGTTTGTGTTTATGTTTCCATTTTCATCAGCAAGCAGAGCCACAGATGTAGTGGTGGGTATATTAACACCGCCACTACCCGGCACTCTCGCACCCGGAGCGGTGCTGGGTAGGTTATACACCCTTCCTTTAGGATATTCATAGTTATCCTTCTTCCGCATAACAATAACCACAACAACTATAAGAATAATAACTACAAACGCCGCAATGCCGATTTTAATCATATCCTCTTTATTCATTTATTGTTAGGAAATAAATAATAAATTTTTTTAAAGACGGATTTTTAAAGACGGATATTATGATTTCCATGTAAGAGGTTTAATACCTAGTTATTGGTTTTGGAAAGCCAAAGGAAGAAGGTCATCTACTATTCCGCTATGTAGCTCTCACAATCCCGATTTTCTATATGATACTTAAACGTATAAAGGTATAATAGAAATGTTCAGCTACTTCCTGCTTTGTGTTATCGCGTTTCTGCTTCATAAGCTCGATTTCTACAATATCGCTTATCATGAGGTTCAAGTTAAAAAGCGCAAGCTTACAAGGTTGAAAACTTTAGTTTCTACCCAGTATACGGGAATTGCCCGTATTTGTTGGGTATGTATGTGTATGATTGCAAAGGCTCTATACCTTATGTTTCTACAATGGCTCAACAAGTCTGTAGTTAAGATTGGTCCAAACCTCTACGAGGTCTCCTATGTGATTAACGGAGCCACGTATAAGTTTCATGTTAAACCAAAGAAAGGTCCAAACAGCAATGTGATTATTCAAGCCACAGATGAGAACGACCAGGACGTTACCGGTGAGGTGCTTACATATCTGGGTCCAATGGACAACTTTCATGGAAACAAATATTCTCCAATGAATTTCGGGGTAAAGTCGATTACTCTCAATTTATCTTCCGGGGAGGATAAGACATTTAACGAACATGAGTACATTGTACTATAGTGACAAGTAGTAATATATGTTATATTACGACTAAAGGGTTGTGTGCTTGTAAAATTACACGATTGAAATCTTCCTAAGCGTTTTGTCAACAATTTCAGTAAACTTCTTTTTCTTATCGATAATCTCATATAGGAGGTAATCACCCGACTGAGAGATCTTCTTTATACCCTTGATCACATCCTTCTCGACCAGGATCAAGAGATAGACGTTTACCTTCTGGAGCTCCCGTGGCAGATGAACGTGTGAACGATAGCGAACCGTACGACCAATGATCTGATCCAAGAGAGCGATATTCCAAACCGGATCTATCACGAATAGGTTCTGCGTTCCCTTGAGGTCAAGTCCTGTAGCACCCGCGGTACTAATAACAAGTGTGCTTATCAGTCCGTTGTTATAGGCATCCACGTAGTTCTTACGATCTGCAATCGGAGTCTCGCCACTGATCACCGCATATGTGAGTCCCTTATCATCTAGGAAATTGGTAATAACCTCTACTCCAAACTCCAGCCAGTTGGAGAAGATTACATTTCCTTGTGGACTGTCTTTCACGACTTTTGCCACGAATTTCAGCTTGTCGTTGTATACATCCTTGGCTCCTAGTTTGTTGACAGCGCGACGATACCCATTGTAGAACGCGGAAGGATTATCGAATACGTCACTTGTATTCACGGCTTGGAGGAATATCTCCTCATATGTCTTGGTCATAGGTATGATCTCCTTGTGGACTGTATACTTGGGATATTCACCTCCGATAGGCTTCTCGGCATAGCTGAGTTTACCAGCTAGGAAATGCGCAATGGTATTCATCTGCCCCTGTACTTGCTGTAGAGAAATCTTAGAGATACTCTGCCCGCATCCTGAAATTTTTGTCTTTGCTCCTTCGTGGAATATCAACGGATCACTGCGCTTAACATTGAGTCTCGCGGGAGCAATCACAACCTTACGATATAAGAGGTTGACTATACTGATAAAATCACACACACTATTCACATACGGGGTTGCGGTGAGAAGAAGGACCTTCTTGGCATGCTTGGCATATTGCATAATCGCAGTAAACTTCTGACCCGTGTAGTTCTTCATTATATGAACCTCGTCAACAATCAACATTGTGTTCTTGTCTCCCCACGCAGTGTTATCTTTTTGACTTTTCTTATACATATTCATGAATCGGTCAAAGTTATAGACTTTGTATCGAGATGCATCAACATCTCCATATTGCTTATATGCGTTTTTGAAATTATCAACAAGTGATGCCGCCGTAACGACAGTGACAGTGTGGCGGTCACTACCATCAAGGAAACATTGAGCGGCTGTCAAAGCCGTGAGGGTCTTCCCCATTCCAGTGCCGTGAACAACCAGAAGCGAATCATGGGTGTTGAAGTACTCAACCGTCTTGGTCTGAACATCTCGAAGAGGAGTTTTACTGCGAGATATACAAGAAGGGGATTTGGAACTCACGACTACCTTCCTGACAGGTGAAGGTGACTTTACATAGTAGCGGTCAACATTCACGGGTATCTGATCTTCGGTCACACCGATGCTTTTAGCAAGTGCGAGTTTTTTACCGATAGCACCGTCGATCTTTACGCACTTGCCAGTCTTCTCTCTGTAGATGGTTCCTCTCGGGCAAGAAGTTTTCTTCTTCGATACCGTGCGCTTCTTCGATACCGTGCGCTTCTTCGATACCGTGCGCTTCTTCGATACCGTGCGCTTCTTCGATACCGTGCGCTTCTTCGATACCGTGCGCTTCTTCTTAGAACTCGTCCTCTTCTTCGATACCGTCTTCTTCTTGGGTCCCGCAACTGCAACCAATCCTCCGGGACCAGCAACCCGTCTTGCTTCTATCTCCAACTTACCAAGTTTCCCATAACGATCAATACATCGCCCCTTTGATGAACAAATGCTTCTCGTACCGCATTCTTTATCGGATGAACATTTTTTACTCATTTATTAAAACAATTATTTTTCTATAATAAAATGTCATGCTCGTATACAAAACTAGGCAAGATACACGAGAAAAATTATATCATCAATGGTCCTCATGGAGACCCGGATTATCGTCAAATGGTTCGTTATTGTACTCTCCCAGTTCCGCCGGGCCTAACCCCTGTTTCGACACCCTATGGGGTTAATGCCGGATTCATGGGAAACGCAAACGGAACCGGTACATCATTTGCCCCTTGGTCATATGGCACGGATCTTGCATATCCGATTGGAATGAAACCAATAGATGCTAGAACGGGATTCCAATCATCTTTTAAGAAGTATGTCGTTCCCTATGATGTTTACGATAAGCCAACAGGGAAGGTGGTCGTCAACTACCTGGAGTCCGAATTCCAACCACCCCTGACTACACCGGAAGGAGCGAAGCTCGTACAGGGACCGCAAACCACCTTCACTAGATAAATTTAAAAAAACCAACGTAGAATAAAATGGATGAAAACTATGAGTATGGCGGAGAAGAAGGTGAATACGGTGAGTATAGCGAAGAAGGCAAGGATGAGGAAGGAGAGGAACGGGAATTCGACTACGGGGAAGAGCCGGAATTTCCAGAAGACTACGAATACGCGGATGAGGGAGAGGACATCGAGATGGCAGAAATAAACGCATATGAACGGGTTGGTACATCAACACTTAGTTCCTATACTCTAAAAGGAGCTAGAAACCCCAAAGAGAAATATCGCATCCTCCTAACTGCTGCTATAGAGAAGGTAGGAAGACATCTCTCACAAGAGGATAAGGCATCTATTTTAAGTTCCGTTGGTTCCAGAGACGATATCATATATCGCAATCCCTACACGTATATTCTTGGGTACATAGGAAGCAGAGGAGGAAAGGGAATAACTGGCGAGAGCATGAAGAAGGCATTCAGTGAAATGGACGTCGTACCGGGCATAGAACAACCCGATATTGTGAGATATTCGATTTTTTGGATGAATACGACTAAAAAATAAAATTGATTTAAGATTACACGATCCTATAATAAAAATGTCCTCCAATACCTGTCTGTCTAACCCGAAAACCTACGATGTTTCCAATATGCGATTTGCGAATGCTGTCAAGACCGAGCTTAAAGAAGAGGGTGGTCCGTCGATCAAGTTTTCCCGTATCCCCATTAGCACAATGAACCCCGATGGCTCCGTTGGTGAGCTTGTCCTTGAAACCACCGAGCTGTTCTCCTTCGGAGTCTCGGAGAACAAGGATAAGGCTACCAAAGTAGTTACAGGCCATACGCTTCCGTTGTGTCTCTGGAACAAGGATGGCCCCTCCGAAGATGAAAAGGCGCTTTCCGACTTGATTCTACAGATCGTCGAGAAGTGTAAGGATCATATCGTCACTCCCGAGATTAAGAAGAGTATCGGCAAGGCATCTCTTGTCCGAGAATCACTTCTTGATCTTGGAAATGTCCTCTACTTTAAGAAGAACGAGGATGGCGAGGTGATGCCCGGTGTCGGCCCTGTCCTCTACCCTAAGCTCCTTGAGTCCAAGAAGAACAACAAGATCTTGACACCTTTCGCCGATGCGGACGGAACCGATATTGATCCTAAGTCACTGGTAGGCACAATGTGCTTTGCCCGTACTGCGATCAAGATTGAGTCTCTCTACATTGGATCCAAGATCTCTCTTCAGATCAAGCTCTACGATGCCGAGATTCGCCTTATCGAGTCTGGTGTCAAGCGTCTTCTCCGTCGCCCTATCGCCGATTCTCAGGTTCATGTTACTCAGTCGGCTGGATCGGCTTCCCCTCAAAAGAAAAGCAATGACGAAGACCAAATCAATGATAGCGAGAATGAAAGCGAGAATGAAAGCGAGAGCGATGAACCCAAGCCATCCACTCCTCCTCCGGCCACATCGGCACCCGCCCGAAAGCCGGTTCGTCGGGTCGCCGCCAAGAAGTAGACAGCGCGGAGAGCGCCGGGGTGTCATGTAATACTAATACTACTACTAAATATTATTAAATCATGCGATTTAATAAATGCGATCAAGTGATTAACAAGGGGATTGACACGGGGATTGGTCTATTTTTGTGTCAAAAATGTCAAGGTGAATTTAAACTTCAAATGGAAGATTTGGTTAAAACTGCATGATGATAAAAACCAGAATCACAAACACGACCGAGTGTAGGACTAGACCATTTAAGTGCGGACAGCCCGCAGTTTCGATATCGATACCGACACGCATTGTAAGCGAGTTTACGAGCTTGTACATGATAGGTGAAGAAACGATAAGAAAAAGAACGCCGGATAACAACGATATAAGTAATTTTTCCTTTTGAGTGACAGCACTCTTGGGTTTTGGCTGATCGTCACGAGTAGTATTCGCTTTAGTATTGGTCATTTATTACCAATGAACAATTTTTTTAAACAACACTTATCGGATCTTACATTCCTTGCATTCTGCCTTGTACATGAAGTAATAGAAACCCATCGCCATCGCAGTCAACAACGTTACTATTCCGGATACGAGGAGTGCCTTCTTCCAAACCTTGTGTTTCTTAGACACGGTTCCGCCCGCAGTAGCTGCTCCCGCTCCTGCAAAGGCGAGAGGGACAACAAGACATGATGGGCAAAACTCTTCCTTTAATTCTTCCTTATCTCTTCTAATCATTTATTATAGAAGAGGAGTTTTTTCTATACTTGGAATTTTTGTTTAATTGCACTGTGGAGTTCCTCGCGATCCCCGCCGTAAACTGTATGTACCTTCTTACCGTTTGAGAAAAAGACAAATGTCGGAACAGCCCCGATCTTGAACTCGGAGGCGATATCTCCCCCTTGTCCGTGACAGTTTACCTTTGAGAACTCGATAATAGGGTAGAGCTCAGCGAGCTCCTCCAAATAGGGAGCGATTGCCATGCAGGGAGGGCAGGATGGAGTATAGAAGTCTACAACCACATATGTGTTGCTTTTGATGAGATCGTTAAGATCATCGATATCCTTGAGTTCAATCATTTTATATCGGGTGGGATCCTTTAAAATAAAATTGATTTTTTCCGGCAACATTGTGAGAACAAACCAATCACAATGAATTCTCTTTTGAAAGCAATCTTCAACCAGTTCGCCGAGACTGTTATCGCCAAGTACGAAATTGACACCACCACCGATGAGATGTACGCCATGTGGAAGCAGACCATCCGGTCCCTTTCCATCAGCGTTGTCAAGTCTGGGGATGAGACGTCGAGTGAAGACGAGGCGGTGAAGGTCAAGCCTAAGGCTAAGAAGGAAGAGAAGGCGCAGCCTACAGAAGCGCAGATCCTTTGCCCCTATAAGGCGAAGAAGGGTGCAAACGCCGGTGTACCGTGTGGAAAGGGTGTAGCCAAGGATTCCATCATGTGCTCCTCGCACAAGAAGTATGCCGGAGAGTATGAGAAGGTCGTCGACTCTGATGAAGAGAAGCCGGATGTTAAGCCCCCGGCGAAGAAGGTCACATGTGACGCTCAGCCCAAGGCTGACGCTCCTCTGGGTTGTTCCTATGTCTTCACTCGAGGTAACAACCTCGGCAAGCGTTGCGGTACCGGCCAGGTTGCCGGCACGGAGTTCTGTAGCAAGCACCAGGACAAGGCGGCCAAGAAGACAGAGAAGAAGGATGCTGTTCCCAAGCCAAAGACCACAGCTGAGTCTAAGCCCAAGAATGTCTTTGTTGCAGATGCAAGCGGTCGCCTTGTGATGAAGGGTGACCTTCCTCTAGTGTGTAAGTCGGCACAGGAGAAGCTGATCATTGGCAAGATTGAAGACGACGAGATTGTGCCTCTCACAGAAGAAGACAAAAAGGTCTGCGATGAGCGCAACCTCAAGTACGAGGTGTCTTCCAAGAAGAAGATTGACAAGGCTCTCGAGGATGTGCTGGATGAGGTGATGGGCGAAGAAGAGGAACTGGCGGAGGATCCCGACTACGAGCCTGAAGAGGGTGACAATGAGGAAGAGCTCCTGGAGGAAGACGAGTAGATGTGATGTTGTGACGGTCTTAATGTAATTTCTTTTAATTAAAAGAAATTTACTCTTGTTCATTATCTATATACGACCTCACGTCTATATACGACCTCAAGTCATCTAACCGAAGTAGCACGCTCTGTACTAGGGTATCTATCTCGCAACAATACATTACGTCTGTCTTGTAGGTTTCCTTAAAGTGATTTATTCCCAACGTGGCGTTCTCTATGTCCCTTAAGATATTTCTTACCATGGGTATCTTCTCCTTGTTGTCCTTGTTGGCATTCACAATCTCAAAACTCTTGTCCAACGTGGCCTTGAAAAAGCTAAGGGCATTATTTCGGTTGTCGGGAGAGAACAGAGTCCTAAGTACTCTTGTCGCCCACGAATCAGTCTGTACGTACAGGTACTTTACATTTATTTTCTCACTTGGTTGAATCTTACCTATAAATTTCAATCTACTCAAAACCTCTGAAGTTATCGAGTCCATTTTATTCCTTAATGCTATTTTAAAATTGACTATTTGTTATACATACTAATATTAGAATGTATTTTCAAATTGCCTCAGATATTCATATCGAGAAATTAAATGTTGGGGAAAACCCTCCGCTTCCAGTCATTACAGACTTCATTACGCCTTCGGCCCCAAACTTAATTCTGGCAGGCGACATAGGCTCCATCTATCACAATCAGGAACTACGGCACTTTCTCAAGTCATGTAGGGAAAACTTCGAGAGTGTCATATTTGTACCCGGAAACAACGAGTATTATTTGAGACCTGGCTACTCTATCAAGTCCATGGAGGAGCTTGACCGGGATCTCCTGGAAATCTGTAACGACTCGGGAGTATATCTGTTGAACAACGCTTATATCGAGACTGACGACCTTATCATCTTTGGATCAACCTGGTGGAGTCATATTCCCGATGTACTAAACATGAACGTAAATATCGGTTCTAGGAAGATGAACCCGGATGACTTCAACCATCTCCATACCGTGTCCAGGTGTTGTCTGAACACTCTCTTGGAGATGAACGGTGGCTCCAAGAAGGTCTTGGTGGTGTCACACTATTGTCCTACTAAACTAGGAACCATGAACAACCATCATAAGAAAGATGACTTTCTAAACCTTGTCCCGTATTACTTCTCATCTTCTGAGAAGTACCTTAAAAAGAACGTTGTCGATACCTGGATTTTCGGTCACACTCATGTTTTTAGAGATTTCCTATTCAATGGAGACCAGACCCGTATCATCTCCAACGCAGATCCCAGAAAGAAATTCTTCCACCGGGATTTTGTAATTTCACTCTAGAGTTTCAGTATATAGAGCGATAATATCAGGGTAAATGTACCACAACCCATATACTTTGTATAATTGATATAATCTTTATGTTTACACAAAGGTGTTAACATTCCCAAACACTCATTGTGCTCTGTAGACACAGTGTTTAGTTCCTGTGCTGCAAAATGCGTTGACATTCCTACAGCTATTATGATCATTGATATAATGTATAACTGCTTCATTATATTTGATTTCAACCTTGTGAATACAAGGATAATTACAAACAGAATTACGAAGACGTCTCGAAAGTGGTCGAAAAAGTCCCCGAATCTGGTTATCATATTATACTTCCTGGCATAGTACCCATCCAGACAGTCAAAAATATAACATAACCAATATAGGGCAAATCCAGTCTTGTAATAGCCTTGATAGATGGCATAGATACAAGCTAGCCCAATCGCAAGTCCAACACTTGTAATCATATTTGGAGTTATCTTTTCAGATGTACTTCTCAATATGTTTGATACAGGTTCGCAAATATAGTCTAGGACGATGTTGTCTATAGGGTTTTCCATTTCCCTATCTATCTTCCTTCCTTGAGTTGTCATTTATATTTAATGAAAAAAATATATAGTTAAATGAATGTCACTTCCGTATTTTCAAAAATTACGAAGCCTGTGGACAAAGTAGACTTGCGGGTCATCCATGTACTTATTGGCTGTAAGACCCATCTAGATACAAAACCAGGGCCAAAGCCAATTCACGAATTTCCAAGATTAGCTAGGCTATTGCTAAGTGATCCTACAAGTATTTTCGATAACACAATGAACTCGTACACCCATTATAAACGCGACCTCACAATCCATCAAATCCTCTACCTTATCGACCCCTTGTATGAAAATACAGACCCGGTATTCGCCAGAGATGGTATAAAGGAACTATCTAATAATGGTTCCAATACGATTACAACCCGGGACTGTAAGATTATTTCCACTATAGAAGCAGTAGTATGTCCCATAAACACATCCTCGAAAGAAATGACGGCCTTTGTTGAGGTCTTGAAGTCGTATCCCGATACACTCATCAATATACAAGACACAACAGGGTCTTCCATGTGTAGTGGTATTTTTCAATCCGATCACCAGATTCATATACTGAACAGTGATTGTTTCCTCGATACATCGGCCAAAATTGCATGTCCCGCTATATCTTTTCTCCGATGGGTTAATATAAAGCAAGACATTCTGAAGATACTTTCAGACCCGTATACAGGTGACGAATATGCCACCGACTACCTCAAGCTAGTAACGGAATATGTTTTCTTCAAAAAGGAACTTGTTGCTCTTTCCAGTATATGGAGCCTTATCGAATGTAACGAAGAAGCCAATCATATAATTACAGGCAAGATCAAGTTATCGGATATAACGGTAAAGACATATAGCGCAAACTACAGGTTATTTATTCGTCCATATTTCGAGTACAGACGGCAGGGGAATATCGTATTTGACCAGATTATCAAGTTCCTGGATTCCTGGAACGAAACCCTGTATTATTCTCCGGATTCAGATACTAGGACATTCCTAGATGTTGTCAAGCAAGAATGTGGGGCAAGACTCGAAGTTCTAGGTATGGAACCATGTAGTATACATCGGGATCTTGTTAGCATTATCGAAAAAAATGCTAATAAAGTACAATAAAAAATTTCTAATAAATAGATGAACAGAAGAAGAAGATGTTGATTATAGGAGGAGTTGTTGCTCTTGCCGTAGTTATCATTATTGAAGCAGCTGTGATAATTGATCATAAGAAGAAAATTGAACAGAGCCCGATAATTTTTAACAGAGGGAGCAGTGGTACACCGGTGAGTACTCTCGCAACGACCGGTACTACCACTATCCCAGCCACTACCACAGCGGGAGTTACCAACCCAGCCACAACCACAGCGGGAGTTACCACTATCCCAGCCACTACCACAGCGGGAGTTATCACTATCCCAACCCCAACTGTGCCGATACAAAAGAAGACCTATATCCGATCAACCCCGGCAACCGGTAATTCGTATCTTATATGCGAATTTGGTAAGCTACTATCTACTACACCGGATGTGACCAAAGCCACCCCAGTGACTTTCACCAAATGCACTGGTCCACTCGGCAATAATGAATACTGTTTAATGTTCAACAACGAGAATGTCAAGTTCAACCCCGGTGGCATGATATCAACTGACGGTGAATACACGATATACATACATTCTCTGACAGAGACAACTTATATTGGTTTGCTTGGCCATACACTTTATTTTGATGGTGCGATGGGCTTTCTTTCTAATTACAGCCTTACCGCTCCTACAACCGTCCGTATTTGGAATGTCGTCACGATGTAAAATAACATAATAATACAAACGTATTATTAAAATGAATCTGGCCCTGCCATGTGTTAATATAACTCAACACATGTTGAAGCCGAGTATGTATTAGAATTCCAGGACTTTGTAAAACAAGAGTCTTCGAAGTTCTCGGTATAGAGCCATATTTTTGTAGACAGGATCTTATCAAAAATTATTAAAAAAAATTCTAATAAATGGATGAACAGAAGAAGAAGATGTTGATGATAGGAGGAGTTGTTGCTGTTGCCGTAGTTGTCATTATTGCAGCAGCTGTGATGATGGATCACAAGAAGAAGGTTGAACAGAGCCCGATGATTGTTAACAGAGGGAGCAGTGGTACCCTGGTGAGTACTCTCGCCACTACCGCGCAGGGAATTACCACTATCCCAGCCATAACTGTGCCGATACAAAAGAAGTACTATATCCAATCAACCCCAGCAACCGGCAGTTTGTATCTTATATGTGAATTTGGTAAGTCAATAGCTACTACAAAGCTTTTGAGCGAAGCCACCCCGGTGACTTTCACCAAATGCGCTAATGAATACTGTTTAATGTCCGGCAACCAGAATGTCAAGATCAGCCCTGGTGGCATTGGTGGCATTATACAAACTGATGGCGTTTACACCATATACATACATTCTCTGTCAGAGACAACTTATCTTGGTTTGCTTTATTATCCCCACACGCTTGCACTTAGCCCGTTTGGCTTTGGTCCAACCTCTGCATCAGACGCCACTATTTGGAATGTCGTCACAAATTAAAATAACATAATAATACAAAATAGTATTATTAAAATGAATCTGGCCCTGCTATATCTTCTCTAATGAGTTTATCGCACTTCTTCAACACCTTGACAAAGTCATCGTATCCAGGTGACATGAAGAGCCCGACTTTCCCCGACATAATGACCTTTCCACTCTGAAAGACAAGAAACGTATTGTAGATGACCTTTTTAAGATCCTTTTTCTTGTATTTTGTCAGGTAGTCCTGGAATGTAATGAAGCTACTGACGACTCCTTTGCCATTATACTCCTTTACCTGTAGTTTCAACTTTGAATGGGGGACGTCAACGGGCATTTTGATGTTCACACCCGTATATCCAAGTGTGGGCTCAAGCAAGCTTGTGTACGGGGTATAGGAGTTGATGTAATTGTCTAGGTTTTCTCGGTTGACATTAAACCCGAGAGAGAAATCAATATTATGCATCACAGGATCGTATATCGCTCGAAGGTTTACTCCTTCTGAAAATTCATACACGTCCTTGTGCGCCTTGATGTACTTCCAAATGTAAAGAACACACTTCTCAGCCTGATACTCGGTCTTACAACCCGTGACCTGGAATTTACCGTTATTCGATAGCTTGAAGTTAATAAGTTTCTCACCGATGAAAATCACTATAGTGATGGAGTTTCTAAAAAACCCCTTTTTCTTTCCCTTGTCTTTGAGAGTTACTCCCTGTACTTCTTTCCTATATTGAACCCTTATAATTGACCCGCATTTTAAATCTTTATTTGGATCCTCTTCCATAACCTTCTTCTTGCGACCGCGTTTCTTCTTCACAACAACATAGGGTGTAATCGGTAGGATTTTTTTATAAAATATATCTTCGATATTAACATTGAGGTTTGTATTTACTACAAACGTCTTGGTAGACGGTTCATAATTTTCAAACGACACTTCCATTTTTTAATCACGGCGTTTAACTAAAATCAGTTTTAAATACAGAATTATAAACATAAAATGTCTATAGTTGTCGGTAAGTTCGGTAGAGGAATATTGTACTCCAGGGCTCTTTTTGTGTCAGGAAACAAGTCTTCATCTCTGGAAATGAACCTAGACGGTTCTCTGACTATGAGAAGGAATGATTACATGGAGATGTTTATTCCAAAGTTTGGAGCCATGATTATGCCTATCAAGAGCTTTGGAATGGATAAAAACGGTATAGTGGTTGCTCTATCGGATTCCCGTATTCAATATCCTATGAAGATTGAATACAATACATATAATTTTAATAGCGGAGATGTACAGGCAACACTCATGGATGATTGTAGTTTTGGAGCGTTTGATACCATGGGTAATCTTGTCTATAGGGCGGAGTTTCAAGGGCTCGAGATAAAGAGACCCCTGAGCATCTTACGAGCCTTTGCTTCTGACATCAAACGCATGTAGGAGGCAAGTGCCTTTTCGTTTACCTCATCGAGTTTCTCAATATACTGATCGGTATACTCGAAGCTTGTGAAGTGCTCGTTTAGATTTGCGTCAAAACAGAAAATCCTATTCCCATACCTGTCACCAAGTTTAGAGAAAAAAGTAAGGCCTTTTTTCCCAGCATCGGCGATATTCAGACAAGCCTTAACACCCTTATTTATACATCTATCTGGTGTATCGAGCACATTTACGCGTCTTCCAAAATTCAATTCCCCGAGCCCAAACATAGACTTGTGGGTGATACAGAAGACTCGGTTATTACCGCAATAGGGTTGATATTGCGAACCTAGTACCCGGAAAGCAACTAGACCCTTCCAGCCATACATGGCTCTCACGTATGTGCCATTATCTCTAACCTGTACCTCGATTCTATCTCCTAGCTGAAGAGCTGTTAGACCATGAGTAGGTATTTTTGAAATTTCCACGAAACCATTAGCATCCATAAAGGGGAATAATCGTTCATCTTTCTGTAACCTTTCTAAAATCCTGTCTTGAAGAAGCCTGAAATTTTGGTATTGTTTTTTATACGAAGACCTCTTGGGTGAAGACCTCTTGGGCGAAGACCTCTTGGGCGAAGACCGGTTGGGCGAAGACCTCTTGGGTGAAGACCTCTTGGGCGAAGACCGGTTGGGCGAAGACCGTTTCGGTGACCGTGTTGGTGACATTCTCTTCGGTGAAGAGCGTTTTACCGACGTTCGTTTTACCGACGTTCGTTTTGTCATTCGTCGTCTCTCATCCAGACATCCTCCCCTCGCACCGCATCTCTGATTTATACCACAGTCTGAATTTTCCGTACATGATTTTGCCTTTCGGTATTCAACTCCGCGCCATAGCGCAGATGCCTTCCGCATAAAATCGCCACCAGACAATTCTTTCGACCTTCCGCTTTCCTTCAAGTGCTTGAGGAAATCCTTAAAACTTAAATCCATTTATCTATAGAGTTTTGTAATAAATTACAAAACATTTTACTTTCTGAGGAGTCGCTTTGGCCGTTCGCACTCGTCATCTAGTATTTGGTGTACCTTTGGCATAGATGTTTGATTTGGTACCACATTTGCCTCCAATGCTTCAATACGACGAGTAAGTGCTTCAATTTGTCGTAGAAGCGAGTCGGTCTCGTTGCCCATGACAACACTGGGTATTGGTGCAATTGACCGTTTAGGGGCCGTTACCGTTCCATTCTTGATAAATTCCTCAACACGTGGACGGGCGCTATTTGTGAAAATCCAACCCGGACGTCCCCGCAAATTAGAGTTATACTTCCCACCAAGCGTCATCAAGCTATCCTTATGGTCGTTTGTGTTTCCAAAGACAGCGATTGACTTCTCGCTGTACTGTTCAAGAGTGATTGGGTCGGACATTTTATTATATGTAGGCCCGTATAGGAAATCAATTTTAAACAAGGTCAAATTCCTCCAATTCTATGCTGTTTTCATGTACAAACTTCTTCTTTGAAAGTAGTGTGCCGATTGTGTATATGGCCGTAATCTCAAGTACCAACCATTTAATTAAAGCTAAATCAACCTGTGTAATCGAAATCAAAATTGTAAAGACTGCTCTCAGGTTATTGAAAGCCCAATATAGAGAAGCTAAGATTTGTAACTCACGTTTAGATTTAAAATCTGTAATTACACTCTTGTCTGGATTATAGATATTAAACCCCAATATCGGTTGTGCGAATTCAGTTATTATCATATCGATAACAGAATTCAATACGATAATTACGACTAAGATTATATATTTCAATCCAGTGTCTATAATCACCCCAGCAATTACAAGATTATCTGATGGACCAAAAGAAAACCACCCAGAATTATTGGCAAACACAGCTGTTAAGATGAGTGTAGCGATTGTCAATAATGCCGATACCAATATACACGCCTTAAGTTGTGTTCTAAGTAGCATTTTGTTCATCGTAATGGGAATTATTCTTCATTTTTATCAAAATGTGCATTGACAAACATCTCTATATCATCACAATCAAGGAACGCTTTTCCGCCCATATTTTGCAAACTATCGGGGAATGTCACATCTCCCCGCAGGGGGTTATCGGCAAATGCCCACTCGCCGATAGAACGCAACCCAGACAGATCATCAAATGTTAGGGAAATGAACTTACACTTGCTAAAAGCTGCATCGTCTATCATTCTCACCTTATTGGGAATCTTCAATCCACTGGTAAAACCACACCAGTAAAAGGCCATAACACCAATATATTCCAGACTAGGAGGAAGTAAGAGAGGTCCGGTAAATTTACACATCCAAAAAGCATTCGCCTCTATACGCCTCACGCTACTACCAAGGGTCAACTTACCCTTAAACAACCCAGAGGAAAAGGCAAATGATTCAATGACTTCCACAGTATCCGGAATTACTAAATCGCCCATACACACACAGTTGAAAAACGCCTCAGACTTTATACGAGTAACGGTTAGACCTGACAGTACTTGTGGAATAATGAGGTGGGGACTCCCATCTGATACAAAGTTCGAAATCTCACACTCGGTATCTCCAATCTTGTTAATGGTAAACATTTTAATTATAGGAAAAATAACTATAATCAATTTTACGTAAATGCCACTATGGTATTATAGGTCTCGATCGCGGCGTCAAGATCTCCCACGTCTCCGTAAACCCGGGTTTGATTTTTAACAAACAGTAGACTAACCACGATATTGTGGAATTCATGACACGTGTACTTGTACATGTCATCCCTCTTTTCGAATACTCGTAGACTTTGAGATGTGTTATGGGGATGATATTCATGGATGGGAACATTGTGATTATCCTCTATGGTTCTGGTTTGTAAAATATCCCAATTGAGATCATTCAGCCGAGCCAGTGGTGTCCCCGGATCTGAATCGCGAGGAACAATTACAAATATATACTTCTTGTCCTTTGAAAGCATTGACTTTACCTTACAGCAATACATTGTGTACCCACTATTTAGATCCTTGAGCTTTTTCAATACTGGATTTTTGAAGTACTCGATGAAGTAGTTATAGACATCCAACCTCGCCATGTCAATTCCGTCTCCGACTGCTTGTCCATATTCTGCCATTTTATCTTCGTTTTAAAGTGTTTAAAACGAAATAAAGATAATTAAAATGTCATACTCATTCATTGATTATATCGAAGACTATTACATCCCTATTATGAAGCTTGACAAGACCGTGAAACCTGTCGCTTCCTTCTTGGTTGCCATAAAGGAAGAAGGATCTCCTCGGTTTAGGGAAACTTACATTGAACTAATCGACTATATGAAGGATATTGACAGCAAAGATCTTTTCAACATCCATTTCAACCGAATGAGACAGACCATTGAAGCGGCGAAGTCGATAAACCTCGAGAGGGAGCAGTTTTAAACACTTGGCTTAAATCCAAGATAGTGTTTAATTGTCGAGTAAACGCCTGTGGTCTCTTCAGCCTTCTTCTTATCCAGTATGTCCTGTAATTCAGCTATCTTGTCAGCTTGCATCTTTATCGTATTTTCAAGCCTCTTAGCGTCATCCTTGAGTGTCATTTCCGTTCTTTCAAAATAATTTATCTCTTGGGTTAAATTACGTATCTCTTCCCTCAATAAAGTGTTGCTTATCTGGAGAGACACGATTACTTTATCCGATTCGGTCCTTTGTTCCATTTATTTAATAAGGCGAATTAAAATAATTAACGCGATTAAAACAGCCAATACAGCGGATGATATGATGAGGATATCACGTGTTTTATGCTGGGGGGTGCGAGCGGGTTGAATGTCGGGGGCAACTGCCGATAACGACACGGGTGGTTGTGTGGTTGTAGGATTCACGATATAGACATCGGGGTTTGTTGTCTCATATGCGTATGGAGCATACGGGTAGGCATAGTTATATGCTCCGTGACCACAGCCTCCTTATGGGCCTATTCCGTAACCTCCATCGTGACCTCCGTGCCAACCTCCATCGTGACCTCCGTATTCTTCTTTTGTTTTTCCACAACAAGACATTTATTATAGTGTAATTTGTTTCAATAAACAAATTATAGTATACGGATCCTTCTATTTCTTAGGGATGAGCTCGATCTTCACATTCATGGCCATCAACTCCTGGAAGAGAAGTTTGGCTGCATACGGGATGTTGATACGACACAGCTTGTCCTCCTTACAACACTTACACTCTGTCTGTGACGCAGAGATGAGTCCACACAGGGAACACACAATCGCACTATAGGGATCTGACATTTCGAACAGACGTTCCTTCATAAATCGGCTCACTCCGAAGCTGATAATGGCGTCGCGTTCCATCTCTCCAAAACGAAGACCTCCATCTCGGCTACGACCTTCAAGTGGCTGTCTGGTGAGACTTGTAACCTGTCCCTTGGACCGAGCGTGCATCTTATCCGATACAAGGTGCTTCAACCGCTGGTAGTAGGTTGGGCCCATGAAAACCTGCGCGTCGATCTTCTTTCCAGTATAGGGATCGTACAGGGTCTCTCTGCCGTTTCTCTCGTACCCGACAGACTCGAGCTGATCGCAGATCTTCGTTACTGTATTGACACTCGATGTCGAGAATGGTGTGGCATTTCCAAACCGTCCAGTCATACAACAGCCCTTACCCAGCACGGTTTCGAGTAGCTGGTTGATGGTCATACGAGACGGGATACAATGCGGGTTGATGATGAGATCCGGAGTAATGCCATCAGAAGTAAACGGCATGTCTTCCTGACTGAAAATCATACCGCATGTACCCTTTTGAGCGGCACGGCTGGCAAACTTATCACCGACTTCTGGGATACGGATGAGGCGAAGGACAACCTTTACCACCTTGTGTCCCTCTGGAGTGGAAGTCACAATGATGTTGTGAACAATTCCATCATCGCCAGTCTTGATCGCAAGACTGGAATCCTTACGCTCTTCCGTCTTATCCTTGCCAGTCTTGGTGAAAACCTTGCCGATAATCACGTCATCTTTCTTGACATGATAACCACGCTTCACAATGCCGGCTTCCGGCCCAGACGTCTGAAGGTAGGTGTAATTGTACTCCTTACGCTGGATGTCGAGGGTTGGAACCTCAATCGTCTGATACCCCTTGTTGTTGTTCCGCGTCTCCTTATCGGATAGAGAGAAGTAGGTGGTAACACGAAAAAGTCCGCGGTCAATTGCCCCCTTGTTGAGAATCACCGAGTCCTCCTGGTTGAACCCCTCCTTGGTCATGATGGCCACAACTGGGAGCTGTCCCGAAGGCATGTCGTTGAAACCCAACATTGCCGCCGCCTCTGTGCTTACAAGAGGGCGCTGAGGATAATCGAGAACATGCATGGTGTTATCGGCTCGGTTGTTAAACGTGAGAGCGGGAACTCCAAGAGCCTGCTTGGCCATCGAGGACTGATAGCAGTTACGAGGAGACTGGGAGTGATCAGGGAAGGGAATGATGCTCGCACAAACACCCAACATGGTATATGGGTCAATTTCGCAAAAGTCATACTCGTAAGTGCTACCTATCAGGGTCTCGGGTGTCATTGCGATAACCGAGTTCTCAATCTCCATGCTGTCCACATATCGGATGTGGCCTTCATCAATCATCTTGTTCCAGTCGGGTGTGTAGTTCTCCGGGATCTTGCCATCTCGCACTACAAACAGGGGGCGCATGATACGACCCTCGTCACATAGAATCCGCACCTCATTGTCAATGCTATCATGGATGGCAGAGACCTCATTGTCGAGTAGCTTGTTGAGACGAAGCTGATAGATCTCTTCAATGAGCTCGTCTGGTTCCTCCGTATGGGCGATAACAACTCCATTCAGGAGGACGAATATACCGCGGTCGGAGACGGAATCACACTTCAGGATCTGCTCACGTGTCAGAACAGTAGAGACACGACGGCTAACTTTGACCAGAAGGCTAAAGTTGGATACGATACCGCACTGAGCACCTTCTGGTGTCTCCGCAGGGCAGATGAAGCCAATCTGAGTCTCGTGAATCTGGCGAATCTTCTCGTTCTTGCTATCCTTGCCGGTTGTAATAGTACAACGGCGAAGATGAGACAGCGTGGAGGCATAGGTCATACGATCCAACACTTGAGACACACCCTGCTTCATGTGCGTTGTCTTCTTTGTAGCCCAGTTGCCAGTGCTAAAAGGACGGCGCATGTTCTCAGTAAAGGATGTCGAGTACCGGTTGATGTGGAAGACAATATCATTGTTCTTGGCGGCAAGCAGGAGTCCCATCGACTTTACAAATGCGCCGAAAACACACCGGAACAAGTCTCCAATCAGCACTCCTGTTGTCTCGAAGCGCTTAAGGGATATGTTGTCTCGGTCGTCGTCTTTCCGGACGCCAATGACAGTTGAGATCAAACGGTTGAGCATGTAGCCCAGATACTCCGCTTTGTCGTCCAATGTAGCCGTGATGCCAAGATGTGGGAACAGCTCCATTTCCACTATCTGCTTCGCGTATGCGATCTGCTTCTCCTTCTGGATGGTGTACATCGGGTACTTGGAGATGTAGGAAATGGCTTCATCTCGTGTCTTGATATGTGCCGAATCATACAGGATGTACTTTACATACCGCTTCCCGTTTTCAAAGTTCATATTGATGGTGCGCTCAATGTCCTCCTTCTCGAGAATTCCAAGCGCTTTGAGGACAATCCCGGCAGGGATGGGTTCCTTGATATTTGGAAGTGAGAAGTAAATGCTCTTGCCGTTCAGGGAAATCATAGCCTGAATGAGTACCGAATAGCCACTCTCTTCGGCCACAGATCTGATTTCGGCCACATACCTGTACTTTGTACTTGTGGTCATGGGTTGCTCGATAACCTGGACAAAGTTGTGGGTAGGACGTTGTTGAAAGATGATGACGCGTTCTTTTCCGTTAATGATAAAGTAACCCCCGTGGTCACGCTCACACTCCAGGCTCTGGATCTTCTCGCGGGCCGTCTGGTTGTAGAGGTTACAAGTTATGCTATTCAGCATGATCGGCATCGAACCGATAATGACACGCTGGGAGAGCTTGGTATCCACTAGTTCATCATCATCAAACTGTTGAGTCGTAATATCGAGACAGATCGTTCCCTCATAGCTGAGATCTCGGATGCGAGCTTCACTTGGAAGCAGGGGACGAAGGGATCTATCGTCGGTGGAAATACTGGGGGCCGATACAGAGATTTGTCCAAAGGTGTAGACAAACTTCTGGTTCTTGGATTGGCCAGCAACCACGATTTCAGGGGTTTCGTTCACGATGCGCTGAAGGCCTGTTGTGATGAGGTTGTTGAAGGAGTCAATCTGAAGATGAGCGATTCCCTGGGAGTCGAAAAAGCTCTTGATGAGGTTGTGGGTGTAGAAGTTCACCATCTCAAGTCTTTTACAGCCCAGACAATGAGTCGGAGCAGTAGAGGACATTGAGGAAAATTTCGCCGGGGCTTTACAAGTAACGCAAGAGGGAATTGAATTCATTCTGGGATTACAACTATAAAATTCATCGATTAAATCATTTTTAATTTTTTAAAAAAATATCTCTATAATAAAATGAGCAATACATATTTGAATCCCAATAACTATGCCGACGGTCGCAATGGCTTGTATATGCAAGCTCCGTACAGTAGCGCTTACACGAGTTTGTCCGGTAGCACTTCGAATCCCAGTGCTCCTCAAATGGTTATGAACCCGAATGATCCTCCCTATCGTACGGCAATTTCGGCGTTTCATAAGGGTCTCCTGAACCCCAACCAGAACACTACCGAGAGTTTGTCGCGCAACTATTACACTATCGACAGCGCGTATGGAAAGACACCTTCTGTTACTCAGATTTCCCGTTCTTGTACCGGAGAGGTGTCTGACAGCCTGCCTGCGGTTCCCGCTTCAGTCAATGTTCCCAGACCCACGGCCTCTCGTGACATGCCCGTTAGACAGGAGTCTTACACTTACGGCCCCCCTCAAATAGCCCCCCAGGCCCCAGGAACTTTTAACTTCAACTTTTGAATTCATCATTCGACCTGTAGTCTTTCGACCTGTAGTCTTTTCTTTCAAACCTCTACATGTATTATAGTCACTATAATACATAGAATCTATCCGTTTTAAACCAACCGGGAGTGTAAACCCAACCCTTACTTTTACATTTTGATAAACAGTTATCAAATATAGCTTTAAAAGTCCCCATGCGCGTAATGGTAGACTAGGAAGGCCAGCAGTCCTATAATTACATCAACTAATAGTATTACCCAGCTCCAACTCGCCTTCGATATAGCTGCAATGGCAAACGCAAAGTAGAGAACGGCATGAACGGGCCTTAGCACATTCCACCATATCTTTTCTCCAAACACTTCCCTCCCCGTCTTTCGCCCTCCGGTTATAAATAGATACGAGAAGCCAATTGCAGGTAACAGCGCAATCACTCCCATGATGGGTAGATATTTGGGGTCAAGTGTCTTTGCCAACAATACAAATAGACTCCGGACTCCAATACACCCAATGAGAAATAACAGAATTCTCTTTTCCATATTTGTCATAGTCATTTCTTATATCGGGAAAAATATATTCAATTTAAGCGCTACTTCCAAAAGTACCACCGCCAAGTCCGCGAGAAGACTTTGTAATCGGAGCTTGACGACGTTGCCACATCTCGGCATTCGTCTTTCTCATCAGCTTGCTGGTGATATCATCACGGTGGCTCGTGGTATCCTGATAGAAGGCATCCTGAGCCTTTGACCGAATATCGTTTAGACTCAACCCTGTGTTCTCCATTGACCCATAGGTATCAGCAAAGTTGAATGTATCGATCTTGCTTCTCACCAGATAGTTGGGCATCTTTACGGTATTGATATCGTCATATGGGAATCTGGGTTGACCAGTAACCGGATCCACGTAGTTTCTGTACGAGGTACCATACCCATTAAACCTAGGGTCATAAGTGTTTGAGATATTGGGATGTGCCTTCTCGAGGATCTTCTTGGGCTCCGGAGCAAAGTTGGGATCATGGTCCTCAATCTCTATTCCGTTTGTAACTTTTGTAACACTCCTGGGAAGAAACTGTTGTTGGAAGGATATTCCCATGTTGGCATTGATGGGCTCCATGACATTGTCTCGGTAGAAGACACCCGGTTGAACCGTCTGTGTCAACAGATTACGGTTGTAGTCCTTGAACACGGAAGACTGACCGGCATTTCCCTGCGGGAGATTGTTAGGAAATCCCGACTCGGCAAACTGGTTTCTGTTATAGCCATCAGCCATATCCATCTCATTAGACCAGGACTTTTTCTGATAGATGACGGCTTCCGCATTGCTGACCTGTGGATTGTTACCACGGGGATTATCAATTTGGAAGTTCTCCACAATGTTCGTGGACGCTTGTGGCCTCCAGGCATTGCCATTTTCAAACTTCTCCATCACAGTGGTGTCGATATCGTCCTTGGAAATGTACCCGGCAAGGTGCAGGTTGTTGTTTGTTGAAGCGTTCAACATATTGGGTACGACCATGGAGGTATCTCGCCAGTCAAGACTATAACACGGTCTTGTTATCATTGCCGGTACACGAGTCTTCGGATTAGCTCCGCCTACAAGGGCGTTACTGGGAGAAACGTAGTTTTCATTGACGACAACCGGAGGAACTGCTGTAAAGCTATTAAAGTGTTTCTCGCAGTCTACACTAAGGTGCTTGTTACATGTCGATTCTGCGTCGGCATACCGGGAAAGATCTGTTGTTTTCTCGCCCTGTCTTCCGTGTGTCAACCATCTCTCCTTACTGATATAAGGGGTTTTTGGATTCGGGATTTCCGGACCCACAATATTCCTCGGATTAGTAGAGCGGTATGTCTTATTCTCGGGGTTGTATCCGGGTTGAGGAACTGGCAGAACTCCATTTCCGCACTTCCTACGATCCTGGCGGGTCGTGTACTCTGTTATCCCTTCATTATTGAAATTATTTTCCCGAATCTGATATCCAGCTCTAAGTGCATTGGAATTAGATCCTTTCATTCTCTCTTCAGGTTCATAATTTTCCTTTATATACTGTTTAGTGGGACGACTATTAGTATATAGGAGTTTACCAGAGATGAGTAGAAATACAATAGCTACACAGATTCCAATCCGGTAATCGACGATGAAGCACAGTATCAGCCCCACCAGCAAGACTGAAAAAATAGTTGCTAAATTTGTCTCTTTACATATCTTTGTGAGATTCTCATCCATTTTATTATAGGAATAAAAATGATTTAATTTATTCGGGCATTCCCTAAAAATGAGCAAGCGTAAGACTAACAAGACTTCTCGACATGTGTTTACTATTAGACTCACTCTCCCGTTGAAGGAGACATATTCCAAGTACAATATTGAGTTTGAAAACAAGAACGTGACCGGTATCGAGGAAATACTCGGAACTCTTACATATACAGATGAAACCCGAAAAATACATCACTGTCTCCTGTCTAAGATTGACTTTGAGAAGAAAAATTATTGTTGCTTCTGGGATCGCCACCCTTTTACCGGGCCACCTCTTGGATGCCCCATCAAGTATGTCCCGAATGTGGTATCAAGAACCTACTTTTCTGAAATCACAAAAGACAAGTTTACCGTAAAGGAAAGTGTGGGGTCGGATCAAGTCGTTCACCCAAGCATTGATGTGAAGACCGAGTCAAACAACTATTATGAGACGGATGGAGCATTCTGTAGTCTAAACTGTATGCTGGCATTTATCATGGAGAATAAACGGAATCCCATGTATACCGATTCCGAGTATCTATTTGCCCGGTTTCTAAATGATGCACTCAACATCACAAAGATCATACCAGCTCCGCATTGGAGACTTTTGGAACCATATGGAGGTACACTGACCATTGACAAGTTCAGGGAGGCTTTTTCCAAGATCGAGTACGAGAACAAGGGTATATATAAGCCATTTCGGTCAATAGGTTATGCATTCGAGGAAAGGATCAAATTGTAAAAAATTACATACTAGGCTAATACCCAAAAAGAAGTAAAGGAAAAATTGATTATTTTGGTAAAGTATAAGGGGTAGTTCAAGTTATAGCACACTAGACGCTATGTCCAACTCTGACGAGCTTCGTAAGTTTATTGTCTATAAGTCGACTCCTATTCGGTATGAAGAACTCAAGCAGTTTCTAAATCTGATGTCTGATGGACCGGTATCGGATTTGGCTGTCGCTAACGCATATGAGGATGGAGAGTTTTTTTCCAAGTGGTTGTTTGATGTCTCGCCCGAACGAGCTACGGAGTGGAACGGGTACTGTCGGGATAGAAACTACGAAGGACTCAATGCGTTGATTTCCGGGATCGAGGAAGATATCATACAAGGGTTTATCGACACAACAACAGACATGGGCATTCCGTTGCGGGACAATCTCATGGAATTCGAATACGAGAGTTACCGTTCATGTATCTGTAACATGTACGTGGTTGTCTTTTCAGAGTACCTCGAGGGTATTTTTCAGGACTTTGAGATTGTCTGTAAACTCGTGTATGATAAGATGGTTGAGGTCGAGGACACGGTGGACGAGGGGTGTGAGGACATATTGTAATGTAGGACATATTGTAGTTTAATAATTCATTGTAAAAATAATGAATTATAGTATGGCAGGAACTATCTGAGTGATTCTTTCATCAATACAGAAATCGCCTTCAACCCGTAGTAATTACGCCTTTCCAAGATACTCATTTATTATAAAGGTTTTTTATCTATAATAAATGAGTATACCAAAACACGAGATAGATCGTATCAAGTCCTCTATACTGCCATTCAACTACGAGGTGTGTGGGTATCTGGTGGTCTCAGAATCCGGAGAAATAACACCTGTCCAGGCTGCAGTCGGATCTCCACAAGACGCAAGACCTCATTGTACTCTACCTCATAACGGAAACTATACATGGCATAGTCATTTTCTCGGGACGAAATCATATCCATCACCCGAAGACATTTTAAGCGTAATGAAGAAACGAGATAATCCAGCTGAACAGAATCTCGTAGAACTAATATTCACACGATGGGGTATATGGGAAATCTCATCCACGGGAAAGCAAAAATTCACAGATGTTCCCGGGGAACTCTCGTATCTTACCGAACGAGTAAATGACATCTATAAGTGGTGTAATGGAGGAAAGACGGACCAATATGATTCCAAAGCACTTACGGCTATTTTGGCACAGACAATGAAGCATTATAACCGTTTGGGATTAAGCATAACGCTCACACCTTGGTCAATTATAAAGGATAATTATTATATTATTTTCCCCATTACATAAATGCCAACAAGGCCTTTTTGATTATTTTTGCCAAGTCAATCAAACAAGCTATTGGTAAGGAGTTATTTCACAGACTTGATTATGCTATAAGTACACAGAAGTAAATTTCTACTTAAGGATAAAGCCACCTTATAATAAATGTTTGTGACTTATACTCGCCTTACTGATGAGTCTTTTGGAAAATATAATTTACCTCCGGATTGGAGGTATGAAAGTATTGACAACTACCAAGAAGGTAAAACACGCCTCCGATTCTTCGGTCCCGATCCCCATGAATGGACAGATGATGTAAAGGATAGCGTGTATATGAAATTCAGTGAACTCGTAAATGAGGGAATCGTGAAGGAGTTTCGTATCCACGATAAAATTGAAAATTATTGAGAACTTTATAAGGTATAACGGCTTACAATGGATAGCTACCGCGTCTACTTCGTCGCTACTCGAAAGCAACGCGGATACAATGATTCCACACCTCTTCGCAAAATACTCCTAACCCATAGGTTGCGCACGGCGGCGAAGGCGTGTATCGACCACGAAGATGCAGAAGAGGAACTGAAACGCAAGCGAGAGGACGTTGCCCCAATTTCTCGCCCCAAGCGCCCCAACTACACGAGGGAGATGGACTTTCTCCCAGTCGTCGAAGAAGAGTAGTAGGTAGTAATAATAAAGTTTTAAATAAAAACTTTATTGCTTCTTAAACATCCCAGTCAAACAACTCAGGCATCCTTTTGACTTCTTCTCGGCCTCTTCGATTATTTCTCCAATATTAATAGTACCATCCGACACACCCACAATTGTCTCTATAATATGAGGGACAAGAGTATCGATAACAAGAAGGAGAGTCTGGTCACCATCAACTTCGCGACGAACAAAGTCAGTCAAGACATTTACAAGCATTCTAACCTTCTGAGAATGAGTAAGTGACTTGTAGGACTCAATGAAGTTATAGAGATCAATGACAACTCCGGTTATGTTCGAAAGCGTGAGTTTCCCTCCGGCCAGGAAGGACTTGAGCTCTTCTGTTACTTGAACGAGAATATCTGCTGTGACCTTGGATGGAGTGCGGGACGGAGCGTGAGAGGGAGGGGTGGGGACAACCTCGGGGACAACGGGGACAATTGGGACAACGGGCTCGACCTTGGGCACAATGGGCACGACCGCAACCTCCACTTGTTGTTCTTCTGTAACTTCCGGGACAGTATCTAATTTGCCATCTTCCAAGACCTCTGGTGTCGTATGGGGAGGTGGTGGGCAGGAATCAACGTCTGTTTCAATGCTTCTTTCAACCATTTATATATGGTTGAAAATTTTTAAATATCGTTTTAAATAATATTGGTTATAAATAAATGTCCACAAAATATTTGGAACTAGATAGCAATTATCGAAACAGAAACCTACCAGGAAATGAACAACCGGGAAGTTTCAGCAGTCAGATATCACAAACAGGTGTCGGAACGCAGATTACGGCCGTGGACCCGGTGACGTACGCATACCCGGTTAATGTATTTCGAGTTAGTGAAGCGACCGGAACATTCAATTATAAGGTGCCTACAGGAGCTCTGGGTCTCGCCGACTCTTCGTCTAATAAATTTATTGTTGAAGCTACAGCTGCAACCAATGTAATAAGTCAGCAAGAATCTGGTTATTTCAATGGAGCAATTCTACAGGTAGGGGCGGGTATCACGTACCGTATTGCCGAATGGACTTATTTGGGTACGTATGGTAGTCCCGCTGCTAAGGATACCTTTACCGTGACAACTGAGACATTCGTTCCTCTAACGGGCGATACAACATTTAGTATATACCAGCCATCCAGTAATACAGGTTCTGGGTGGTCGACATCGCCTCAGTACATCTTCCTTCCCAGTTCCCTAAGCATCCCCAACTACTACTCCAAATATCTGCTCTACAACCAGACTAAACAAAATAGCACCACAATTGTAGATTTCGATAGGGATACACATCTCGCTAAATTGGGAACAGATGTAAAAACAACACTTGGATGGACTGCGGATGGAACAGACCCGCTTATTATTCGCACTCAACTCCCAAGACTACTTGGTGACTCTACTTCCCCCTATGAGTTAGATCCATCTCTAGTTACTACAACTGGATTGCCAGGTACGATAATTGGCTTAAAAACCACTACAGGCCCAGGCGTCGATATCACCACTGACAGCACGTTTATAAATAACTTCTTGCGCTTCTATGAAACCGGAGGTCTAGACTATACTGTAAACAAGATAACCGCTGTGGTACTTAAGGTTTCTCCGCGAAACTCTTCCCCGCCCTATTACGTCATAGACAATAACGGTAACGGCCTGGCGGAGAACACCAACCAATACACGTATGCGGTCAATACATCGTATTGTTTAATTGATGTATCATCCCTTCATCCCGCCCCTACAATTGGAGGAAATACACGGTGTGAAGTCATGGGATTCAATGTCGATAACTATTCACCCTTTACCTATAATGGCAGTCTTGCTTCGCAGAATCAGTCTGTTTCATATGACGTTACTCTTAATAGCATTGTGCTTCCAAATGTCATTTTATCAACAGGAGGGCGAATTGCCTACTATCCATATGTGTACGTGGAGATTGAGAATGTCAGTACTACAACTGGTGCAAACAAAAACATGATTTACTCCAATAACCCCAATGCCTACAGGGCTATTTTCAAGGTTCCGATTACCGATCTCAATCATCCGGCCACTACGCCTTTTGTAAAGCTCACATGTGGAATGACACAGACAATGACCTTCAAGCCAAACGCCGATATGGCGGTGACTGTACGACTACCCGGTGGTTCAGTCTTTCGGCCACAAGCAGATGACACCCTCTATGGACAGACACCCAATACAATGCTTCAGCTTTCAATGTTGTTTGGCTTAACACGTATATAGCACATATAGCACCTATATAGAAATTTTCTTTTAATAAAAGAAAATTAATCGTGAGCCATATATGCGAGCCCATCTGCTACCCATCCTATGTAGAATTTCAGACATAAGACAGCCATTAATAGTTGATATCTACCGGTAACCTCAAGAGCTAGGGCAAATGTTGGAAGAACGTATGTAGATATTTTAATATTTGGACGCTCTTGAATAAGTTTAACAAATATCGGTGTGCATAGGAGGGAGGTCATAATCACAAATGCAAACGAAGATCCATTGAAGTTTCCAGATAGGAAAATAAGCGCTCTACCATAAATATAGAATTCAAGAACGTCGGTTGCTGTAGTCATGCTTGTGTTTGATATTTGGAGATAGTTCGAGAAATCAGTTTTACGCGCTACGCCACGCTCCCATGATTCCAATACGTGACTGCAAACGATTCCGAGAGATCAACGTTTGGATCACCCCCATTGTGCCAATTGACTGCGTAGAATATGTTGGGATTTGCATACCCGATCCTACTTCTTTTTTCCGACAGAGTGATGTTCTCAAATATGTCTCTTCCGTATAGGGAAGGTGATATATTGTTACCACGGGTGTAATATTCAATACACGTATAGAGTAGGGCCGAACCCACCTCCATTTCAAGAGGAGTACCGGTCGTATTCTCCAACGGGAATCCCCCAATCACGTCAAGAACAAACCTCCAAAAAGCCTGTCCCTTTTTAGACACTATCAATGCGTTTGGAATTGAATGTAGGAATGCCTCTGGAGCTCCTGGTAGTTGTCCAAACATGATGTCAAGCCCCATATCAGTAGCAGTTGTTTGTTGCATGTAGAGGATGATATTGTCAAAGGATTTCAGGCATTTGAAATCATTATCGGCATATATTCCTCCAAACTTATATAGACACATGTAACGCAGTACATCGGACCTCATGATATCCAGAGGGTATTTGTTGTATCGGGTGAGCAATTCTGGAAAAAATTCAGCCACCAATTCTACCGCTGTTGGATTTTCAATCATCACATACCGGTAATCAGTGTTGTGGTTCTTCCAACTTTCTCTAAACGCCAGGGTACTGGGAGGGACCGGAGACGATCCTATCCAAATCTGTATAATAGATTGTGGGACTAAATGCCTTGCTTCGTTCCGATATGCCTCCGCGTATGCATCTTTATTCATAGAACTTCCGAGGTGAAGATGCTTCATCGTGGTGGAGCAATCCATATAGGGGATAAATCCCTTTCTCCCCAGGATATAATCAACTGCCCATAACCATACCGCATCTTCGTCTACAAACACATTCCAATAATGTATATACGAGTTCCTGGGCATAATATACAGAAAAAGTTCAAGTCCCTCGTGAAAGATCATACCGGTTCTCCCGTTTTTCAGCATATGTTTGTGTCTATGTAACGTTCCATCCTCCAAACACGGGGAAATTATATCCCAGCGGAAACTCTTCTCCTGGATGTACCGAGATAAATTGAACTCATCATTGAGCCATATATCATCCATGGAAATTATCACAAAGTCATAAGATGACATTCTATCGGGTTTTACATGACGGTAGAGGAATTGACCTATAATTCCCTTTTCCTTTATAATCTTTATCCCAAATGGGGACTTTATCTCTACATCTTCATCTGCATAACTGTAGACCTCCACCTCCACCTCAGCTTCCCCGCGGGTCCCGTTGATGAGTTCAAGGTTGTGCTCCAGATATCCTATTTTTTTCTGGAGGTCAGGAGGTCCGAATCCGGCTACTACCATTAGGATCTTCATTTTATCTCTTCTTGTTTGATTTAAATACACATTTTGGGTATTTGCGTGAAACTTGGCTATACGATACGGCGATTGATTGCTTGGGGCTGGACCATCTCCCAGAGTGGTATTCCTCGATATTGATGCGGATCTTTTCCTGCAGTTTCTTACGGCAATCCCGGGTGGGGGAACGAGCCCGCGAGAGGCGGAGTATTGCGCAAGTAATGTGGAGTTAACCATCATCTAAGCAACATATAGACGAGGGTAAACACAAGCCCTCCGGCCATAATGCTTGACGATACCATAAAACACATAAACTCCCTATCGTTACGTTCTTCAAGATTATTAATAATTAAACGGGTATGCTCGTCAATCATTTTGCCATATAGGGAGCGGAATTTTGATCATTTTTAATTCCATTTTTGATACTATCCTGGACATATTTTTTCCGCATACGGTAGAGAGTTGTAATCTTCATATTTACTCTTTGTGTTTGGTCTGAAGTTTCACTTTGAAGCAAAACCGCGTATAGGAGTTTGAGAGTCTCCTTGTAGTACTCGGGGAATGATACACAACTATATGGTTTTAGTTCTGGTTCCGGCGTGAGCTCCGGGGGTTTACCCTTTCGTTCAGTTAACATTTCTTGAAATAGCTTCCTGTCTTCGTGTTCTTTTATCCGTGATAGAAACATCTCCTCTTTGGATGCGACCTCTTTGGAGGATTCCTCTACAACCTTCTTACATTCGCATTTACATTTACAGCATTCGGACATTTTAAATATATAACCTATATTTAAACTTCATTCATTATGTCATGATGTAATTCCCTACCCCTTCCATTTATTATATAAAAAGAATTGCCGGATAATAAAATGACACTTGTTCTGTCACGTGGTTGGTATTTAAGCCGACATCCCGATACCGGGAATATAACATTAAACATTCCCGAGATTGTATGTGATACTCAATCGGAATTTAAACCCCATGGCGACGAGCCCGATGTGTGGTTGAAAGTTAGTCAGAACGCAACATATGTTCTCGATTGGCAGACAAATGCCCGCACCCTGTATGAAAATCACAGTAAAAATTGTACCTGTGCGGATCCGGTCTGTCAGATGGTTCTCATTCCCGAGGAAGTATACGATTGGGTAATGATGGGTTTGGATGATACCCGAACTGTCATGAGAAAGTTGTGCGGGGAAGATGTTTAGAAATTATATAAAGTACGTTTATATAATGGTATATTGTAGCGCTATTCCTCCTCAACTCCGCTCCCAGAGTAACAATGTTGTAATTGTTCCGCAAGCTCGGGACTTTCCCTAACACTACACTCTATAGCTGACATTAGTCCTTTGTTTTCTCTATCGAGCAGTTCATTCTCCTGAAAGAGTTCTTCCAGTTTAGTCCTATTGAGTCGATCATCCGCGCATGTACTGAGCTGTACCTCGTATTCCTCCAACTGATCTCGCAACTCATCGATGGTATTATGTAATTCTTCTATAGCCCGGGAATCACTCGGACGCATTCGGTTAGCGGAACGAAGCTCATCCCGTAGTGCTTCATTTTCCCTCTCGAGGCGCGCTAACGATGCCTTGTCGAATCTTTCAACCGCGCATGCTCTTAACTTACCGTCGCAATCAGAAATTTGGTCCTTGAGGTCCAGTATTGTCTCGCTTGTTTCGTATATTTCTTCTTGTGTCTCTATTCTCAGTTCTCTCAATCTCCGTAATTCTTCCAGCATCTTGGCGTTCTCTTCTGGTAATCCCTTACATTGAAGTACCTGAGTCTCGTAGGATCGATTCTGTATTTGGAGAGCTGTAACGCGTTCTTCCAGTAGTGAGATGTTTGCTACAGTTTCTCTTAGCTCGGCACTCAATGCGGTGGCTTCCCGTTGTTCTGCTAATTGACCTCGAAGAGCATTTAGCTCTTCGACTAGGGTAGATGCTTGCTCTTCGCTAACAGCTAATTGACTCCTAAGAGCATTTAGCTCTTCGAGTAGGGTAGATGATTGCTCCTGGCCGGCTCCTAGTCGACCCTTGAGCATTGCAATATTCCATTGAAAGGTAACCGCTTCTTGTTGTCGGACAACCAGCTGATCTTTGAGTGTGGCTACTTCACTTCGCGAAACGCTTAATTGTTCCCCAATTGTAGTTACTTCTTTCCTGCTAGCAGTTAATTGAGAGTTTAGAGACTCTATTTCGGCTAAGTTTGTTGTTATTCTAGACTCTAGAGCGGGTAATTCCCGGAGTGACACCTTTAGGGATATATTTTCCCTTTCAAATCTGATATTTTCATTCGAGCCTTCGGCCAGTCTTTCCTTCATGACTTCTAAATTTCCTTCAAGCCAATGGATTTTCGTTAGCAATTCCTGATTATCATTCGAAACCCTCACATATAGTAATCCGAGTTCATCATACTTACTCTGTATATCAGTGGTTCTACGATTCATCTCTTCAACAATAGTTGACTCCTTGTTATAAGCGTTCCCTAACTGTCTGACTAGATCATTGTTCGTAGCCTCGAGCTCTACCAGCCTATCGGCAGTTTCTTGTAGATGTTTGTTTTCAGCCGTGAGATCTAAAGAGGTGACAAACATCTTCTCTCTATCGGCCTCCGAATACATGAGTTGTAGTTGAAGATCTCTAATAGTCTCTGTCATTTGTTTTCCTTTATCACCGCATTTTCGTAAATTCTCGATCAATTTACCGGTTTTGACTTTACATTTCTGGGATTCTTTGAATAACCTTTCCCTATCTGCTTCTGAATATGCGAGTTGTCTTGTGTCTTTGTTCTCGACTATTTGTCGGTTGAGATCTTCGATTGTGGCTACGAGTTGTTCTCCTCTGGTGTCGCACTTCTTCAGGTTCTCGATGAGCTGGAAGTTGGCCGTGTTAAGCTTTGCCTCTTCGTCGTGACATTTCTTCAGGTCGTCTTGGAGCTTTGACTTTTCGAGTATAAAGGATTGGTCTCTCTCCTTGTAATCCCCGAGCCTCTTGTCGGTGAATTCATAGATCCTCTCAAGTTCTGAGAGTCTGGCCTGTAGGGTAGTTCTCTCAACCTGTAGTTCCTTCAATGTATTTTCCAAGTAAGAGGCGTCGGCTTCACATGTATTGTATTCTACTTCCAATGATCGATACTTTCCTTCCAGGTCTTGAATTGTCTCATTGCGTTGATGAAGAACCTTCACTTGGTCCTCAACCTCTGTCTTATACATGGAGTTGGAGCTTTCAAGATTACCTATATGCTGTCGTAAATTCGTCAGTTCATCATCGTATGCCTTTATATTTCTCTCCATGGCATAATTCTTTGCCTGTATGGAGCGTTGAAGTTCCCCGCTTAGAGAAGAGATAACAGCTTCCTGTTTGAAGAAATCACTTCTTAGTTTATCAACTTCATTCTGGGAGTCTATTAGTTGATTTTGAGAAAATGCCAGTTCTGTTTCAAGGTCAAGGCGTTCCCGATGCGAAGTAGTGGTGGATAGTTCGTCCTCTAAACTCTGTACTCTTGCCCGCAGGACATCACATTCTCTCAATTTCTCTTTCTGGGAGTCGATTGTGTCTTGTTGTTTTTGTATAATGGGTAGATGTTCGGCATTCTCCCTCTCGGCCTCGTCCAGCATGGCTCTGTATTCTGCCTCCCAGAGCCGGGTGAGTTCCTGGAATTCGCCAGCAAGTTGTTGACGAATGAACTCTTCTTGTTCGGGATGGATGTAAGGGGGATATGCAGGGGGATACACGGGGGGTACATCTGGGTAAACCGGCTGGGGGTAAACCGACGGGGGGTAGATGTAGGGAGGGGATGAAACCACAGGTCGTGGCGGTTTATGAATGGAGCGAGCCTTAACCTTGGGAGACTTACGAGTGGAGCGAGATTTTGTTCTCTTAACCTTGGGAGATTTTGTTCTCTTAACCTTGGGAGACTTACGAGCGGAGCGAGTCTTGGTTCTCTTAACCTTGGGAGATTTTGTTCTCTTAACCTTGGGAGACTTACGAGCGGAGCGAGTCTTGGTTCTCTTAACCTTGGGAGACTTTGTTCTCTTAACCTTGGGAGACTTTGTTCTCTTAACCTTGGGAGACTTTGTTCTCTTAACCTTGGGAGACACACGAACCTTACACGGAGGGCATTTTGGCGACACCCATTTTGGCAGTGTAATCTCGATATCGGTTTTAGTTCCGTCATCTTTTGCCCCGTGTATATAAAACTTTTCACCCCGTTTGTAGACTCGCTTCTTTTTATTATCTACAATGGCATACATTTATTCTAGGGATTAAATTATTTTAAGCCAGTGAGAATTGTTTCGCTATTATTAAAACTGAAAAATTTAAACTTAATAATAAGTGTAGAGCTCCACCATGAAAGTTAACACGAATCCAAGATATCGAGGATTCAATCAAACGTATTTTACAGCCGGCGACGAAGACCAGTTTATGAAGGGCAGGGATTACTCCGATGTGGGGGATGTGGGGGGTGAGAAGGACACTATCCCAACCCTCTATCACAACCTCTCGGGCGAAGATGTAACCAACACATTCCGTTACATCTTCCACAAGTTCAAGAAGGGTATCTACATACGAATAAAGGACAATCGCCTCCTTACCTTTCTACCATTCAGCAAAGCGAAGTTCATCAATGAATGGGGGGATAGGATCAAAGTACAGGGAGGTGATATTCTGGCCTTTATCCGACACGTCTATGATCTTGATGGACGACCGTTTTACGAGAAGTCTGTCAACAAGTTCACATCGGGGTGGTATGCCAACAACGGGCTTGTCAGATACGAATTTCCTCTAGCGGAAAGCGATACCGGCACCCACCACATCCGTGATATGTTCGAACAGCTTTGTGAGAACCGAAAGGTCCCCGATATTGAGCTGTTTGTCAACAGACGGGATTTCCCGCTCCTGAAGACGGACGGCACCGAACCATATGATCACATCTGGGATGACGACTCCAAGCCACTTGTATCCCACAAGTACGAACGATACATTCCTATTCTTTCCAGTGTCGGTCACGGACGATTTGCCGATATTCCGATCCCAACTACTGAGGACTGGTCGAGAGTCAGAAGTTTCGAGGGAGTATCATTTCCTCGGACATCTGACAAGTGGGATTACGATTTCTCCAGACCGTGGAAAGACCGTAAGCCAACGGCTGTATTTCGTGGTTCATCTACGGGCATTGGAGTCACTGTTGAGACCAATCCACGTCTCAAAATATCTTCCATCATCTCCCCGATTGAAGACGGCTTTCCGCTTCTCGATGCCGGGATAACGGACTGGAAGGTTCGTCCTCGCAAGATTCGAGGTCAGGATTATCTCCAGACTGTCGAGTATAGGAAGTTCCCGTTTGGCAAGGTAGACCGTCTCACCCCGGAACAACAGGCTCAGTATCGGTACATTGTCAACATCGATGGGCATGTCTCAGCCTTCCGGCTTTCCCTTGAGCTCAACATGGGATGTGTGATTCTAAAGGTGGATTCTGACTACAGGATGTGGATGGATCTCAAGCCCTACGTCCATTATGTTCCAGTCAAGCGTGATCTCAGTGATCTCCTGGATAAGATTCGGTGGTGTCGGACACACGATAGCGAGTGTAGGAAGATGGTAGAGGCGTGTCGGGAGTACTACGCGCTCCATTTGGGAAAGGATGGCATCATGGACTATCTGGCCTCTACCCTCCACTCTCTGCGAGTTGCCGGAGGTGCCTACCAGTATGCGGAATCTCCACTCAAGGCCCAATTCAGAGAGGAGACGGCATGGCTGAAGGGGGGGAAGGCCACGCGTCCATTCACTACACTGCGGGATCAAGATCCGGGTACCAATTACCCGAGGTTCTACAACAGGTTACGTGCCATCCATCTCACGGACTTTAAGAACCATCTCAAGTTTCAGAGACGAATAGCCGAGAACCCTCTTTCCATCGTGGGTGTTGGAGCGGTGGGTGCTCTGGAATTCGCCGTCAAGACCACTCGGGATAGAGATAAGATCATGGAAAACACCCACGAGGCGTATCTGGGTATCAATGCCGTGAACGGCCTTCTCACCAGTATCCCAAACTTCATATACACGTTTGGACTCACGTCTGCCGACGTTCTGGTATCCGAGATGGTGAATGGCACCACGATGTTCGATTGGTTGAAGGGTCGGGATTTCAAGTTTCCGGTGTATCTGGATATCCTCCTACAGCTATCGCTTGCCCTTGAGGTTGCTCAACAGACGTGTGGATTTGTCCACTATGATCTATTTCCGTGGAACATCATGCTCGAGAGTCAACCATTTGACAGGAAATTTGAGTATGTGGTGGGAATGGGGCAGGTTGTTACTGTCAAGACCCGACTTGTCCCCATTATTATCGACTATGGGAAGTCGCACGCGTATGTGAATGATAGACATTTTGGGTTTGTCAACATGTTCAAGATGAGCACGGTTCAGGACATGATGTCGATCATCCTATCGTCTGCTAGCATTGTGTTTAAGGAAGGGCGTATTTCCCGACAGGATGAGAGCACGTTGATATCTCTGGTGGAGTTTGTAAGCAATAGTGTGAGCGCGAGTGCGAGCGCGATGTCTTACTCACAGGCCAAGCGTCTAGCATCCGAATGCTCCTTCTCCTCCATGTTGGTGTCCGACAAAGGAGATCTGGAGAAGCTACGACCCCTTGATTTTTTCAACAAGTTCAAGACCCGCAATTTTACAACCACTACACGGTGTAGATATGTTTTCAATATAGGACGTGTCCAATCGTTCTTTGGAATAGAGGGCGGGTACAAGATCCCAGATCTCGAGAACGATATGGTGAAGACCCTATACTTTTTCCGCCGTCTCCTCAATAGCTATCGGGGACGTGTTCCCAAGAGCGTAGTATTACTTCGTAAGAAGATGGGAGATGAGTGTGCGTGGCCGGCCCTTCCTCTTCCCGAGAAGTTACCACCACGCGTTGACATTTCCGAAGAAACGTTTCACAACCGAGGAAAGTGTAGGGAAATTCGCGATAACATCCCCAACATTGACTCTCGAGTTGTCGACTACTTGGAGATGATTCAATACTTACTTGCCTACGAGGAACCAGCAGGTGTGAGGGAGATTGTCAGTGTATATGGGATACAGGAGAGTGGGATGCACATACACAATATTAAACGTTGTATAGCTGACAAGAATGTAATGGAGCACAGTGGAGTATAGCGTAAGTACAATTAATTAATAGTAGATGCTATTAATTATAAACTCTAAAAGAAACGGTAGCGCATCCGCATACCCAGATCAAGAGGGGCAGGAGGGGTGAATTGAGGGATAGCGGGCATGGCAGAACGGATAGGGGGAGGGGTGAACTGGGGGATAGAGGGCATGGTGTACTGGGGAGAAGAATACTTACGAGGAGAACTCTTCTTAGGCGAGGCCTTCTTTCCACGACCTGGAGAGGCGTGCTTTCCCTTGTGGGCAGCACAGTTCTTATGACAGTCGAGTGCATGGTTCTTGCATCGAGTGCCATCATGTGTTTTTGCTTGACAGCGGTGCATTATTATAAATAATAAATAAAAAAAACTTCATAAAATGGATCCCTGTCATATAAATACATTCTCGAGAGTATTAAGGACAAAGAAAAAACGATCCAACGATACGTTTAATGCATCTTTTGAAAAGGATATTCAATCTATTAATCGGTTCCTGGTTGACGTTGAATACAGCGACGGAGCGGCTGACTTGATACGCAAATGGTGGAGTGATCTTGTGGCATATAAAATAAAGACAAAATACGGATTGTGAAAATATAATATTGAAAATTTATAATATTGAAAATATAAAAACCCATTTGATAAAAAATGTCCATCACTTCCTATTCTATTACTCGGGAAAGATTGAATTCGGCAAAGCAATACAGAAAGGCATATAGACATAACGTGCTTCATGGGTTCCATCACCTCTCCTGGATAAAAACTATAAAGATAGACCTCTATAATGAATTGGCAACTATTTACTGGGTGTTTGGTATAAAAACCATATACTCGATGGATAGGGTAACCATCTACTACCTGCTAAGGGATTGCGGGTTTTCAGACTGTGAGTTGGAGGTTAGGAACACAGTTGTGAGTCCCACTCCTACCACTCCTATGTAATGCTTACGCTATGCTGAGAAGCACAAGAGATATAATGGATAATAGGATTCCCAACCACTTGTACTTATCTAGCCTTTCCCCGAAAACAACAGCTCCAATAATGACGATTACCCCGGTACTCACAACATTCCACGATACATTTGTAACAGCCATTCCTTGATGTTTCAACGCGCGTGTAAATAACAGAGGTTGGAAGGCATACACGGCCATGGCAACGAGGAGTAGCGAAGTTCTCATCCATCCTGTCCACACCGTTATACTGTAATACTTACATAGAGTTTCCATAATGATATCTAGTATTGACATTGCAAACCCGTAGGATATCGGCGACACATTTATCATTTATTATAGATATTTTTTACTCAATGTAGCTGTCGTCGATAAAGATGTTTACCGCAACCCCAATCGCGGACTCGAAGTTATCCCAAAGTGCTTGGTTATCCCCGCAACGGACAAAACCATTCTCACACACAAGAAAGCACCATTTGAAGCTATACTTAGAGAATAGCAGTTCCACATCCTGTGCTGTTGCCGGGATATCTTCAAACATTATCTTGGCTGTAAAGAGTGTGAATGATGTAGCGCTCTTCCCCTTTCTCCGTACTTCCGTTTGTCTCTTCACTTCATCTATTAATCTCGACATTGTTTTTAATTCCTAGTGTGTTTTTAAACAAAATTAAAAACACGTATAAACTTATAAATGGAAAGTTCTAAATTATTTGCAAAGTGTACGAGGGAACTCGATGTTGTGGAATCGGTGTTTAGAGCACAGAAGCGTGACGATGACTTCTCGGAATTCCGCCATAGGCTTGAAAAGGTTAAACCGCAGGGAAAGGGAAGACCGATGTTGGATATTCTCATTGATCTGAAGGCGCATATTGATTCCCTGAACGTCCGCTACATTGAAGGGATGACAGGACGCCCTTTAAGTCTAAACCAGCACCGGTTACTCGACGCGTATCTGACCACCTGTAGTGGAAAAGAGATAGAGACCACATATACACCTACCGCACAGGAGGCACATTGCTTGGAAACTGCAAAAAAGCTACACGATACCGTGAAAAGTGGCAACAACATTACACAAGATCTCATCGAGTTATCGGCCGATCTCGAACTTGAGATTTTCCGTATCATTGCCACAAAAAACTGATTAATTTGGAAAAGGTTAAGAAGATAACACGCTACAATACACTACACAACACTATGTCGAGTGAACACGAGATCTACATTACTGCCAGCGATGCCATTGACACTCAGGGAGCCATGTTCAACATCGACTGTACTCCCTTCAGTCTCCTAGAGACACTACTGCCAAGCGAAACACTACATGCGCTTGGATTCCGTCGTACCCTGGACGAGTACATCCAGTACAGTATTGAGTTGGCAAGATGTGAGCTAACGGCAGAAGCGTTCCTCCGTTCCATCCAACTCTCGTACCGCATTGCTCGTGTGTTGCTTGAAATACCGGCACGACAGAGAAAGATCGAGTACCTGAAATGCCATGACTTCTTAAAGTCTATTTCCCACTACGTGAAGGGTCCGCTTCACGAGCTAATCAACCATCTGGAGTTTGAGTATGGGGTGTTGGAACCAGAGCAAGCACCCAATGGTTGGACATGCGCTCTGTGCTTGTCTTCCAATCACTCCCATTTATGTCAAAAGACACAGTGTGGGCACTACTTCCATTTCGGGTGTGCGAGATCCCTTAAGTCACCTGCTTGCCCGCTGTGTAGAGGGTTTATGTAAAGAGTTCTTATCAATTTGATTTAATTAAATCAAATCAAATTAAACACACAACATAGCCTTCATCCTAGCCAAGTGTATGGATGTCAGCTTACTGAGAGTTTCCAAGGTAGACCTTCCCTCCCACTTGTATTCCGGGTGGGAGATTATGAACCGATAGACTGGATGTGCCTTCTCCTCGCACTCCATCAGGGATATCACCGATCTCTCAAAGTCCGGGTGATCGTTTGGGTTCGCGTACTTGATCAGAACTGAATGGATATCCTCGAGCCGTGGGATAGTCGAGAATGTGACAGATTGGTAGGCTGTACGACATACCGCGTAGATGAGGTCCTGGTTGCTGGTTGGGAGGCGGGAGAGAATGGTTTCCAGTAGCTCGGCATCGCCTTCAATGACACAAACCCTCGCGATTTCAAACACGGTAGTGCGTTGCTTGGCAATCGCATAGAGGGGCGACGGGCCCTTGAGAGTCTTCATCGCCAACTTCGCAAAGTCCAGCCATGGGAACTCGCGGGCCAGAATGGCAAATCGACTAACATCGGAGTTCTCAATGCAGAGGTCTACTGTCTCGATTACGTGATCGACTTTTTCCCTCATATCGTCATCGTGGATCTCCAAGTAATCGCCGTGGTCATGGCTGTAGATAGCCCGGTCGATATTACATGGGTGGACGTTCCGATAATTGGCCGTCAGGTGGGCGTTCAATTCAGAGATTGGTAGCACGAAGAGATTCATAGTTGGATCGTTGAGATTTAATTGTGTAGAATTAAATCATTTTTAAAAAAAGCGTTCTCCTCACTCGTAATCGTCGTCGTCTGGTCCTGGAGGGGGGAAGATACTGTCAAACTCCCTATACACTGTATCGTCAATGCGTTCACTAAGCGTTCGGGGAATGCGAAACGGAACGCGTCTTACTTGTGGTTTCGATACTTTAGGGCAAATAGGCCACTCATAAAGTGCGTTTATAACCACCTGCCTGTCAATCTCATATTCGGACATGCCCAATACCACGCATTTCGCAAATGATGGTTTGGTCTCGAGAATCATCTTATTGAGGGGGAGGATAATTGCCGTCTCGGCTCTCAACCGTCCGATAAACGCCTCAAGAACACGGGATTTACTATATTGCGGATTAAAAGTTATACCGCTCCCCCGTGTGTAAAGCTGTCCCTTGTAGTGGATCGTGAAGTCCGTTCTGTCGTATTCCGTATATTGCTTTGGGGCTGTCGGGGACGACCAGTCGATACGAGGGGGGAATGTTACCCACCACCATCCTTTCTGCTCCATGATGGTTTCCACTCTCGAATCGACTCGCGACAAACTAACCACACTTGCGTCGTCCATAAAGCTAACGACAATTTCCAACAATTCAAACGGAAGAGAACGTATATTCAACATGATGAGTTATCTTCGGAGACATGAAAAAATAAATCAAAATTAAATTGATTTATTTTCACAACTTTTTTAAGAATACCGATACGATGCAAGAACCCGAGCGCGTTCACGATGAAGACCTTCCAACGGAGATTACGGCAAATGGGGACAAGGCTTGGGTGGTTGATGGTAAATTCCATCGAGGCGGTGGACGTCCAGCCGTAGAAAGGGCAAACGGTGAGAAGGAGTGGTGGGTTGATGGACAACTTCATCGAGAGGGAGACCTACCCGCATACGAGTCGGCGGGCGGATTGACCAAGGTGTGGTATCTGAACGGCGTTCGTCACAGAGTTGGCGCTCCGGCTTTTTCCGGTACATATGGTAAGGAGGAATGGTGGCTCAATGGCAAACTACACCGCGACGGAGGACTTCCAGCTAGGATTTTGACATACGATGACCACAGGGAGTGGTATGAGAACGGACTCCGTCATCGCATTGACGGTCCCGCGTATGAATCCGAAGGCGGGAAGATGTGGTATGTGAATGGGTCGTTGCATCGTATCGGAGGGCCGGCAGTTGAAAATACATGGGGAGCGCGTGAGTGGTGGGAGAATGGATACAAGTTGAGTGCTCCCCGTGGACCGGTGTGGACGGATGAGAATAAGACCCCCACCATGAAATCGGAGTCATGTGTCATCACAATGGAGGAAATAGGAGACTCCCCGGCAGCCCAGTGCGGTGTATGTCATGTCGTGTGTGGCTATGATGCCTTGTCACAATGGCTGACAGTCCATTCTACATGCCCGCATTGTAGAAGCACATGGACCAACTACGTGAGGTATAGGTAGATGTATAGACTATTATTGTTGTAATTTTTTTACAACAATGAATATTTTAAAATAACAATAAGTCGTTCATCTCGTAGGTGTCAGGAGACACATTATAGTTTTATTAAATTTAACTTATTCTCAACACGCCGACCCTTATCCCACTCATCCCTATCGAGTGTTTCAGCTGGAAGGCCATCGCAGAAAACAGCGTTCTTTCCTCCCTCGACCTCGATATGGTAGTAACGTAGTTCGGTTGAATCTGTTACGCGTAACGCCTCCTCCATGGTGAGAACATTTTCCATTCCCACTACCTTGAATGCCTGTAATCCAAGAGCATGGCCATTGAACGAGAAGAACAATCTATGATGTCCCGACATAAAGACATCATGGGCGGGAGATCCCTCGCTGAAGAAATCTCGAGGTATGCGCATAGGATGGTTGGTTGAATCCAAGCGACTCAAGTCAGATACTGTATTGTAACCACAATGTGTAACTCTGATTCCCGTACCGGTTAGAGCAGACAAGAGAACGTCTCCCTTTACAATATCCTGGATGTTCCTATACGTTCCATCAATCATCTTTATGTTACAGGTTTGGAGGAAACATACGATATTTGTTAATGAACCGTACCATAGTCCGCCAAAATCCGCACATGCAACTGCATTATCGCCACTTATCGATATACTCTGCCAATTCAAACTATCGCTAATTGATCGCGTCCAATTAATTCCGGCATCAATACTGTACCATATCCCATCAACCCCTTCCGTGCATGCAACTGCATTATTGCCACTTATCGATATACTAGTCCACTTCAAAGTATCAATAGTTGATTGCGTCCAATCAATTCCGGCATTAGTACTGCGCCATAGTCCACCCCCCTGATACGCGCATGCAACTGCATTATTGCCACTTATCGATATACTAGTCCACTTCAAAGTATCAATAGTTGATCGCGTCCAATCAATTCCGGCATTATCACTGCGCCATAGTCCACCCCCCTGATACGCGCATACAACTGCATTATTGCCACTTATCGATATACCACGCCACGACCACGGCAAAGTAGTTGATTGCGTCCAATCAATTCCGGCATTACTACTGCGCCATAGTCCTTCCGATTGCGTGCATGCAACTGCATGTTCGCCACTTATCGATATACTACGCCAGTACACACCATCCCTAATTGATCGCGTCCAATCAATTCCGGCATTACCACTGCGCCATATCCCCCCAATCATACATGCAACTGCATTATCGCCACTTATCGATGTACTAGCCCAGATCATATCTGTTGTTCCCGTGGTAGTTGTTCGCGTCCAATTAGCTCCGGCATTACTACTGTACCATAGTCCATTCTGTCGCCCGCCCACGACCACGCATGCAACTGCCTTATCGCCACTTATCGATATACCAAACCAGCTCAAATTTGTTGTTCCCGTGGTAGTTGATTGCGTCCACTCCATTTATTATGTTTGATTTTTTAATATTTGATTGTTATTCTCGTTACGTTACCGCTCTTAAAAATTAACCATAATTAACTCGGCTAAAACAATTACCGAAAAGATATACCATTTGCGGTATATTCCAATAATCAATAGAACCAATAGTATACAAGTATATAAGGTCTCGGTCTAAGCGTTAACGTAACACTCTCCCACCCATATCATCTTCCAAATCATCCCGGAATGTAAAGATTGACTGTCCAAATACATTACTGGAGTTTTAGAGTATGTTTGCCGTGAACTTATGCCGTGAACTTATAAACCGGGGATATTACGATTGATATGAATGCAGGTACAATGACCTTACGATATATCAACAATGCGCTAAAGAATTAGCATCAGGATTCATCCCGAAAATACCTCTGTGCCATCCGAAAAAGGCATCCGTAAGTGCAAAAAGTCTGTTCGTCAAGCGAAGTCTTTGACCATTCGTGTGTGATTGCTTTTTGGATTGGGTTGGAAGCGCTATTTACAAATCCTCCATGGTCATTGAAATTTTTCACGTATTCCTTGCCTCCTTCGACATTTCTAATTGCAAAGATAAGATCCTTAAGATAAATATCATCTTTACAGTGTTCTGTGCTCATTTTATTTTTTTAAGATTAATATAAAGTCAATTTTATATTAATCTTAAAAATTAACCATAATTAACTCGGCTAAAACAATTACCGAAAAGATATACCATTTGTGGTATATTCCAATAATCAATAGAACCAATAGTATACAAGTATATAGAGATATATCATGCCTTGTAGATATGCTTGCCACCGGGATGTTCAAATACCAGTTCAAGTTTCCATCTTTAAATATCGACATAATGCCTTTTGTTCCATTTGAATTTATAGTTGAGGGGTTAGCTAGGGATAATGTTACAAGTTCTGGATTTACAAGGATCAGATAGGACATGTTATTGAACAACATTCCCACCCCCAGAGAAAAGTCTATAATATAGGGCACACTTTCACCTAGTATCTCGAGCGCCTTTTGCGCCCCTTTTCTTGTTATAATATAACACGCCAATGAAAGAGGTATAACCGGGTTCTTTATAAACTTATATTTTCCCATATTTATTTTCTCCCCAGTCATGTTCCCGGTTCCACAATTTATTCTCATCATGTCAAAGTCGAGGCTTTCCCGTATAGACGGTATATCGTTTAAAAATTCTGGAAAATCCCCCGATATTGAGATATCGTCTTCCATCACACATAAAATGTCCGATGTTCCGTATTGATTGTCTAAAAAATTTTTCCAGACTGTTATGTGACTCAACGCGCACCCTATAACACTCCTACTACATAGAAGGTTCCTACACATGAAGGTTGTATTATCATTGACCTCTTGATCGGTGAGTTGATTCCCGTTTATCGCGTTGAACCTTGTAAACTTTAACCCGATATCGTTCATATTTTCTGTAATTTTTTCCAGCCTATCAGTGCTTTTTTCCATATTTATGATAACGACTGGTAGTGGTAGTGGCGGTGTCATTTATTATATGTTATAAATTAAACTACACTACTATATAAATACCGAGTTGGTATTTATAAATGCAAAATACAAGGCAAATCCTATCTATAATCTGGGGGGTTTGTCCGGTATAACGATTACTGTCCGGTCACAAATTTCTGTCTTTGTTAAATGACTATCCTATACACTGTTGTAGGTAACTCTGAATCCTCATCGATACCAAATTCCACATGATCAACGGTAATACGCTTACGTTTTTCATATATAGCCCGATACCCCGCTAACTCAATAATATCAGCTACTATAAATTCAAGCATAGCTGTGATAAACAAGGCGACTTTACGAGTTACAACCTTATCCTTGGAACAGCTCTTCACAAGAGCGTGAACACTTCTAACCGAGAAAACAAGACCGGCAGGCTCATCTATGGCCCTTTCACCATCCATCTTGGCGTATTTGTAAATTTCAGGGGTAAATAGCTCTTTGGCGGCGTGGCTGGCATTTTGGATCGACAATTCCCCTTTACTACATGTTGATTTAATGAGAAGGGAACCTGTCTTTTCGACAATTTTATTTAAATAAGAGACGGCATCTGAAGTGATGCTCATACGTGGAAAAACCTGAGCCAGAACCTTTTTGATTCCGGCTGAAAACTTGAGTGAACGTGAACGAGAGCGTGAACGAGAGCGTGAACGAGAGCGTGAACGAGAGCGTGAACGTGGCATTTACTCTACAAGAAAATAATTTTATTTTATAACAACGGAAAAGATCAAGGGCTGGGTAATGATTTCCAAGTAATAAATTTTACTTATAATAAATGAATAGATGTGTCGCTATAACTAAAAAAGGAGACAGATGTATGAATAAGACGACAACAAGATTGTGTTATATACATGCTAAAGCGGGTGTTAAAGCACAACGGACCGATAAGTTATATTCAGAAGTTATTAAAAGCAACAGTGTATTCAACCCATACTATAATAAGTATATACCTGCTAACGGTATTGAAAACTGCGGTGTTGAAAGACCCAGTCTTAAAAGATTCGTAAAAGGACAATCCAATATCGCTTTTGCAAACTCTTATTGCGATGTCCTACCATTAAAAGATATCAGATATATAGTGGGGCCTATTTCTTACAGAGAATTCAGATATGGAAAGTATAACATAGGAATTTTCGGAGAAATTCATATGTTATCAAATGTTCCTGTAGAATTAAACAATCACTCGACACTTAATTTTTCATCTTTCCTTGCATCTGTTATAACACAGAATCCAAGACAATTTGACTTCTTTCTTGAAATGTATTTTAGAAGCTCAAAACAGTCCGAACAAGTTATCAGCCCCCGGAATACAATTTTTAACCTCGTATCGGTTGATTTCGAAGGTTGTCTGGCAATTTCCAAGGCTTGTCCTTATAAGAATTTAAGAGCCCATTATTCGGATTACAGAAGCGTGACTGATGTCGATGATCATGTGGCAAGTAAGATATATAGGGGCATTGCTAATTGGTTGGCAAATAGAACCGGGCATGTGTCATTATATTTGAATATTCAGGAAACCAAAAATCTAATAGATGATGCATTGAAACATTATGTAGAACTACTGGAAAAGATACGCATATTTATTAAGAGAGATAGTAAGATTAATAAACAACTAGACAATAGTCCACTCAAGGCACAAATATTAAAGTTTGCAGAAATAAGGCAACATGACAGCTTTGAAGAATTTGTTAAATTTATAGGGGAACATAAACTGTCTACATACAATATAAAAACCCTGACTGTTCCGCAAATTGTAATACTAATAAATTTCGCAACATTGTTTATCGATGTGTATAGCAATCTTATGGATACATATACCCTTGCTAGAATGTTTAGAACGTTTCATAAGACACCCGCAGATGACCCGGAGAATATAATAGTATATGCAGGAGACAGTCACGCTAAATATTACACTGACTTTCTTAATTATATTAACGCAGATAAAATTATCGAAATAAACACAGAAACGAACCGCTACATAGAATTTTCGGAAGAGAATAAACATAAGAGTTTTCTCTTCATATAAAATTGATTTTTTCAAACATGTTTACAGTAAATCAGTTAAGAATGAGCCAATCATCTGTTGATCTTATCACCGAACTCCACACCCAGTGGATGCAAACGAGCCGCGCACGAACGAACAGCGCATTTGAAGAATCACGGGCGCTTCTTCAAGAAGCACGGGCGCTTCTACGAGACATTGAGGAAAAGATGGACGAGGCCTGGCGGGTGTTTCACGAAGAACTCAAGGCTATGGAAGACCAACGCGATGCTTCCTTACCCAAGGAGCCTGTGACCCATCCCGCACTCGAGCATATGTACGATCATATGCCCTATGAGGATGAGGAGCCTGTGCCCTATGAGGAGCCTGTGACCCATCCCGCACTCGAGCATGTGTCCGAGCATATGTTCGATCATATGCCCTATGAGGATGAGGAGCCTGTGCCCTATAAGGAGCCTGTGCCTATAGTATGGGATTATGATTCTGAAGATGATTCTGATGAAGAGGTTGACAATAAGGTAGAGCTCCTGAATGATGACGAGCTCCTGGATATAGTATGGTGATGTTGTGGCGTGACGGTCTTAATGTAATTTCTTTTAATTAAAAGAAATTTACTCTTGTTCATTAAATAACAATAATTTTGTTATTATGTAAATTCTACTTCTCAATTTCAACCCACATTTCAACTGTCTTACAGTGAGCAAACCATTTAAATGAGTACTCACCGACAATGTGAAGAACACTCTTTCCAGCCACATATTTGGTTCCGGTATCCTCATCAAATTTTGTAATCTCTCCAAGGACAATCCGCTCATGAAAACTATTCTGATCATGATGCTCAATTGCCTTGACGGCCTTATCGGCAACGCCTTCTGGAAATTTAGAAGCGAGTTCTCGAATACACTTGTCGTATGAATTAGTTGTGGAAGATCGAAAATGATCTGTGTTTGTAGCGGTTTTAGCTGTAGTTATTTCGGTAGACTTGTAGTCGCCAAACATCTTTGAGAGTTGAGAACCAAGATCACTCATTTTTATACTTGTTTTATGTCTTTAGATTAGTGGGAAATAATTTTGATTTAATATTGTTCTCCATTTATAAAAAATGGAAATGGAGACTAAATGTGATAGATGTAAGAAGACACTTCGTATTGAGAATTTTATTTCAGAGAGGGATAAAGCATATTCAAGATGTCATCTCTGCAGAGCAAAGTTGATAAAGAAGCGGGGAAATTGTCAAGTGTGCGGAATTAGTGCTGTTTATAACTTCGAAGGAGAGACAGATGGAATTTTTTGTAAAGCGCACAAAGAAGCGGGAATGATAAATGTCAAGGACAAGACTTGTCATCAAGAAGGATGTCGGAAACGTCCTACTTATAACTTCGAAGGAGAGACGAAAGCTAAATATTGTGCTACCCATAAGGAAGCGGGAATGATAGATGTGAAGAACAAGACGTGTCATCAAGAAGGATGTAGGAAAATTCCTAATTATAACCTAGAAGGAGAGACGAAAGCTAAATATTGTGTTACCCACAAGGAAGTGGGAATGATAGATGTAAAACACAAGACTTGTCATCAAGAAGGATGTAGGAAAGGGCCTGCTTATAATTTCGAAGGAGAGACGAAAGCTAAATATTGTGCTACCCATAAGGAAGCGGGAATGGTAGATGTCATGAGTAAGACCTGTAATCAAGAAGGATGTAGGAAAATTCCTCACTATAACTTAGAAGGAGAGACAACTGCCAAATATTGCGCTACCCATAAGGAAGCGGGAATGATAGATGTAAAGAACAAGACCTGTAATCAAGAAGGATGTCGGAAACGTCCTCATTATAACTTAGAAGGAGAGACGAAAGCTAAATATTGTGCTACCCATAAGGAAGCGGGAATGATAGATGTAAAGCATAAGACTTGTAATCAAGAAGGATGTCGGAAACGTCCTAATTATAACCTAGAAGGAGAGACGAAAGCTAAATATTGCGTTACCCATAAGGAAGCGGGGATGGTAAATGTAAAGGACAAGACTTGTAATCAAGAAGGATGT